GTGGCAGATTTTTAATATCTGTCATCTTAATATAGTAATCAAACATCTCTTTGGAAGGAACAGACTCCTCAATAGCAATCTGAATCACTTGGAATCCAAGATTTTGTGCTTTACTTACCTTTTCACGTGTATCTCTAATAGCTTCACTGCCATTATAATCATACGCAGAAGGCTGACCATCAGATATAACAAACAAAATACCTTGGTTTTCTGTAAGTTTTCTGATACGTTTTGCAGTAGCAATGATAGCATCACCATCACGGTTGTTACTTCTTGCTTCAACAGCACCTAATGCATAAGGATCCATATGAAATCCAGGTTCGCGATAGATTCTGATTTGTGTACTACTATAACCACCTTCATCAGCAGTATGACCATACATAAAAAGCTCTACGTCACGCATACCTCTAAAAACTTCGTTAATAAAGATAGCAGCTTCACGTGCTTTCTGGATTTTAGTACCACACATAGAACCAGACTCATCAATAAGAACACCAACGCAGATTCTATCAGTCTTTACAGTACCATAGCGCTCATATACAGTTGGTACTCTTTGAACTGCTTCTGCAATCTTATTAGTATCCAATCTACCTGAACGCATAGAACGCATTGCAAACTGATAATCCTTACTCTTACGTTGAAATAACTTCTGAAGTACAGCAGCTTTAGTTACATCAATTCTTTTAAGATTTGCAGTATATGTTCCTTTATTGCTATGAGATTTGATAAACTTAACGTCACCATCTGTAGCAATGCCTTCATCACTGTAATCTATTTTGGAATTGTTTGTAGTGCCATCAGTTGTCATATCATCCACAAAGTCATTGAAAGCACTCATTTGTTCAGAGTCTGACTCATCAGATTCATCTTCACCAAATGCATTACCCATCATTTCTTTTGCAAAGTCATTAACTTCAGATTTACTCATTCCAGGAGTTGATGGCGAAGAACCAGTGCTTGGTTCATCTTCTCCTCCATCTTCATCATCATCACTTCCACCGCCACCTTTTGGTTTCTCTTCTTCCTCTTCTACGTATTTGTATACGATATTAGCAAGACTAGAAGCCATGGATGAACAATCTTCAGATGTTGAAGGTATACCTCCATGTTTCTTAAGAAGTCTTTCAATCTGTTTAAGTGGCTTATCAAACTCAGAAAGCTCTTCTTCAGTCACATTAGCTGGATATCTCAACATTCTTGTGATGAGGTCAAGCAAACGCTTTTGTGCTTTTTCTTCAGGACCAATAGGTTCATAATTTTTATCATAAACATGATCCTTGTATTTCTGCACAAACTTTAGATAACCAGGAAGTCTATTGGCAAGTTTCTTATCAATACGTTCTGTATTAAGAATACTAAACATATAATCTTTAAGAGAAAATCCACTTCTGGTTATATTTCTACATGTGATAGATTTACCATACTCGCTAGTTGTCTGCATAGATGCAAGCGCAGCATTTTGTATAGCAGCGCCATAAAATGCATCAAGAATCTCTGGATCTGGTTCACGATACTTACCATCTTCATCCTTCAACATGTGAATTGGAATCTGGATTTCTGTGTTCTTCTTAGGGTCTTGTGCTTTATAGTCAAATGTTTTGGGAACTCCAATAACTCTAAACATAGAACCAATCATCTTTGCAGATGTCTGTAAACTATCATTAGAGCGTGTAAAGAAAGAAGAATAATTACTTCTTCCACTGTCCCAATTGAAGAATCTATTTCTGTTGTCTGTGTATGTGTAGGCTTCTTCTTTTCTCCTACCAAACCAATCTTTAGCAAAGTTTTTGCTCATATGTTCTAAATTAAATGAATAGAAAAGAGAGAGCATCACGAATGACACTCTCTCGTTGTTTTCTACATTGCTGATCCTACTACAGCATTTCTTTAGAACGCAGATACTATGGAAAGTACCTTACTACGTTCAGAAACGCCTATACCATCTTCAAACAATGGCATAATAGTAGAAAGCAATGCTTTGTCTACTTCAAACCCATCAGACACCAAACTTGCTGCCTGAAGTGTGTGACGAACTGAAATCGCAGAAGATAATTCCTGCTCTTTGTACTGCTTGCGTATCTCATTGGATACTTTAACGATTGCTGTTGCAACTTTTTCATCAACACCAGTACGTAACATCAAGATTTTAACCTCATCCTCAAGTCTTGGATAATCAAGCTCAATAGGAAAGAAGCGGTCTAAGAGCGCTCTATCTATCGCTTGAGTACCAGAATACTCAGAACCAAGGTTAGCAGTTGCAAAGAAAACAGTTCCTTCAGCTACTGGAACCATTCTGTCTCCTTCATCACATGCTACATCAACTGGCAAATAACGTCTCTTATCCAAACAAGGGAACAAGATGTTATTAGCAGCCAATGGAGCACGATTCAGCTCATCTAACAACACAATACCACCAGACTTGATATGTCCTACAAAAGGAGCATAATCAAACGCTGAGTGGCCTTCTTTGTTGATGCGGTGAACACCTAGCAAAGCAGACTGAGCATCTTGTACAGTACCCATATCTTGAGTGTACAATTCTTTACCCATAGCTTTAGCCAAATGGACTAGAATCTCTGTCTTACCTGAACCTGTTGGTCCTACTAACAAAGTATTCTCTCCACGCAATACATTACGCACCATCAAGAACCAAATGTCTGGATCAATGTGGAACCCACAATCCTCACGTTTTGGCACTGGATAATGCGCAGCAATAGTACGCTTGATATTTGTACCTGCAGGTATAGAACCTTCTTCCATTGGTTTAGGAGCAACTTTGGCATCCCAATCATATGTATAACCATATGAAGCAAATTGTGTAGCGAGTGGTTGAACTTCTTTCTCCAAGTCATAACGTCCACTATCAATCATATAGTCAATAGTGAAGTCACATACTTCTTGAATTTTCTCTTCGCCAAGCGCAGAGATAGGAAACACGCTGCCATTGAAGAACAGTCCTGTGACTGTATCAGAGACAATGTGTAAATGGTCATCTTCTGGAAACTCATATTTGTCAGCGACAAACACTGTTCCAAGTGGAAACTTAGCAAATTCAGCAATAGGACCTGTAATCTTCAGGTCATCAATGCTTCTTGTAAGTTTTTTCTCAAATGCCTGACCAGGCAATGTTGTTAATTGGTAACTTGTACCCTCAATTCGTGTTTGCAATAGGATCATTGTCTTCGTATAAAAAAGATTAATAAAAATTCAGTACAGCACTTTGCTGTAAATTGTCAAAATACTCTTAAGAGTTAATTGGATTGTCAGAATCCTCCTTTGAAATCATTAAGATCAAATCCATCTTCAGATGAATCATCCTTTTTAGTTTTGTTTGCAACGTATGCACGCATTTGCTCAACAATAGATTTTAATTCATCTTCATTGCTGTTCATTATAGCTTCCATTGCACGTTTTTGACAGTCTGCAAAAAATGCTTTGTCTTCATCAGATATAGATGATAAAGCACTTTTGATTACTTGCTCAAAATTACCTGCTAAACCACTAGATCTGTCAGATTCCACAGACATATTCTCATTCTCATACTCTTTGAGTTCTTCAAGAACTTGATCACGCGCTTCACTGAGCTTATCATGTAACAAGTCTATAATACCAAGAGCTAGAATAGGAGAACATTTCATTTTAACAGCAGCACCTATTGGTGTGCCATTTTCACTCACTTCCATAGCTACTACCATGTGTGAGAAATAGTTTTTACTTACATTTTCTTCTTCAAAGAACTTACGTAAGTCTACAAGCATTGAATCATTTTTTGCCATATGCACAATTTAATTATTTAACTTCTTCAGCTAACTCTTTCATCACAGGGTCGCAATCTTCTAGCAACTCTACAATTGGTTTTAGCTTAACCACTATGGAATTTAACAGCTCATAGTACTGTGTTTGTTTGAACTTGTCTACATGCGCAGGAGGAACGCTAATCATTGCTATGCCATTTCCAAATGGTGTATCAACGTTTTTGCTAATCATGTTCTTATCAAGATTAGCGTTCATTCCTGTCAAGTATTTATCAAAACGATAGTAAATCATAATGATTTCTTCATTGCTCAAACCCTTGTAGTTGTTCTTGTCTTCACTCATGGTAATTGTATTTCTGTTTCTAAACTTAAGAAATTCTTTGGTAATAACTTACGTCTGACAAACTCGTCAATGACATCTTTTGTACCTATACCTAAATTACGTAAAGTTGCTGATTTTGGCAAATCAACAAACCAGTCAAAGTCTTTCTCACCAATCTTTGCGTGAGGAAAAAGTGCATTGATGATCATTGTCTCAGGTCCAAACAACTTCTTTGCTTTAAGAATATGCAAATACTGCTTTGCTTTCTTGTAGTCTGCAACGATTCTACTAAGTGTATTAGGAGAAAAACTTGCAATTTGTTCAGGTGAATACTCTTTTAGACCATACATAAGTCTACGATACATGTTACGCTGTACCATGTTGAGGTGAATCTTCTCAATTTCATCTTGAGTTACTTTAACTCTATTAGATTGAGTAATCTTGTTTTGCGCTAGTTTGTCATACCTTTCCATTCTGGCTTTACCATTTGAATCATAGGTGACATAACCTTGCGCTGTGGCTGTAATTGATGCATATTTCTGCATAATAAAAAATAAAAAAGGGTTAATAATAAAACGCTGTGCGTCATTTTAGTCATGATCTCTTGTCCATAAAGGATAGTCAAGAGGTAAAACGTGTGATAATAGTTTAAGAACCACCACGTTAAAAATTGTAAATGGACTAAAGATAAGATGTATTAAATCTATTACAGCAAATACACCTGTATCTCTAGAGTAATTGTAAATCATATGTGCGTTGAACACATACAATAGAGTGATAATCAAATAAATAATAGTCATTCTTCTTCTTGTTTTTGAAAATCATGACCAGCACATGGAGGAATTCTCTTGTTTCTTGGCAGTTCAGCTTCGCGGTGTATTTCATTCTCAATGTCCTTCTCGTACATCTCTTGCAAATTTGCCTTTTCTTGCCAATATTCATCACCCATCTCGTCTTCTGGATGAGGTTCAGGTTCCTGCATAGCTCTTTCATGATTTCTCATTGCTAAATACTCATGTAATGCCATGTCATAAAGATCTCTTTCTTGCATTTCCATAAACAGTTCTTTCATACGTCCCATAACTACAAGTTTTTAGATTTGTAATCTCTGATCTTATTCAGCAACTTGTCATTGAAGTTTGTAAAAAAACTGTTATAAGATGCGAGCATTGTTCCTACTCTTGGTTGTTCATTACCAGTGTATGGAATGCTTTTACATCCTTTGCAAAGTTCTTTTTCTTGGCCATTCTCGTCAACATAGGTAACACGTGAATTGAAATCAAAACCTAACACTGACGTTATAAGGGTGTTGTCATTTCTCATAGCGTTACATATTAGTTTTTACATAGTAATACACCATTATCCCACATACTGTAATTACAAATGCTACAGTTGTCCAGAAAAATGGACGCATCATACGTTGCTCATTTTCTAAATCAAACAATGCATCTTCAATCATTGCAATTTGAGACTCAAGTTCATACCTACGATGTTTGTACCAACTTTCACTTGGCTCTGACATATGCAAATCCTCAAGTTCCATTTGATAATAGTCACGCTTTTCTCTAAGCTCTAAAATTCTACTATTTAAACTCATGTTTCTAAGATTTAAAAGTTAGTATTTACTTGTATTGTATGAACCTAATGCCAATACTCCTACTGCTCCTGAAAAGATGAACGCAATAGTTGTCATCATCATTTCAAAGTCTTCAGTACAGAAGAAAAGACTCACAAGAGAGCCAATTGTGCAAATAAGCATTACAATCGCGATAGTTAATTCTAGTTTACGCATATTTAAAAAATTAAAAGTTTAACAATAATCCAAAAAAATGGGCGTATACGACAATGTACACGCCCATCTCATGGTTTTTACAACCACTGCAAAAATCTTAGTTATCTTCTTTGTTCTCTTTGAAGAATCTATGATCAATCATTCTTACTAACAAGTCAAAATGATAATTAACATCTTCAATAGCAATCTGTCCTGTTAGATCAACACCTTTACTGAACGCACTCTTAAGTTGTGATACAGTAGTTTTGATAAAATGTTGCAATTGTTCTTGTTGTCTTGCAAGATTATCAAAATTGTCAACCCATTTGTCTGCATTCTCTCCTGCTATTTCAGCTAGTTCTTTCCAATACTCAATATGTTGTTGAAGATTTTTAATTGTTTCTACTGCAACATCAAAATCTTCTTTTGTTAATGTTGTTTCGTTTACAGGTTGTACCAGATTTTTCTCAATCTTTGTTTTAGATCCCTTGGGTCTACCTGCTTTTTTTTGTTTTCTGAGGTCAATTGCCATACAGTTCTTGTTTTATTTGGTTTAATAGTTCCTTCTAGTACCACTTTGATACTATCTTCTTCATGCCCATCTATACAGATGCCACATGTAATGCTTGATGTAGACAAGCATGTTGTGCATAGACTATTCATCAAAATGCGTCTTCTTCAGGTCCATAACAATGCCACTCACCATCTCGTAATTCATAGACAGTATCAACATAACCATCACGTCTTAAAACCCAAATTTCTGTTGGAAATTCTAGTACTATATGGCTATCAGTTGATCTTCTTGAAACACTGGTTGGTTTCTCTTCAACAATTCTGATTACATTTTTAATGAAACTAATTTCATAGTCATTAAAATCTGATTTATAAGTCTTTTGGCTTGACGCACAGGAACCACTTATGAGGACCAATAAAAAAATTGCTAATGTTTTCATTTCCAATTGTATTTAAACTTGCCATTACTTAATAACTCTCCACTGACTATTTCACCTTTGTTTGTATGTAAAACGTCAGGAGGAATTTCATCAATGTTATCAATTTCAAGAACTTCAGTGCGTATTCTGTCTTGTGCACCAATATGTTCTGTTAAACCATCGTATGTAGTGAATCTAATTATCCATGTATTGCTACTAATTTGATCTAATACACTACTCATAGGTATTCTTTTAGATAGTTTTGTGCTCATAGTTCACTAATTAGTATACCATAATAGGGCATCCTAAGACACCCTATCATAGTGGAGAGCGAGCTACTTTAGCTCAGGACATCAAACAAAAAACAGAGCCTTATGGTTATCCAAGCTCCAGCCAACCTTTTTAGTAGGATTTTTTTAACAACAGTAAACTAGTTCTGACTTGCTTTCCACTTAATCTTAGCAATCTTCAGCTCTACTTTCTCATCATCAGTTTTCTTAAACACACTTCTATCAATAGACACCTTGTGCTTATTGATTTGTGCGCTTAACTCCTGACGAAGATTATTAGAAGCGTTAGATGCATCAGATTTAGGTACAAGCTTCGCTATTACTCTCGTAGCAAAGTGTATCTTCTGCATTTGTATATAATTAAACGTTAATAAATTTCTCACAAAGGTAAAAAAACAGAGGAGAGTATTTCATCTCCTCCATTTTTGCTTTAACTTCCCACGGTTATAGCATTTTTACTACTAGTACTTACCAGTAGCAAAACAATACAATTCAAGCATAAACCACATAATAATGGCTAACTTATAGCCAATGTCTAATCCATCCATCACTTTATCCTTCATCTCTATGTAATTTAATTAGTTACTAGTAGGGTTCTCATCAGCGATTCTTATACAAGAAACCTGTTGAGCAAGAAGTAATTTGTCTTCTGACAAACCATTCTTTAGTTCTTCAAGTGTTACGTTGATCCATGTCTCCTCAATCCATTCTTGACCATCATATTCTCCAACAGAATACTCACAGTTGTCAGGAATATGAACTAATACAAGTTCTGCATGATTTCCAGAGACAAACTTACTGCCTCTCTCTTCAAACAACTCTATAAGAATTGGATCTTCTCTGTCTAAGTCTATGTAGTGCTTTTCACCATCCATTTCTACAACAAGACTATAACTGTCATCAATAACAGTAAAAACTTTGTTGTTTCTTTTAAGCCATTCAAGACCTGCTTCAACAGACGTACCATAACCACCATAGCATTTGTTCACTAATACTTTCATATACTTTAAGATTTAATTTGTTTAGACATCAAAAAACTGTTGATATGTTCAATGCCATACTACTATACTTCGTATGGCATTAGGAAATCACTCCTATAGGGTTCGCACGACTGGCGTATACCCTACAAACTTCATGCAGTGCACCTGTATTTCTACAACGCTTTGAGCTTAAGCAACTATTTATACTCGCTCAAACGAGTTTTACACACAGCTGTAGTGCACATTCCAATTATCTTCCTGTTAAGGATTAAGTAACTTGTAATGTGCTAATGATGAGGACGTTCGTTTTACACCGTGTACTTAGGCAACCTCTCAGCGTACTGCTCTTAGTCTGTCAATTCAGACCCATCATATTTTCTACAACTGCCTGACTATCAGTCAGTAAAAATGTAAAATAACTTGCTTACAGCTATAACAAGTCTTGTATCAGCTTTTAATGGAGTGATACTTATAACAATGCTGTCCTTAAAAAATTCAAAAGGCTGAGTGTTGACCTTTCATATCGTGATTCTGACAACTTTCGTCATCTTACACACACTTGCGGTTAAACAAGTACACGACATACTCAACAGAATAGGTTTCTGTCTGACCACTACATATTGGCTCATAGGTTCCTTTTCCTACCAACTTCCCTGCAAAGGATTTACAAGATGCCTCCTGTTAGTTAGATAGTAATCATTTCCCTTGTCATCTGTCTTGCGAACATCAGACATCTGCATATTACAGCAGAATAAGAGTATTATCACCAATACGTGCTTGGACACTTTTGCTTTCTCTTTAAGATAATTAAAGTTTTAAGCGGTCCAGGATTTGTGAAAGAAGTGGCCCAAGCGCACAGCATCATGCTACCTTTTGAGTAGTTTAGATACAACTTCTTTCTGTTTTCACCTGCCAAGGATACTCACTGTTGATTGTAATTGTCCACGGTATTTCTACCAACAGACTACAAAAAACTAACAAACGCTTCAGAGTTGGCGACTCCTACTACAATTTGCTTACTACACTCTTCTATTGAGATTTCTCTCTCAAACTCCTGCCTGTCAGAAGTTCTGTAATACTGTGCATCAACCGTTAGGCCACGAGCACACCATACTACAGGGAATGTAGTACCTTTCAGTAGACAGAGATTACTCTCTGCGCAATGTGTTACCAACACATCACTTTATACCATCACTGGTTTATCCTATGGTCACGAAGGCTGACCTGTTGTTTCAGTAACTCCACAAGGGAGCTTAACGCATACGCCATGAGCATTTCAACTCTGAGGGCAACAACAATGTATACTTATAATCAGGACTCTTACCTGCAAATTCCTACATGATCAATAGGAATGGCTTTCTCAAAACAAACTGATTTGCAACTCAGTCTGCAATGATAAGGAAAAAAAGTGGTACGAGCTTAATCAAACTCATACCACTCAGGATCTCTCAAATCTTGAGGAAGTGTATCTTTAGTATCAGGCTTGACACCAAAGATATCATCATCAGGAAGTCTAGGAGAAGGCTTGTTCTCAAACAAGAAGGAATACTCCTCCATAATCTCTTCAGTAGTCTTGTAAGGGACTTTGACATAGCACTGAGAGTCTATATCTTTATCACCTTGCCAGCCTACAGACTTCATACAGACAAAAGAGAAGTACTGATGCTTATCAAACACAAAGGAATGACAATCACCATAACCAAGGTCCAGGAAGTTAACTCTATTCTTAATATGAAACTCCTCAAGGGAATCAGTATTCATATTATAGGTAGAATGTAACTTACCTAGTACTTCATGAAACTCTCTATCTGATATAAAAAAAGAACTATCTAAGTCATGTCTACTATCTAGTTCCAAATGTGCTAACATACGTGCTCTTTGCATAACGTGGGTGTTTAAACTGTTATATAGCCATCTACTGCGACAATCTTTGTGGCTAATGATACCAAAAATTGAAGTCAAAGAAAGGTGTGGTGAGGGATTACTCCCCCACACTCACCTCCTCTAAATACTAGTGGTTACTATTCTTCACCACCAGGCAACGTGCTTCTGTTGCTTGCCAAGTTCTTCTCAGCGCTAACTTCAGCCTGATTGTCGTGTGCAACACGTACATCAGCCATCTGATCAGCAGCATCATACTTGGTAAAGCGCAAGATACGCTCTCCTCCTGCAGTTAACGCCACACCATCAGCGCCAGCACGCTTGATATATGGGTCAATTGCTTCCTCAAAGGAAACATCATCACGAAGGTATTCCTTCGCAAGGTCAGCAGGTACTTGAGATTCAAGGTACTCAAGAGAAACCAATTTACCTGGTAACTGCAAACCTCTACTTGCACCTACAAAGGCTTCAAGTGTAGCAGTTTTACCACGTAAAAGACAAGTGCGCTTTACTTCGCGAACCCATCCAGCGGTCATTACAATAGCACTTTGCTCTAATTGTACATAACCAAAATCAGCGTTTGTCTCGTACGCTGTCACGACTGTTCCCTTCTTTCCAGGGACGATTCTTACATTACTCATACATCAAGAGTTTTAAATTAATACTTGAACTCATTGGGGGGTGACGTATTGGACAAATCAAACGTCAAATACACGTATTCTCAAGGGTGGTTGAAGTACCATACTCGTTGGGGAAAAAACTGCTGCGTATCGTATGCTGACACACATCCTCCCCTCAACCCCACCCTGGGGACAAAAAACTGCACAACGTGTGTACAGCTTTTCCCCATAGGTGGATGACGTCTACTTACCTAGCATACCCATGAGCATGCATGCCCAGAACAGGCAACTTACTCCAATGGCTTCCCACATATGTGACCCCATTGACATGAATATACCAGTGAATACACCCAGGCAGACCACTACCCAGGTGTAAAGTGCTACCTGCTTAATCATGACGCAAGAGCAAATCTGTTAGAATTACGCCTCCTAGATTTATATCTAGTGAAGCTGCTCTTGAACGTGCTGCCATTACTCCAAGGTTGCAAGCAGATGAGAAGGAAGTTGCCAGGATGGTCTCTGTGACGTGGATTTGTAACCACGCACACTTGTAGGTCTCTGCACAGACCTGGCACTGTGCTAGCCATTAGGATTTGATGCCCATCTGTAGATGTAGCATACTTTAATCCTAACTCCTCAATCTCATCAACGTGTAGAGTTGTCACGTTGTTTTCATCCATCCAAGATATCAGAGATTGAGATTTGATAAATTGGAAGTTGTATTTAGCTGCTTTCATAGCAAGTTAAATTTAAAGTGAAAGGGAGATTGAAGGCTCTCCCTTATGGCCTGTGAGGATAATTAGAATGGCGCCTTATCCTCGTTAGCACCTTGCGCCTTGCTCGCAGTCACCTCTGCCACGTTATCGTGAGACAGTGTAACATCCTGAATAGTACCACTTGCGTCATATTCAGTGAAGCGTACAATGCGCTTGCCATCCTTGCTCAGGATGACACCATCTTGCCCCGCACGTTTGAAGTATGGAGCAAGCGCCTCTTCAAGAGAGACATCATCGCGCAACTCACGTGCAGCAATGTCTTGAGGGATGGCGTCCTCAAGATACTCGCGCACAGCTATGCGTCCTGGTAATTGCTTACCTGGTGCGTGTGCAACGAGTTTTTCAAGGGTTTCAACTGTCCCCCTGATAAGACAGGTGCGCTTGGACTCTCTAACCCAACCACCAACGGTTGAGATAGAGTTAGACTCAAGCACTATGTATCCAAACCCTGCGTTAGAGGAATACACATTAACGAACGCACCTTTGCTGTTCGTTTTGATAGCAACTGAATTTGCCATAATCGTGGGATGGTTGACCTAAGCACCAAAAGGTTCTAAATTAAATTGTGCACTATAATTCTCAAGGCCATAGTGCAGAGAAGCCTGTATCATTTGGGGGTTGATGTAACCCTTGAATGCAAACTGTGTGGACAGCAGGTTATATAGATAACACAGAGAGATAATTAGTCTCCCTGTGCTGTCGTCCTGCGCAGGCGCCTGGCATCCCACCAGACCTTTGGAATCACATGCAGTTAGCTCTGTAGTAAGCGTATGCTTCTGACAGAGATTTAGCAATGATTAGAACTCCTGCAATGTAGTATGTTTTGTACATAACAATTGTTTGTGTCCTGCACGTCATGGGGGGTGACGTAGCTGCGCCACGCTGGGGGGCGGTGCTGGATAGACACTCTCTACAAGAGCATCCTCATACAATTTTCAAAATACCAAAAATTTTTTTTTGATTTACTTTGACCAGTGGTTATTAGGTTTCTCCCAATAAAACTCTAGTTCGTGCAGCTTCTCAGAATAGTATCTTCCTACTATGTCAGATTTGTATATGCTGTCTATGTTTTCAAAGAGTGCAGCTGTGTAGTATTTAATGGACGCAGCGTCTAAGCATTCTGTTATCCAAGTGTAGTTTTTGCCAGTGATCACGCCAGCTTCTAAGAGTAGTACGTTCTCATAGTTCTGATAGATTCTTATGCCATATGGATTAAGCTGATTTAGGAACTCTGCTCTGTAATCTGATACAGTCTCATCTGGATATGGTACTTCTAGATATGTAAGGTCTAGCATTTCCCCATTCTTACTTAAATGGTGAGCTACATGCATACCTACTGTAGCACTGTAATCAGGACTTACTACTACAATTAGAGTCTTCTTAGGATCTGTATCTAATGTTTCTAATCTCTCACAAAACTCTTGAAGTACTGTCCATTCTAAATCGCGTGATACATACATAATATAGCTTTTGACAAATTTAATAATAAATGATTTTAATTTAAACTTTTAGCTATATATTTGTATGAACTTTAAATTATACAAAATGGAAGAAGAAAAAGAAGTTACCAGAGAACAAGCAGTGGCATGGTACAAAGATCAGATTGAACTGGCTACGCTACGTGCAGACCTTGCAGAGCAGCAAGCACGTGCAGTACGTTATGAGTCAGAGCGACTACAGCATGTTGTAATGATTGCAAATATCAAAACAGCAGGAACTGAAATCTTGAAAGGTCAAGATGAAGAAGAGGACGATGCACCTGAATCAGAAAATACTAAATCTTAAAAGTTTAAATTATGAAGTTATTAGGAAAACGAGTTTTATTGACAGTTCCAAGAAGAAAGGAATCTATCATTGAATTAACTCCAGAAACAGAAAAGCAACTTGAATTAGACATGATTCAAGAGTGGACTAATCTTGAGGTCTATGCTGTAGGTGCAGATGTTACCACGTTTAAACCAGGAGACAGAGTTTATGTGTCAGTATCATCATTATCATCAGCAGAAAGAATTATGATTGGTGAGGATGCTAAGTTGATGATTAATGAATTTGAAATTGCAATCATTTGGGATGAGGTTTTGAATTTTAAACACGTAAGTAAAAGTAAAAGTGAAATTAATATTGAAACAGAATAATCATGGAAAAAGAAAAATCAACAATTGAGAAGAAAGAGGAACTTCTTAATGAACCAACCATTGTAAATGAGGAACTTTTAGATATGTCTAAGGTGTCTGAAGTTAGTCGTGGTGAACAATTAGTTGGTATTAACTTTAATCCTTCAGCTAACAGTGAAGTGGATACAGTTAAACGTGCATGTGCATACTTGATTGATGTGATTGAAAAGCATCGTGAGGAGCACGGTCATCATGGAACTCTTACAGCTAACAGAGAATTCTTAATGAATCATGCTATTGGTGAGATTCTTAATGCTCAGATGAACGTTGTTAAAGTAATCACTTTTACTAACGCGTAATGGAAGTAAATAAGGTAGAAAAGAAATACAGATTGACTCATTATGACTTGGTTAAATACCAGGTCATAACTGAGTTTGTATTCTTTAAGAAAGAGAACCTTATTGATACTGATTTAGAATTGCTTACGCTTTTGGCACTTGAAGGTCCAATGGAACTTACAAAGTTTTGCAACGTAGTTGTCAAGAAAACATATCCAGAGATTACACCAGAGGAGTTTGGAGTTAGATCACAGAATGTGAGAAACAAATTGACCAAGTTAGAAAAACGTGGACTAATTAGTAAGACTGATAGTTATAAAAAAACTATACAGATTGCACTATCAGTTCCTGTTTTAAAATCTGGCAATGTAATGTTGGATTATAAATTTTTGGCACTTGCGACCAATTAAGCGTAAACAACTTTCTGAAAAAGTTGCAGAAAGGTTAAATTTATCTGCTGAAACTGTTGATGAAATAATTCAATGTTATTACTCAGCAATTCAGAAAAAACTAAGTGGACTTGTAGGATCTCAAATTTCACTTGATGGTCTAGGTACATTTTATATTAAACGTTCAAAGCTTGAAGAAAAACTTAGAATATATAAGTTAGCTTTAAAGAAGTACGAAGATATAAAACAACCAACATTACGTGAATACACCTCGCTTATGTCACTTAGAAAGGATGTTGACTCTTATCAAAGAATGTTGGATGAACTTACAACAAACGATGAAAGAAAGGCACAGAAAGAAGAAGAAAAGAAACTTTATAAAACTACTAAACATGAGTCTGATAAAAATATGGAAAGAGAAGGGTAAGATACTGGAAGGCGTAAAAAATAGTATCTTTAAACAAGAACATATTGAAGAGATTGCTTCTACAAGAATGTCAATATGTGAATCTTGTGAGTTAATTGATAGAGTTGGCACTAAGTGTTACATGGCAGGAACACAACCATGCTGTGGAGATTGCGGTTGCAAGTTGTCATTTAAAACAAGATCACTATCTTCATCTTGTCCAAAAGGTAAATGGGATGCACTTACTTCTGAAGATGAAGAAGATGCTATTATTAACAGTATAAAAGATTAGTTATGTTATCGTTTGAACCAGAAAATCATAAGTACATATCAATTGATCCAAATGATAAGATTGACTGGATTAGTGTTACAACCTTAATAGGCTTTTTCAAGCAACCTTTTGATGCTAAAGCAATCTCTAAAAAGAGTTCTAAAAGCAGCAAGAAGTGGCAAGGTTTAACCCCAGAAAAAATACAAGAAATTTGGAAAGCTGAAGCCAAGCGTGCTACTGATTTAGGCACATGGTATCATGATCAAAGAGAACTTGACATCACAAATTGTGATACCATTACTCGTCATGAAGCAACTTTGCAAGTTGTAAAGCCTATTGTCAATGAGAAAGGCTATAAGGTTGCATCTTCACAAAAACTTCTTGCAGGAATCTATCCTGAACATCTTGTATACCTGCGATCTGTAGGTGTATGTGGGCAGTCAGATTTAGTAGAAATTGCTCATGGCTTAATACACATCACTGATTACAAGACAAACAAAGAAATCAAAACTCAATCTTTTGTGAATTGGGAAGGTATATCGCAAAAGATGTCAGGACCTGTGTCACATTTGGATGATTGTAATTACTATCACTACGCTCTTCAGTTATCTGCTTACATGTACATGATACAAAAGCATAATCCAAAATTAAAACCTGGTGATTTGATATTGCATCATATACTATTTGAAACAGATGGAGAAGATGAGTATGGATATCCAATTGTAAGTCGCACAGAACAAGGTGATCCTATTGTAAAAGAGATAGTTCAATATAAACTTCCATACTTAAAAGAAGAAGTATTGGCTATTTTCCAATGGGCAAAAGAGAATAAAGATGAGTTATTAAACTTCTCAAAAAATAAAAAATAATGGTTAAGTTATTTGACATACAAAATGGAGTGCTTGTTCCTACAGAACACTGCTATGCATTGAAAGCTCTCAAAGATATAATGGACAACTATCCAGAGGATTATATGAAAGTGTACCAATACCTGTTTTATATGTCATGTCCTAATCCTGATGTTAATCCATTTTTTGATGTTAGAGAGCATGAAAAAGAAGAACTTATACTTGCGCAGTTGCAAGCTGAATTTTCAACTGAGGATGATGATGTTGTTGTGGCACTTGAGTTTTGTAAAAAACTTTATGAAACACCTTCGTACAGGGCTTACATGGGTATCAAATCTATGTTGGATCGCCTTGCTACTTATATGGAGCATACCCCAATACACCATGGTCGTGATGGAAATATCACACCGCTTGTCAATGCTGCAGCAAAGTTTGAGCAAATACGTGGCTCGTACAAAGGAGCGTATAAAGACCTTATGGAAGAGCAAAAAAGCCAAGTCAGAGGAGGGCAAAATCTCGCATACGACCAATTCTAGAAAGATGGAGCAGTTTATGTTTATAGTAAAAGTTGAACACATATCAGAAGGGAAACTGATACAAAGAGAACTACCATGTATTCCATCAAGAGGTGATTGGATAGAGATAGGAGCAGAAAACTTTGTAGTTAAAAACGTTTCTTGGAACTTATCTGACAGAAGAACAGTAACTTTACTAGTTGACAGACCAAAGTTTTAACATGTTTAGAGATATACCAACATATGATTATGAGCTTGAACAGTGGGGATACACTGCATTTGAGACTAAAGATGACTTTGCTGAGTTTCTTGAAGAGATATTTAAAGAACCAGGAAAGTATGACTTTGACGAGTGTTCAATCATGTTTAACGCAGAAGCTAGAAAGTTCAATAAGAATAGAGTATATTGCTTAGCACCTGAGCGTTCTAAAGACTTTATACACTACTGGGATACAGAAAAAGAGAAATGCAGAAGAGGAGTTATATTCAAGAACAAAGGTAAGACATGGTATTTGCCACGCGATTACTATATGTGGTTAAACTTCTTACCTATCTACAACAAAGAGGTAAATAGATTTACATTTGCTGACGTGCGTGATGCCCAGTACCACATGGCTCTTTATGAAGAGTTGGCTCAACTAAAAAACAAACACGCTGCAATACTTAAGAAACGTCAGATTGCATCTTCATATTATCATTCTGGTAAAATCATTAACCTATTTTATTTTGAGGAAGGTTCTGTATCTAAAATGGCAGGTTCACTTAAAGATTACATCAATGAAAAAGGTACATGGCGTTTTCTTGAAGAGTATCGTAACTTCCTAAACAAGCATACTGCGTGGTATCGTCCTTGTAATCCAGACAAGGTTCTTAACTGGGAACAAAAAGCTGAGGTTACACAGGGAGGTAGAAAAGTAGATATTGGATTAAAGTCAGTTATATTTGGATTGGTACTTGAAAAAGATCCAACAAATGGTGTAGGGGGACCATGTACGCTATTCTTCCACGAGGAGGCAGGTATTGCTCCCAAGATGAGTACAACACTTGAGTACTTATTACCTGCAATGAAGTCAGGTATGATGTATACAGGTATGTTTGTGGTAGCAGGATCTGTGGGTGATTTAGATCAGTGTGAGCCATTGAAAGAATTAATCTTAAATCCAGACTCAAAAGATATACTTGCTGTTGAAACACACTTATTGGATGAGAATGGTACAAAAGGAATGTGTGGTTTGTTTATACCAGAACAGTGGTCAATGCTTCCATGCATAGATGATTATGGTAATTCTCAAGTTGAGAAGGCATTGGAAATGATTCTTCTTGAGCGAGAAGACTGGAAAAAGAAACTAAAACCAGAAGATTATAGACTACGTATTTCTCAGAAACCTATTAACATCAAAGAGGCTTTTGATTATAGAAAAGATGCAAGATTTCCTGAGCATTTAGTTTCACAACAGATTAGACGTATAGAGGATAAAGAATATCCAATGGAATTTGTAGATTTAATGTGGGAAGATGACAAGATTGTCCAGAAATTCACACGCAAATTACCAATAATGGAGTTTCCAATTTCACCAAAAACAGAGAACAAAGAGGGCGCAATAATCATTTATGAAAAACCAATTGAGAATCCAAAGTTTGGAACTTATTACGCATCTATTGACCCTGTATCAGAAGGAAAGACAACTACCTCAGAATCACTGTGTTCCATATTTGTTTACAAAACTGCACAAGAAGTTACTGTCCACAAAAAAGATGGGTCAGTTGACTCTTACATTGAGGGTGATAAAATTGTTGCTGCATGGTGTGGGCGATTTGATGACCTGAAAAAAACACATGAGCGTTTAGAACTCATCATAGAGTATTACAATGCATGGACCATAGTAGAAAACAACGTTCACTTGTTTATACAGTACATGATATCTAGACGTAAGCAGAAATATCTTGTGCCTAAAAATCAAATTATGTTCTTAAAGGAACTTGGTAGTAATGCTAACGTTTTCCAGGAGTATGGTTGGAGGAATACTGGTACGCTTTTTAAATCAAATCTTGTATCATATGCGATACAGTTTTTAGAAGAAGAAATAGATGTTGAAACTAAACCAGATGGTACAATAACCAAAGTAACATATGGTGTTGAAAGAATACCTGACTTAATGTTGCTTAAAGAAATGCAGGCTTATAGAGATGGTCTTAACGTTGACCGCTTGGTAGCGTTCTGCGCTTTAGTTGCATTTGCAAGAGTTCAAGAGTCAAATAGAGGATTTGCAAAACGTACAGATCATGAAGATCCACAGAGTTTGCAAAATACAAATAAAAATACTAACTTATTTATGAGTCCTTTTCGTCATATTGGTAATAGTGAGCAAAGCTCAACTAGTTCTCTTATGCGAAAACCAAGGAACCCATTTAAAAACATGAAATGATATGCAAGTATTCAATGCACTGCAACTAAAGAATGGCGCTAAAGCAGACTATAACAAGATGGGTACATTTACCCAACCTGTGCAATTCTTACAATCAAAGGATAAAGATGATGCATGGGCTGCATGGAACATGGACTGGTACGAAATGCAAGGCCTTAAGCAGATACGCAGAAATGCAAGACGCCTACTTAAGAATTATAAGTTAGCAAATGGAATCATTGACAAAACTGATTACATTGTTGAAGAAGATAATGACATGGCAGAACTTGTTGATATTCTTACCAAAGAAGATTCATCTGCTTTTGAGTTAAAGTTTTTTCCAATTATACCTAATGTCATAAACGTAATGGTTGGAGAATTTGCTAAGCGCAATGATAAGATCATGTATAGATCAGTGGATGACACATCATACAATGAAATGCTTGAGCAAAAAAGAGCAATGGTAGAACAAACACTATTGTCTAGTGCTGAGTTAAAAATGAAGATGAAGGTTGAGTCAATGGGTTTAGATCCAAATAACCAAGAACAACAGCAGCAAGCTCAGCAGATGATGTCTCCAGAGGCAATAAAAACATTGCCTGAGATTGAAGAGTTTTTCAAAAAGAATTATAAATCTCTTGTTGAAGAGTGGGCATCACATCAGCATAATGTAGATACTGAGCGTTTTAACATGAAAGAACTTGAGACATTAGCATTTAAGGATAGCCTTATTGCTGATAGAGAGTTTTGGCATTTTAATATGCTTGAGGATGACTATGATGTTGAGGTATGGAATCCTGTTATTACATTCTATCACAAGTCTCCAGGAGCAAGATATATCTCACAATCTAACTGGGCAGGTAAAATTGATTTAATGACACCAGCAGATGTAATTGACAAGTATGGTTACATGATGACTGGTGAGCAATTAAAAAGTCTTGAGGCAATATATCCAGTTAAATCTGCAGGATACATTTTACCAGGTGTTCAAAATGATGGTTCTTTCTATGATGCTACGCGCTCGCATGAATGGAACGTTGATGGTCCTTCTTTGGGAATGCGTCAATTTACATCATATCGTGATACAACAAATGCATTTGGAGATGACATCATTCTTAAGATTCTTACAGAGTCTGAAGATTTGTTAGACTTTGATAATACAGGTTTATTACGTGTAACTACATGTTATTGGAAGTCTCAGAGAATGGTTGGGCATTTAACACGTATTGATGAGCAAGGAATGCTTATAGATATGATTGTTGATGAAAACTACAAAGTGACAGAAAAACCTTTGTATGACACTACTGTCATAAAGAAAAAGACAAGAGATACATTAATGCTTGGAGAACACATTGATTGGATTTGGATTAATCAAACATGGGGTGGTGTAAAGATTGGACCTAACAGACCAACATTCTATGGTAATACTGATAACTTGAACTTCTCACCATTATATCTTAATGTTGCACCAATCAAGTTTCAATTTAAAGGTGACTTTACCTTGTATGGTTGCAAACTTCCAGTAGAAGGAGCTGTGTTTTCAGATAGAAATACAAAGTCACGTTCACTTGTAGATAAGATGAAACCATATCAGATTGGATATAATCTTGTAAACAATCAGATTGCTGACATCTTAATTGATGAGTTAGGTACTGTGATATTACTTGATCAAAATGCATTGCCACGTCATTCAGCTGGCGAAGATTGGGGTCATGGTAATTTTGGAAAAGCATACGTTGCAATGAAGAACTTTGGTATATTACCATTGGATACTTCCATTACTAATACAGAGAATGCACTTAACTTCCAACACTATCAAGTATTAAACCTTGAGCAAACAAATAGATTGATGTCAAGAATACAGTTGGCTAATCACTTTAAACAACAGTGTTTTGAAACAATTGGTATTTCACCTCAGCGTATGGGTGCTGTAAACGCACAAGAAACAGCACAAGGAATTGAGCAGGCTATTAATCAAAGTTATTCTCAAACTGAAATGTACTTTGTACAACACTCAGAATACTTAATGCCACGTGTTCATCAGATGCGTACTGACTTAGCACAGTACTATCATTCAACTAAGCCAAGTTTAAGATTGCAGTACATGACAACTCTTGATGAAAAGGTAAACTTTGAAATGAATGGAACTGAGTTATTAGCTAGAGAGTTAAACATCTTTATATCTACTAAAGTAAATCAGCGTCAGATCATGGAGCAAATACGCCAATTAGCTCTTAACAATAACACATCTGGTGCATCTATTTATGACTTAGGTAACTTAATCAAAGCAGATTCGCTTGCTGAGATTACACACACTCTTAAAGCAGTTGAACAAAAAGTACAAGCTCAACAACAACAACAAGCTCAATCAGCACAAGAATCTGAGAAAATGCGTCAAGAAGGTGAAAACAAACGTCAAGAGGCAGAACTTCGTTATAAGGCAGAACAAGCACAACTTGATAGACAAACAGAAATTCAAGTTGCTGAAATTCGTTCAGCAGGATTTACAGGTATGAAAGATCAGAATCTAAATAAACAAACAGATTATATTGACACACTTGAATATCTTGACAAACGAAGAGCTAAAGATCGTGATCAACAAATGTCTGAAACACGTGAAATTAACAAGATGATAGAGAATCAAACACAGAGTGATTTACAACGTCAGGAAATGCAAACACGTGAGAATATTGCTGATAAACAACTTCAAATTGCTATGGTCAACAAAAATAAATATGACAAGAAAAAATAGTATAGCCATATACTGACAAAAACTTTAATTAGAGGTGCTTGCCAGTTTAAATTTTTGAAGTTTATTTGCTAACTTGTTATTGAAGAAGAAAGACAAACCACATAAAACAGAAGTATGGAAAACATGAATAAAGCAAACACTGATACTCAAGACGTGAGTTCAGTTATGATTGAAAACATTGATGACTTTTTGCCACTACCAGGGGCAGACAGCGTGGTAACATCAGAAGAAGAGGAAACAAAAACAGTTTTCTCAAAACCTGAACCAACTGATTTAGGATTTTTGGAAGGAGATGACTCTGATACACCAAAGGTAACTAAAGAAGAATTGGATTCAGCACTATCAGAACTTGATGGTGAGTTTGAAGATTCTGATGATGCTTCCAAACCTGGTCGCAAAAAGATTGACAAAAGTGGAATGGTAGAAACATTCTCAAAACTTATGGACGAAGGCGTTCTTATGGGTTTTGAAGATGACAAACCACTTGAGGAATATTCTATAAAAGATTGGAAAGAACTTATCCAAGCTAATATAGAAGAAAGGGAGCGAGCATTACGTGAGCAGACTCCAAAAGAGTTCTTTGAAGCTTTGCCTGAAGAATTGCAGTATGCTGCTGAGTATGTTGCTAAAGGTGGTAAGGACATGAAAGGTTTGTTCAGAGCATTAGCTCAAGTAGAAGAACAACGTTCATTAGATCCTTCAAATGAAGAACATCAAGAGATGATTGTTCGTCAGTACCTTTACGCAACTAATTTTGGAAGTGGTGATCAATCATTGATTGAAGACCAGATTGAAGAGTGGGTTAATAATGGAACAATTACCAAACGTGCTAATCAATTTAAACCAAAATTAGATGACATGCAAACGCAAGTATTGCAGGCTAAATTGCAACAACAGGAGCAATTTAAAATGCAACAACAGCAGCAAAAAGAAATGTATATGGAAAACATATATAATACTTTAAAGCCTGGAGATTTAAATGGTGTAAAGGTTGATAACAAACGTCAGAAGTTCTTATGGGAAGAATTGACAACGTTGAAGTATCAGAGTTTACAAGGAAAACCAACAAATCTTTTAGGAAGATTGCTTGAAGAGTATCAGTTCAGTAATAATCCAAGGTATGATTTGATCGCAGAAACACTGTGGTTATTGTCAGATCCAGATGATTATAAACAACAGATAAGACAACAAGGAAAAAATCAAGCAACACAAGAAACTGTAAAGAAACTTAAAACTGAAGAAGCAAGACGTTTGTCATCAACAGTACAAGAAGAAAAGGAACCAACAAGCTCAAGGGCATCTTTGAAGAAGCCACGTAACATTTTTAGTAACAGATAACGTATTTTAATTATTAACTCTAAATAACAAACAAAAATGGCAACACCAGTTTTAAACAATGGTCTGTTTTTGCGAGATACAAACTACAAAGTTTCGTCTCACATTGACTCATACCACCTAGTAAACATGCTGAAGTCTGCAGAACCTATGGATTTAGGTCCTGTTGATCTTTGGGCAATGTCTCAAAAAGTAGAAATGCCTCTTTATCAAATGTCTTCATTTGGTGGGAAGAACACAATCATGGTGGACACACCACGTGGTGAGTACAAATGGCAAACACCAATTGTACAAGATCTTCCTTACATTACTGAGGATATTGAACCAACTGCTGCGGTTCTTGGTCAAGATGGTACTACTTTTAAAATCAAATTGAACAGACGAGTATTTGGTCATGGTGATATTGTTACCTATGATAAATACAAAGGGTTGGAAATGTACATCACTGCTGATGATATTCTTCCTTCTGCAGATGGTTTTATCTACACTGTTCAACTTGTAAACAATAATAACAATGCATCTTTGGATCACAAGTACTTGAAGCCAGGAACTAAATTCTTCAGAAAAGGTTCTGCACGTGGTGAGTATGGTGAAAGATTCTCTGACATTGGTGAATTATCAAATGGTTTCCGTGAGTACTACAACTTTGTTGGTGGTGCTGAAGCTCACGTTCACTATTCAGTATCTTCTCGCGCAGAGATGATGATGAAAGGTGGTTTGAATGCAGATGGTTCAGTTCCTGTAACTGAGATCTGGAGAACATTTGACAAAAACTTAGATCCTTCTATTGCAAACATTGACCAAATGTTAGCTGTAATGGGTAAAGAGTACATCAAGAAAGCATATGACAATGGTTCATTGACTCGTTCATTCTTGACTAAAATGGAAGCTGCACACTTAACTAAGATTGCAACTGACATTGAGACTTACTTAATGTGGGGACAAGGAGGACGTATCAAGCAAGATGGTCCAGATGACATGCGTTTATCAGTAGGACTTTGGTCTCAGTTGGATAACTCATACAAGCGTATCTATAACAAATCAGGATTTACTCTTGACTTGTTCCGCTCTGAGATCTTCAACTTCTTCAATGGTAAAGTTGAATTTAAAGGACCAGATCCACAACGTAACTTGATCGTACAAACAGGTATGGCAGGTATGAAGATGATCAACCAAGCTATCAAGAAAGAAGCATTTGGTACTGGTCTTACTGTCAACATGGATCAATCAGGTGTTGGTGCAATTTCAGGTAACAATGCAATGGACTTGAACTTTGGATTTGCATTCACAAGCTACACAATTCCTTTCTTGGCAAATGTGAAGTTTGTTCTTAACCCTGCATTTGACAATGTACACACAAATGATATTGAAAACCCAATCATTGATGGTTTCCCATTATCTTCTTACAACTTTATTATTTTTGATATCACTGACAACACAAATGACAACATCTTCTTGTTGAAATTGAAGTGGGATAGTGAATTGAAATGGTTCTACCAAAATGGTACTATGGACTACATGGGACGTTCACAAGGATTCCAGTCTTCTGGAAACTTCAATGGATATCGCGTGATGATGTCTCAAACAATGCCAGCTATTTGGGTTAAAGATCCAACTAAAGTATTGAAGATTGTTATGAGAAATCCAGTGACTGGAGGCTCATTCTAAGACGCTCCACCTCCTCAATATCAGATGTGAATCTGATGGAAGCAAACGCCAGGAAGGTACTTAATTATCTTCCTGGTTCTCCTGAGAGCAACACCTTGGCGTGGTTCAGGAGCTTAAGCAGAAATGCTGACTAACGTTGCAAAAAAAGAAGAAAAGAAAAACCAATTAAAAACAAGTTAAAAATGGAAAACATCACAGTAGTTGAAAAAGACAGGGCACAAAAGCGAACAAGCACTGTGTCAATTAAACCTTATGTCAATTCTTCAATCTCTAACATGGGTTTAGAGAAATGGGAAATGGCAGTATTTGAGGGAGTAGTACATGAAGAAGTTATTGCATGTCTTGAATACAATGGTATTAAAAGATATGTAACAGGTCTTAATGAGTTTGCTCCAGAGATAAAAGTTTTGTCAGACGAAGAACAAGCAGCTGCAATCAAAGAAATTAGATCAACTGTTGCACAATTGGAAAAAGAATTAGCATCCAATGTAATTGATCCTAAAGATGAAGAGTTCTGGAATAAAGTAAAACTATTACGTCCAGATAACTCTGACTTTTGGGAAAAGATTGTTTTGAGAATGGGTAATGATCCTGTATTTCTTGATCCAACTCTTGATCCATATGACTTGATTAAACTACGTGCTATTGAAGCAGGAGGATTCTCGTTAATTGCAAAATCATTAGATCAAGCAAGAAACAGTGCATCTTTTAAATTTTACTTAGATAAGTACGAAGAAACAGTATCTATCAAGACTGAAGTTAAAAAACTACGCAATAGAGCGCTTTCTGAACTTCAAAAACTTTATGACAAGAATGCTAACAAGTTATACTTGGTTTGTAAAGTGATAGATTCAAATTCTACTCAATATAGAAAATCAACACCAAATGATGTTCTATATGATAATATGGATAAGTATATCAATGGTGAGTCTGTTGATAAAGATAAAAGAAAAACAGCTTCTAAGTTCTTAGAAATCAGTGGTCTAGATATGGAGACACTGAAACTAAGAGCAATTGTAAAAGATGCTAATTTTTATAAAGTTATTGCTACACGTGGAGATGGTAACATTTACCATATGAAGAGTGGTGCAATGCTTGGAAAAACTCCATCAGAAATTATTGAGTATTTAAAAAATCCACTCAATGAAGAAATACTTATGGATGTAATACGTAATGTTGAACAACACTGGAATAGCTAATGGATAACAATCTACTCAGAATAAAGATTTATGAGCGTTTGAATAAACTCGCTTCATTTGACTATGACAATATTGAATGTTGGCAAATAGTTGAGGCGTTTAACAAAGCGCAATTAGAATGGGTGCGTAGACAAATTCACGTAAGTCCTACACATCCTGAATATGATGAATCTTCTAAAATGCAGATAGATGATTTGCAAAACATTTTGTTATCTGATAAAATTAGCATAGCTAAACGTGATTTGTTTTATGAAACTGAGTTGATTCCTGATGATTATTTATATTTCAAACGTGTATCAATAAAAGGTGTAAAAGACTGTTGTCCTCCACGTGCATTGACTATATATCTTGATGAAGCAGCTGACGTTGACAACTTGTTATCTGATGAGTTTAAAAAACCAAGCTATGAATGGGGTGAATCATTTTGTACCATGCAAAGTAACAGAATTCGTATTTACACAAATAATGAATTTGAACTTGATGATGCAGTGCTTACTTATTATAGAAAACCACGATTTGTACAATTTGCTGGATGTATTGATATAACAACAGGATTACCATCTGCTGTAGATATCACATGTGAATTTAAAGATGATGTAGCAGAACTAATGGTGGATGGTACAGTGGCAATTTTAGCAGGAGATATTGAATCATTCAATCAAATGCAAAGAGCGCAACAAAGTCAAATGTCAAATGAATAAATAATATATTATGGATTTTACTGGTGGATACTCATTAAAAAGACGTCCTTTGATTACAGCAGCTGTAGACAAAGAGACTTATCATAGTTCTGAAAACCCTCTTGACGAGGAAGTTGCAGAATTAGGATATAAACTTATGGATGCTGCAACCTGTTTTCACAAACTGCATTTAAAAGTAAAAGATTTAGGTTCTTATGCTGCACACAAAGCTCTTGGAGATTTGTATGAAGCATTACCTGGACATGCTGATACTCTTATTGAAGGATATCAAGGTGCAGTAGAACGAATTGTAGAATGTTCTCATGAAGAAGAATATTCAAAAAAAGTTTGCAATTCTGTTGAAGATGCATTATCTTATATACGAGAACTAACTTCTGAAGTTAATGAACTACAAGCTATGATGCCATATAGTGAAATAGTGAATGATCTTGATACTATCAAATCAACATTAAACTCAGCTAAGTATAAACTCAAGTTTTTAAAATAAATTGTTAATTGTTTTTTTGTTTAATTTTTAAATTTTAATTGTTATGGCTTATTTTCCACATGCATTTCAAAAAATGCTAGTTGCAACTCACCCAGCTGGTGGTGCAACTCCACTACCATTTCCTAATGGTGGTTCAACTCCTGCAACAACTGTTGCTATTGCAGCTGGTCAAGTAGCAATTGTCAATGCTTTGACAAATGTTCCTATTGACCCTGCTGTTGCTCCTACTTATGGACCAGCTACAACTGCGAATGCTTATTCTCAAGTGTATTTGGCACAAGGTAGTTTCCATTTAAATGACAAAATTGGTCCTTTCCATGGAGGTTACAAAGAGTCTGTAAAATCAAAAGGCATCAATGCTAAGTTTGTAAGTTCGTTCTACAGAACAGATCCTGCAGCTCCAGTAAATGATGTTCTTGAGATTTGTCAGGCAAACTGTGGTCTTACTTGTGATACAATGTATGACTTACGTTTGGATATCAAAGGTTCTCCAGCATTACGCTTTTTGAATCATAACTTGTACCAAACACTTAGTGCATATACTGGATGTTGTACAAATCTTGTATCTCCAACCACTCCTGATTTAGTTGACCCTACAGTTGTATTGTTACAATGGGCTGACCAAATCAATAGTGTATCTTCTGGAAACAACTCTACTCCATTCTTGAGTCAATTTGTTCAAGCTGTTGTTTGGGTTAAAACTGCATTATCTACTACTGCTTCTGGTACTATTGGTACATCACAAATCACTGTTGTTTCAGCTGGTTCTGGTGCTACTGCAATTCAAATTGGTAACAAAGTGAAATTTAATGGATACTCTGCATATGTAGCTTCTACTTATGTAGCTGGTTCTACCACAGTTCCTTTGGTTAATCAAAACCAAACTCCATTTGTATTGCCTGCTACTGTTACTGCTGGTACTGCAATCTCTGTATATCGTACAACTACTACTGCTACTTATGTTCCTGCAACTGGAGCTGCTGCAAGCACAGTAAGTTCTTGTATTGATATCATTGGTGCATATGTTGATACAGTATTTGGTGATTGTTCATTTAATCCTAAAGATCATTTTGAAACTGAGCCAATCTTGCTTTATGCTTCAATGGCTGCTTATGCAAATAACTCCAATGATCTTGGTGGTGATACTTGTGCTGTCTCTTGTTTTGCAATTACTGAAATTCAAGAAGCAAAACAAGGCAAAGGGTTTGGTGAAACTTTAGTACGTGAGTTAATTCTTGCTAAGCGTTACCAACAAGAACCTTGGTATGACGATCCACGTATGCGTGAAGTAATTCAAGATACTACTCTTGGATCAACACTTGCTGGTGGACCAGAACTTGTACGTGGTACAAGATATAGTGTTTACTATTTGCTACACAGCATTCCTCGTAAGAATAATCCAACTGGTGTATTTGACAATGACCAATACTTAGTTAAGATTGTTGTTCCTAGTTTCTTGACCTCAGCTGCAGGTTCAATTGCAAACATGACAACATTCCAAACTTGGTGGAATACATGGTTAACTTCTGCTGGTACAGGCGTTGTTCTACAGGTTGTTGCGTAATAGCATACCTGACCATTATAAAGAGGAAAAGAAGGGCATTGCGCTCTTCTTTTCTTTTTTTATTGTATCTTTCAGAAAAATTTCTTAAATTTTATTGAAGCGGTATTTAAAACCTGCAACTATGGCAATAAAACACATATTACAGTTAGATGTTCCTGAAACAGCTTGTGAGAACATCATTAGAGTTGTAGATACATCTATTTATGCTGACCCTGCTATTTTACCAATAGAGTGTCAACAGTTAGATATAACAATTCCTGGTACAAATCAACCAGTTTATATAACACTTGGACTTACTCCAAATTTCTGTGCTGTATTTGATGCAACAGATTTAGGCATTGACTGTCCTCCAGGTTCACCATTACATGATGGACTTTATACTATTAAGTATAGTATTTCACCTAATGAACAATCATACGTTCAGTATTTTCATTTGAGAACAACAATGATCACAAATAGATATTTAGGTGAAATTTGTAAATTACACTTACAAGAGTGCGAACCAAGTTCAGAAGAAAGACAAAATCTTAATGACTTACGATATATCAAAATGCTCATAGATGCAGCAAAAGCAAAGACAGAATATTGTCATGCACCAGAGCAAGGAGTTCAGATGTTAGCGTATGCAAACAAAATGTTGGATAAGTATATCATGGGTTGTTGTATTATGTGTAGATAACTTTAAAAACAGAAGAATATGAAATGTTCAAATTGTGGAACAAAACTATCGTGTAGTTGCCAACAAAGAATTGCGTCAAATGGTAAATCAGTATGTTCAAATTGTATTACTGCATATGAAAATTCATTGAAACCTAATTTGACAGAAGAAAATAAAGGACCATATATATGGGACATACCACATAACTATTATCCTAAGAAGTAATGGATACACAAGTATATATAAATGAATTATTTGCAGACTCTTTATTTCAAGAGTTTAATAATGTTCGTTTTGGTATTGAAGGATGTAAAAAACGTCTTGATCCAGATTTGGCATATGAAATGAAACAAATCTATGAAAGAGGATTGGAGCGTCAAAATTGTGGACTCCCTGCTGCTAATAGTTGCTGTGGGTACACTACTGTAAATGAATATATTAATACTCTATAGATGAAAGCATTACCATCAAATATTGACAAGTACAGAAAGGGTGGATGCATGCCTGTATCAGCAACATGTGTCACATGGGATGGACCAAATATTCCCTGTATTGATTTGTGCAAAGGTGATACTATTGATGTGGTAATTTACGAATTAGCAAAGATTCTTTGTGATATAACTGAAAATGTATTAGATGTTTCCAGTTTAGATTTTGATTGTCTTTTGGAAAGTGGGCAATGTCCTCCTGACACGCTACTTGAAACAATACAATTGATTATTGAAAAAATTTGTTTACCACCTGATCCTGTACCACCTACACCAACACCAATTCCAGTTGCACAGCTACCTGAATGTTTATGGTATGTTGATACTGACACAGGTGATGTAATTACAGCATTGCCTTTAGATGAATATGTTGAATACTTGGCTAGTAAAATTTGTGAGATTCTTGTTAGCATAAGTAGCCTTACTGCTACGATCACATCTATAAGCAATCAGTTGCAAATTATACAAAACATTATTGATAGTGGTGGAGGTGGAAGTACACCTCCTCCAGTTATTAATATTACCACACAATGTTTAAGTGGTACTGCGCCTGGACAAACCTTGGCAATTGAAACTGCTTTTTATAACATGGAGCAAGCACTGTGTAGTTACCTACAAATACTAGGAACACTTGCACAATGGCAAGAAATGTTTAATACAATATGTATTGATGAAACAACACCATTGCCATGTACTGATGGTACTTATGGTGATATAGCAGGTTGGATTACTAATCCAATTACAGCAGCTCAGTCAATGACAAATCTTTGGTTAGTTGTTTGTCAATTAAATGATTGTATATCAACAACGCCTGCTATTCCTTGTGTAACTATTCCACCAGTGTCTGTAGCAATATCCTCTATAAGCACTACAGCTGGTACTATAACATGGGTTGCTCCAGTAACAACTGGATCACAAGCACCAATAGGATATCAAATTCAAGTGTTTAATATATCTGGAACAATACCACCAATACTGTCTGTAACAGTTGGCCCAAGTCCATTAACTTATAATCTTGTAGATCCTGCATTTACAGCAGGCACAGAGTATACCATTACAATTTCTGCAATTTATGACTGTGGTACATCAAGTCCTATTGAAACAACTGGTGTTTTAATAGATTTTCCATATGTTGGAAAATTATTCTATAGATCTACCTCAGTTACAGCTGAACCTGCAGAGTGTGTTAATCCAATAGGACCAATAACTACACCATACAATCCTACACAAACAACATTGGAAGTTGAACTTTTAAATGGTAGTGGAGGAACATTGATAAATACTGGAACAGCAATAGAGGTTACAATACGAATTGAGTATGTTGCATGTAGTTCAGATCCAGTAGTAGAAACAGATCTTGTAATAACTATTCCAAATGGTCAATCTTATGGAACTACTACATTCAACTCAAGTGAATTACTTTACTGTCCAGGTGAGGGATGTATAACTGTAACAAGAAGTGTTCTTTGCCTTGTTAGTGCAGAATTAGCAGGAGGTGCTCCTTTACCAGCTACAATTGGATTAGATACAACATTGACAAGTTTAGGAACGTGTTAAAAAATTAGATATGAGAAGCAAAGATGGATGTATGAAAACTTCTTCAAACTGTGTAATCTGGGAAGGTCCAGATATTCCATGTTTGAAACTGTGTAATGGTGATACGATAACAGATGTGTTGTATAAACTTGCTACTAAGTTTTGCGATACACTTGTAATGTTAGATCCTACACAATATGACATTTCATGTTTTAATGATATATCTTGTCCACCAACTGATTTCTCAGAATTGTTCCAACTTGTTATAGACCAAATATGTGCTATACAATTATTACCTGGCCCTCCAGGTTTAAGAGGCGCAAATGGATCAGCAGGAATCAATGGTAATTATGTAAAAGTATATACGATACCTTTAGGAGATATACATTGTCCATGTGGTGGTGTTCAAATAGATTATTTTGATGGCATATCTGATACTATTATAAGTACTGATTTTGCATGCAATGGGTGTACGGGTGCACCTGGATCTGCTGGACCTGCTGGTGGCCCTGGACCAATAGGACCTCCAGGACCACAAGGATTACCTGGTAATTCAGGAACTGATGGTAAATCAGGAAGAGGAGTAGCTGTATTTGTACAGACAACAGAACCAACACAAGCTAATTTTGATAGTATATATGGATCTATTGAAGGATTTGGTGTAAATTATATTGGAACAAATAATACAATTAGACCAGGTGATATATGGATTCAACCTTGCACACCATTGTAACTATGACTAACGCGTATAAAATATTTGATGGTATTAATTGGGTAGATATATGCAATTGTGATGTGCGTATTAAAACTATTTTTGGCTGGCAAGAGTTAAAGCCACAAATATGTGTTGTAAAATATTGGGATGGATTGAATTGGTGTGAGGTAATATGCGAACCTCCATCTGAACCTTGTATAATATATTCAAATGCTATAGTATTTTATCCTGTTAATTTAGTAACTTTTTATTGTAGTGGAGAACCAATAGAATATTATGCGTCATCTGCGCCTTTAAATAACATTACTCAGTTAGTAGATGATTTAAATGCAAATCAAAGTTGGGGAGAATATACTGATAATGAGGACAGGCGAGTAAAACTAGTAATAGCACCAGATGTATTTTCAAAACTTGGATGTCCATGTGAAAATCTGACTATGGAAATAACATATACTGAAGTGTAAATAAATGATTGTAAATAAATTAAAAAATAGATATGGCAACTTATAATAATAATTGTGTAGGATGTGGATGTGGGCCAGCAATACCTGAGCCATGTATAACCCCACCTCCTGTATGTCCTGATCCTCAACCATGCACTGAGATAATCAATGCAGAATGTGTTGTCTATACTGGCCCTGCATTAACATGTCAAGATTCTCCTGTAATCCCTTCAAATACATCTATTGCAGAAGCACTAGATGCAATTGTAGATTATATATGTTTAGGTGCATGTTGTACAATTCCAGCAGTAACACAAATAGATAACCCTGACTATTTGCTTTTTTGTACAGACTCCACAGCTACATGCGCATACGTTGGAAAACTATACAATTGGTATTCAATTAATGATGGCACAGAAGGTGATGGTAGAATTGTAGGTGGAATAGTAAATATTGATCCATTAGATAATCAAGTTAACACTTGGCGTGTTCCAAATGAAAATGATTGGTATGCTTTAGCATTGGCTATTGATACAGCTGCCACTCAATCTCCATGGAACAACGTTGCTGGTGGTCCTATGAAAACAACGACATGTTGGAGTAATCCAAATAGTGCAGCTACAAACACTACTGGTTTAAGTGTTTTACCATCTTCATATAGATTGGACAATGGATTATTTAGCGCAAATAATGGTCAATTAGGAACATACTGGGGATATGATGAGACAGATGCCATAAGAGCACCATACTACAGTTTGTCATATGTTGATGATACGTTGCTTACTGCAATATTTGACAAAAACTATGGATTACGTATACGTTTGGTAAGACCTATTGATTGCAACGAGGTAGATGGAGATTTCATATCAAATGCCTATAAGGATAATAGTGGTAATTTATATAATGGTAAAGTTATTGGAACTTTGGTTTGGTTAACTTCAGATTTAATTGACACCAAATTCAACGATGACTCAACGATTGCAAATTTAATATTTGATGCCCCATGGTCAGCAACAACAGCAGGTGCGTGGTGCTATCCTGAAAACAATGCATCTTATACAATAACTTATGTAAATGGTTGTGCAGAGGTTAAAATTGCATTTGAAGATTTCTTGGATTTTATTCCAACAAGTACTCAGACTTTTGTAGTTACCGCAGGTGCTGGCATTCAAGTTAATTCTACAGTTCTTGGCAGTCAAACAACATTTACAGTTACTAACACAGATCCTGGTTCAGCTGTTACTTTGGCAGATGCAGGTACAGGTGCACACACAGTACTTGTAAATGATGGAGTTGGACCTACTTTGGCTATAAAAGGATTGAAAGAAGGTGCTGGAATTGCATTGCCTGCTACTGGTACAGATGTTACTATTACAAATACTGATCCTGGATCTGCAGTTACGTTATCTGATGCTGGTACAACAACACATGAGTCATTAGTAAATGTGTGGTTTGGTCCAGCATTAGCAACTAAAGGTTTAAAGGCAGGTGCTGGAATTGGATTAACTTCTACAGCAACAGATATTACTATTACAAGTACAGGTGCTAAATCTGATGCGTATGGTGTTACATTTGGTGCAATAGGTACATCAGTAACAGTTACACATATACTTGCTACACCATACATTGTAGTATCTGTAACAAAACCAACAGCTGGAAACTATCCAAGTGTTGCATTGGTTCATGGTATAGATTATTCATATTCAATTCTAAGTGCTAATTCAATTTCAATTACTACTTTGTCAGCAGCTGCAGTTGGACAAATGTGGGTAACAATGGTTGGATAATAATAGATTATTATAATTACAAGCAGACCCTTGCATAGCTGTAAGGGTTTTGTTTTTTTGATTACATTTGTTAAAACCAATTATTTTGCCTATATTTTAATGAGGATCTGTTATGAAAAATTGTATGCCAGATGTTAAAGCTCCAAGATTTAGAAAGACAACAAAGAAAACTGTTGTCAAAGAAATGGTGGATCATATACAATCTGAAGTTTTTGCAGCCAAGTATTTAACAGAGAAACAAATAAAAAGAATATTACTTGAGTTTAATAATGAAGTTTGGAATACTGTAATTGAAAAAAGAGATGGTGTTGAAATACCAAGTCAGCTAGGTCATTTGTTTATTGGTACATGTCCACGTAAGAAAAGTAAAAACGTAGATTTTAAAACCTCATCTGACTATGGCAAAGTTATTCAACATAAGAATTATGAAAGTGATGATTATCTCGCAAAAATATTCTTTACAACATTTGCAAGCAGATATAAATTTAAGAATAATGAATTATGGGGATTTGCTGGAGTAAGAGACTTTAAAAGAACAGTGGCAAAGGAATATCCAAAAAAATGGAACATGTATATTCAAGTAGATCCTCGTATGAAAATTAGTAGTCTTTACAGAAGTAGATTGTACAATATTGAAAGAACTGAAGATGCTAAAGAAGGTTTAAAGACATATAACGAATTTGAATTTTAAGATGACAGTTGGACAAGCCATATCAAGAGTGCGTAACCAGATTAAGTCTGTAAAGCAGGATGCAAATATCACAGATAGATATTTGTATTCTATGATTATGAAGCATGCACGTTTTTTCATGCATCGCCAAGATAATCTAAATCGCATAATGAAATTCAATAGTGTATTTCAAACACTTAATTACATTGAATTGATTACTGTAGACAAAGCTGAAGCACAATGCTATGGTGTTGATACAGGGTGTTATTTTAAAAGAACCAAGGATAAGTTACCAAGAATGATTGAAGGTTACTATGGTCCTTTGCTAAGAGCTGTTACATCATTAGATTTATCTCATCAATTACTGCCTACATTTCCATCTACATTTCAGCAAATTTCTAAACAAAGTACATTTAAGTACAATAACAAAAAATACTATTGGTATTTGAATGGTTATTTATATTTTCCAAATCTTGACTGGGATGCGCTAAGAATTGAAGGAGTATTTGAAGATGATATTTCAAAACTAACTTGTGACACAGCAGATGACTGTTTAGCTATTACAGATCAGAAAATAAATGTACCAGAATTCTTATTCTCAGAAATTGAACAACTAGTAATGCGTGATTTAGGTGTGATGATTCAAATACCATCTGATCCAGGTCAGTCAGCAACAAGTGCAACATCATAGTAAATGAAAACAGAACTTAAATATAGAACATTTGATGAGCTTCTTGACAGCGTTAAAATTGATATAAGAACGTATGATCTTGAAGGAATGATTGATGATCAAACTCTTATCAAAGTTGTTCAACGTGTTAATTATGATTTAGGATTAAAAATAAATCCTAATCGTACTAAGATGTTAGAAGTATCTAATTATCGCGCAAAATTACCATCTGATTTTTATGTATTGAATCATGCATTGTTGTGTAATGGTTCAATTGAAACTCAAACACCTCCTTTATGGTCTTACAAAACATATCAGCAAGGAGTAGCAGATGGTATATATCAAGCTGAATTTGAAATCTATAGAAAAATGGTAGAGCAATGTACTAAGGTTATGACTATTGCGCCAGGTATCAATACAGTTACACATAACTTAGGAACTAATTATGTAATTGTACAAGCACTTGCTGCAAATCATAATCTATTAAACTTAGAGATTATTGTAGTTGACCAAGATACAATACAATTAATCTCTAATTACACAACCACATATAGCGGTGTAGTTGTTACAGTTATGGGTTCTAAAGCAACTTGTGATGCAACATGTCCTCCAGATCCTTGTCCAATTCCACCTAATCCTTGTGTAATAGATTCAAGTCCTTGTCATGAAACAACATTGACTAATGAAAATGGACATCCTGTTGTTATAGACAGATGTAATGGTAGAACAAGAAAGTTTAAAGATTTATTTAGACTAGGTATTGTGAAAAACAATTCAGTATCTGCAGATTGCGCTGACGTAAATTCTCGCAATTATTACAATGTGTACTTAAAGAATGGATTCTTAGAAACAAACTTTAAAGAAGGTGAGGTGCTGATTATGTATGAAAGTGTAATGGAAACTGACAAAGGAGATCTTATGGTTCTCAGTCATCCATATGCTGATGAGTACTATGAGTATGCATTGAAAGAAAGAATTTATGAGAACCTTGCTCAGGCTGGAGAAAACACTGTACAGCTTATGCAACTTATGTCTGGAAAACTTCGTGAAGCAAGAAACAAAGCTTTAGGATTTATAAATACTCCTGACTTTGGTGAAATGAAACAGATATGGGAAACAAATAGAAAAGCACAGTATCACAGATACTATGACATGTTTAAAAATTACATGCCTTATCATCCATATTATACTTAAAAGCAATGGCTGAAGGAATCCAAAATACATCAAACTCTAAAACAAATTCCTTTAATAAAGGAATGAATAAAGACAACACTGACATTTATATGTCAGAGGGTCTTTGGTACAATGCTATCAATGCTATAAATAACTCTCACTATGGTGAGTCTGGTTCAATAGGTAATGAACCTTCAAACAGATATTGTACAGAAGCACCATACACAATTATTGGATATGCTTTCATTAGAGAAACAGAATGGTTAATTTTCTCTACAAATAATGTAAGCTCTGAAATAGGAATTTTTGATGAGTCAAGATGTTCTTATGCAAAAGTGATTAATGATGATTGTTTAAATTTTAACACAACACACCTTATTACAGCTTTTGTAAAAGAAAATTATGACTGTACATTTTCAGCGTACTGGCAGGATAATCTAAATCCAGACAGAACAATGAATATCAATGAGGTTCCCTATATCTGCGAACCTGCAAGTGACAATCCTTGTGATGGTGAGATTTGTACAGATAGACTTGATTGTGATAAGATTCGTTTGCATCCATTAATTCAACAACCATGTGTTACTATTAGAAAAGCGTTAGGTGCTGGGCAATTGAATAATGGAAGTTATATGGCAGTCATTGCTTATTCAGAAAATGGAATTCGTTTGACTGAGTATTCAATGCCTAGTGTGCCTCAAGGACTATGGCAAGATAGTGGTCAAGGTGGAAGTATTCAAATTGACCTATCTGATTTAGATGAAGAATATGAAGAGTATGAACTTGTAATTATTTCAGTTGTCACACAACAAGCTATTGCCAAAAAGATTGGTTATTATAACATTAATCAAAAAACAGTAGTACTTGATATTATTCAAGGTAGTTTGGAAACTGTGCCACTTTCATATATACCATTAAGAAATGTTGTATATGAGCGTAGTGAGAAGATGGCTGCTGTTAATGGCTATCTTATTAGAAGTGGAGTAAGTACTCAACCATATATCAACTATCAAATACAAGCAAATAAGATACGTACTAATTGGGTTGCTGTTGAATATGACGTTAATTTTTACTGGAATGGTGGTAATCATGTTGGCTATATGCGTGATGAGGTCTATTCATTTTTTATTAGATGGATATACAATACAGGTAATAGAACAGCATCTTACCATATACCAGGAAGAGCTGCAGTCCCATCAGATTTAGTAAACATCACAACAAGTGATGTTGTAGACCCAACAGAAAATAAAGCGTGGCAAGTTTATGATACTTCAACTTTTGTACCTGCATCAGGAGTAGAAAAAGATGGAGGTATTGTTATTGCTAGAGGTCAAATGGCATATTGGGAATCTGTAGAAAGATATCCTACTAATCCAGAGGTATGGGGTGATTTATGTTATGAACCTATACGCCACCACAAGATGCCATCTAATGAGACTACTCATATACATAATCAGGGTGGTAGTAAAATTGTAATTCTTGGTGTTGAGTTTTCAAATATTGAACCACCAGTTGATGCAAATGGTAATCCAATTCCTGATATTGTAGGATACGAAATATTAAGAGGCTCAAGAGAGAATAACAAATCTATTATCACAAAAGGATTGTTCTCCAACATGGTTGAGTTCAATGTAAATGGTTCTATTGGTAATAGAAAAGGATTATTTGAAAATTATCCATATAATGACTTAAGACCTGATCCATTTTTATCTGATGATTATACAATCTTAGATAATAATGAGAATGAAGAACCTTGGGAAGATGCTTCTAAGCTAAATAAATATAAGAAAAATTATCTTGCGTTTCATTCTCCTGAGATTCATTTTGAAAGACCTGCGTTTGGTACAAACTACATAAAGATATACACTGAAGAAAAAGGTACATCCACAGGTAGATACGAATTGCCATACAAACATCCTAGATTTAAATTACTTACAGACAATGCATTTACATTAGCAGTAGGTGTAGGTTTAGGAATTGCACTTATTGAAGCTCTAGGAAAGTCAACTATTAAAGGTGGTAACTTTCCACTTGCTGTAGGTAGTGGTGCACCTTACGCAGATGCTACTCGTGATTCTGCACCTGCTACAACTATTGCAGATTTAGTTAGTGGTGGTATATTATCAGCAATTTCAACAGGTGGTCAAGCTAACGCAATTGGTACTGTTGCAGGTATTGTTCAGTTTATTCTACAACTTAGTTTTTGGGTTCCAAAAGGAATGAGTGTAGTATTAGATTTGATACGCAATATGGCTAATTATAGAGACTATGCATTGCAATATAACAGTCATGGTTTCTATTCTAATTATGCAAACGTAAATAATACCAGTGTTCCTTCAGGATACGCAAAATGTTTTAGAAGAAAAGTGCAAAACAATATGATTAAATATATTGGAATGCATGTTCAAGATTTTGACAATTCATATAGAATAAACAATTTAAACAGAACTAAATTTTTATGTTTAAAACTGACAGCTGATTTACCAAATCCAGCATCAGCAGATAACTCTAAAAAACGCGTAAAAGATTTAGATGGTGTTGTAAACGGAATTACTTACAAAGATCCTTTTGGTGAATTTACATCAAGTATATGTCAATATTATGGTGCAATAAAAGTTGATTATCAAAATCAATATGGACAACTCTATGGCATTGTTCAAATACCAACAGATTCTTGTGTTTATGAAACAACTCCAGCTGTTGGTTTAACTTATTCTACTTCAGCTATTTTTGGAGGAGATGTCTATATTAATAGATACACAGAAAAGAATCCATATTTCTTTTTTAACACATGGATGCTTGGTGAATTAGATGGTACAGAATGGGATTATAGAAACTATGTAAATGGACCTGCTCCTAGATATTGGGCAAACTATGCAAACTTTGATTCATCAGATTTTGATTTAACATTTTCTTGGAACTTTCCAACAGACCTTCTTCCTGACTTAGATGCAACTACGCCATCTGATAACTATAGATTAGATGCACCAGGTAATAATGGTGCAACACTTAGATTAGTTAGAAAAAATAACTGGTTTTATTTATTCTATAATGGTGTACGTGATTACTTTACAGAGTCAGAATTAAACATGGCATATAGAGATTATGGACTTGAGGATTTCCAAAAGTTTTATGATGTGTATGGCTTTTCATTTAATGACATAAGCACAATGTTTAGGTCAGATATTATTTCTAAACCAACATACTATAAATATGACTTATCACTTAGTAGTTCCAAACTATTTAACAACCTTGCAAACTGGGGACAAATATTACCACGTGACTATGACCCACAATTGTATTCATCATGTTTTGAATACTACCCACGAAGAAGTGTCTATTCATTACAACAACGATCAGGACTCAGAAGAGATAACTGGAGAAACTATCTACCCCTTAACTATAAAGACTTCTATGGTAAAGTAAACATTATCAAACCATTGAATGCAACTGGTGCTCTTATCTTATTTGAAGATGCAGAACCTACAACATTTGTAGGCGTTGATCAACTTCAAACTCAAGGTGGAACAAAAGTAACAATTGGTGACAGTGGATTATTTCAACAAAACTTTCAGAGTCTTGTTAACGCTGATGATGCTCTTGCATATGGCTCTTCTATATCATCAAGAGCTGCGATAAATACACCATATGGGTTATTCTTTGTCTCACAAGACATAGGTAAAGTGTTTACATCAAATGGTTCAGGAATAGAAGAAATATCGCGTACTGGTTTAAAATTCTGGTTTGCAGAAAATTTACCTTCTAAAATGTTGGAGGTATATCCAAACTATCCTTTGTATGATAATCCTGTTGCAGGTATTGGCGTTCAAGCAATTTATGACTCAACATATGAGTTAGTGTACTTCTCAAAAAAAGATTATAGACCTTTGAGAAATGATTTGCTATTTGATGATCCAAATGGTGTTCCATATTATATCTGTGGTGAAATTACACCTGGTGACATTCCTTATGAACCACCTGTTATTGAACCATGCGAAGGTGGTTGTCCTCCAGAAGCTGTTATTATAGATGGTGAATGTGTTATTGAAACTACTGTGCCAGCAGAGTTTACAGGAGCAACTCTTGAAATTGATGAGGCAACAAATAATGCTGCATATAATAAGTCTGGAATAAGATTATATCCAGATATTACCTCAGAAATAAAACCATTAAAAGGTGTTGGTAATAACTCAACCTACAAGGTTAGAGGCATGAATGGAGTTGGTGCACCTGTGAATCCATTAGTAAATGTTCAAAATGAATTGTGGAATACAAGTGGAGCATGTGGTGGTCAAACTCGTGGTAGATTGAATATTGCAGGAGTATGGCCAAATGGTGGTCAACAACCTTTTGACACTGACGTATGTTTTTCTTTTTGTACAACAATACCAACAACAAAACAATATCTTATTGGTATTGCTGGTGACAATGAAGTAAAAATATATGTTGATGGAAATTTATGGGTATATCTTTCAGCACGTAATTCTGCTGGACAAGAGGATAGCAGTGTCACTGTTCCATTTACATCTTGGCACGTATTCCCTGTTACACTAACAGCAGGTACAAGAACAATAAGATTGTGTGGACGTAATCATAATTCAATTGCAGCGTTTGCTGGTGAGATATATGACATGACACTTACACAGTTTCAATCAAGCGGACTTCTTACGCCATACACAACATCTCCTTTAGATTGTGGACCAACTCCAGCAGATTTAGAACCTTTTATCATATTTTCTACAAGAGATTTTATTGGAGAAGAAATTCCAGATCCTGAAAGCCAAGGTCATTATGTATGTCCTACTGGAAGTACAATGGTAGAAAGCGGATGTGATGTTCCACTTTGTGAGATTACTACAATTATTCCTGGTAGTCCTTGTCCTGATTGTCAGCTTGGAATATCTGCAGTTAATATTGATTACGGTCAATCTGTAACACTTACATGGTCAACACAAAATGCTGTTTCTGTAACGATGAATAATGGTGTTGGAACATTGCCATTAAATGGAAGTTTTACAGTCACTCCAGCTGGAAATACAACATATTCAATTCTTGTAGAAAATGCTGAAGGAGATCAAAAACTATGTGAGGTAAGTGTTACACTGAATGCAATTGTGCAACAATGTCCATGTGCATATGATGATCCAACATGTTTTGAACCATGTAATTGGACAGTAAGTTATGATCCAAAATCAAAAATGTGGATTAGTTTCCATGATTGGATTCCAACATTAATGATGCCATCATATCAAAATTTCTATACCATCAATGGTGATAGCATTTGGAAACACAATGATCGTTGGGATAGCTTCTGTAACTACTATGATACCAACTATCCATGGGAAATTGAGTATCCAATTGTTACACCAAATCAAATTACAACTCTCAGAAGTTTTGAATACTATCTTGATGTGTATAAATTCTACAATGATGGTAAAGATTATTTCCATGTGTTAGATGAAAACTTTGATAGAGCAATCCTTTACAATTCAGAGCAGATATCAGGGATTCTTAGAATGCGCATTAAGCAAAAAAGTAATCCATTAGACATCTTAGCAAATCCAGTAATTGGGCCAGACTATATTGAAATACTTTATTCCAAAGAAGAAAACAAGTATAGATTCAATACATTCTGGGATATTACAAATGATAGAGGTGAGTTCTCAGGAACCAAACTTCCAATGTGGAATACTGAATGTGCAGGAGTCAAAAAGTTTATTAATCCAGCTTATGTTGATTACAATAAATCACCACTTGAACACAAAAAGTTCAGACATTATGGTAATAGAGTAATTTTGAGAAAGAATATAAGTGGAGATAATAAGATGGTTCTTAAACTTACAAACGTTAAAAATTTAAATAGCCCAAGATAATGAGTTCAAACAATCCTAACAAATGGACAATAGCTGATGTATTAGCTAACTTTGGTAAAAGACAAGCAGAAGTTCAGCAAGAAAAACAATTGAAAGATCAATTGAAACAATCACTTATGCAAAATCAAGCTCAAGCTCTTAGTCAGTTTGTTCCTGGTATGCAACAACAAATGTCTCCTCAAGAAGAGATGAGCATGGAGCAAGCATATCAACAAGCAAAGCGTGGTGGTATACATCTAGATCCTGCTAAAAAAGGAACATTCAAAGCTCAAGCGACACGCATGGGTATGGGCATACAAGAAGCAGCTGCACATATATTGGCAAACAAAGATAACTATTCATCAGCAATGGTAAAGAAAGCAAACTTTGCTAGAAACTTTGCCAAAGAAGAAGGTGGTACAATTAATAATCCTGGGTTTAATGCTTTGCCAAATTACGTGCAGAATAAGATTCTTAACAATATGGAGTATGGTGGAACCATTCCTTCTTCTCCAGAACAATGGGAAGAGTACATTAAATCAATTGAATCACAAGTAGGTAATCCTGCAAGTTGGACATTGGAAGATTATAACATGTTGCAAAATGCGCTTAACCAGTATAAAAACTGGAGAGAAACTACACCTGAAGGTCAAGCTGTTGTAGATTATCACAATGAACCAGGAGAGTATGAAATTCAAGTTCCTGAACATTTACAAGGTTATGTGACAGGCATGATGAAATCAAAACTTGCATATGCAAATGAGTTTGGTAATCCTGCTGCAAAAAGAATGATAGTTGCTCCAGATAATCCATATGATTTTGGAAATGGTATGACAGGTACTCATTATATGGCAAGTATGGATGATTATGCTGTTCCACAGATACAAAATCAAAATGGCCAATTAATGCTTGGTGACTATGGTTCTGAATCTAATGAAGCAATGAGATTTAATAATCCAGCTGAGGCACAATACTTTGCAGAGCACTATAAACAAGTTTCACCAGCATTTAATCAAGAATACAGAAAAGGTGGAGAGATGATCAAACGTGCTGATGGTTCTTATTCTCAAAGAGGACTATGGGACAACATAAGAGCAAACAAAGGTTCAGGTAGAAAACCTACACGTGAGATGATAGAGCAAGAACGCAAGTTACGTAGAAAAGCAATGGGTGGCATGATGGGTCCTTCTGATTGTAAGGAAGGGTATGAGTGGGATGACACATACCAAGTATGTGTTCCCATAGAGGGAACAGTTACACCAGAATCATTAGAGACAACAGAGTACATGAAGAACTGGTATGACAATCGTTCTAAAATTTTAACTGATCCAGCGTATCTTGAAGCAATTGGTAATCCAGAAAATCCAAAAGATGCAGAATTACATGTGAAATTAATGAATACAGTTATTCCACAAATGCAACAACAATATGGTGAAATTGAAGAAGGTCAACCTCTAACTCCAATTGAGTATACAGGTCCTCTTGCAGATCCAAATGCTGTTGGTGAATATGTGTACGGTGAAGATGGCGCATTAGGAAGCATTCGTGTTAGAAAAGATGAGTTATCAAATCCAATCAAACAAAAATCAACAATGATACACGAATGGACTACAGGGATGAATGAACCATTTTTTGAAGATACAAAATATCAAAAGTTTTATTCAAATCTACTAGGTGAAACCTTAATGCCATGGGAAGACTTTCGTAGTAGAGCTATTTCAGAAGGCAAATTAGATCCAAAAGACTCTAAACAAGAAGAAATATTAGAGCAAAATTATGACTATTCTACAACACCATCTGAAGATAACATACATTCAAATATAAATGTAGCAAGACAATTATTTAACTTGCAACCAACAGATGTGATCACTGAAGAAAAAGTTGATGAAATGTTAAAAGAAGCAGAACAAAAAGGTTATTTAGATAAAAACAGTCCTAACTTTATTGATGATATTTATAGAATTTATAGATTGAAAAAAGATAACAAGTCTTTGGCAAATCTATTTAATCTTCTTGCTGATTCTGGCAAAGGTAAAAATGATGTGTTTGGTTCTGATATTCAGATGGCCAAATATGGAGGAAATATAGGAAAATTGCGTAAGTTTTTTTAACTTTAATTGATGGCAAAGTACAGTGAACAAAGGATGTTTGAGAAACTTTCTGAATTTTCAAATTCAAGAAGGAAGAAAACTGATCTCAAAAAATATCCTGATGGTGGTGAGTATTTGACAGTAGATGGTGAATATCATAGAGTTTATAAAAACGCTAATGGTGATGTTATAGTTAATCATCCTCAAGAAGATAAAGGTAAATGGGACACAATCAATCTTACAGATAAAGCTGATGCTAAAACTGTAGCACAAGGAGTTGCTGCTACTAGAAAATGGCATAGGGAAAATCCTATAAAATCTTATGCTGAAGGTGGCCTTACAAAATTTGTAGGTGGTGGTAATCCTGGTGATAAATACTATAGATATCAAAATACTCAGTATAAAAAAGATCAACAAGGTAACTGGTACAAATGGAATGGAAAGACATGGATTATGTCTGGAAATGGTTCTAGTGCCTATGATATGGATAATTATATGCATCCTGAAGACTATTTGCAGCGAGGAAGAATGCAAGCAGATGATTCAAACTGGGGTAATGACAAACCAAAAGCTACAGTATCTAATTATGAAATTCAACGTAACCAAACACTGAACAGTCCATTTGCTACAACAACTCAAAAGATAAAAGCTACAAATAGTCCTATTGCAAGTAATGTAAAAATTCAACAAGACTTATATAAACAAAAAGAAAAAGAGGATAAGCAAAAAGAATTAGAAAGACTTGAAGAACAAAGACAACAACACTTAAGAACTGTTGGTTCTGATAATACAAGAGTTGATAACTCCATTATAACTAATAATTCGTTAGGAAATATTCCAAATATACTTGAGCAAACACTATCAATAACTAAAGCTCAAAATGATGCAGCTCGTCAGATTGTAGCTCGTGGAGACTTTGCTCAGCATTTTCCAGAGTTGTATAAAGAATACATGTCAAAAGAAAATGGAAATAGAGAAGGTGGTCCTCTTTCAATGCAAGATATTGTACTTAGAGAGATGCGTACAAATCCTGATTTCTTTAGCACACTTGAAAGTAGAAAAGAAGCAGCTTGGAAAAAAAGTGAACAAAGAATATATGATAATTTGGCATGGTGGGAAAAAGGTTTAAATGCAACACAAGCGTTTATTGCTGACCCATTAATGGTTACTAATAATGCTTTATTTAGAGGTGAAGGGCCAATGGTTGGACAAGGTGAATGGTCAATTGATCCTGAAAGATTTTCTGCAGAAGATAACTATTATTATGATAAGTTTTCTGGTAAATCTAATTCTACCTTTAATAATATGCTCAACGTTGTAAATATTGGTCGTGCAGGAGCAGGAGCAGGTTTGGCATTAAGAGAGGGTGATTATGGAGACGCTGTATTTAATCTTGCAACAGTAATACCAATGGTTAAAGGTGCTAAGTATGGTTGGAAAGGATTAAACGCATTGATAAAAACTCAACCGTTAAAGTATATACCAGGATTAGCAGGAACAAGTTGGGGTGGAATGACTACAGGTCAAGCTTTAGCAGGATATGGCGCATATCATGGATTGGGTCATAACCTTCCAAAAGCATATGACGCATATAGTAGCGGTGATTGGAAAACAGGTAATGAAGAGTTATTTATGGGTATTGCTAATACACTTCCATTTGTAGCAGAAGCTAGATTAGGTATACCAAGTGTACTTGATGATATAACAATGGCTGGTGCTAAAATTAAGCAAGGATACAATACAGTTGCTCAAGGCGAAAGCGTTTTACCTTTTGCTTGGAAAAATCCAGCAGCCAATTTAGATGGTGCTGTTTCTGAAACAATGTTTAATAAAATTTTACAATCAGATGACTTTACACCTGCTGAAAAGGCAATGTTAAAAGAATATCAATTTTCTAATTATCCATTTGTAAAACCAGGTCCAAAACAAGATGCATTTAATGAATTAATTGGAAAGGCAAATTTAAAATTTCCAGAAGATGCTGTTGTAACAAGAGCATTTTCAAATCCTGAAAGAGACTTTCAAGCATTTACTGGTGCATCTGATGATATAAAAACTATTTCAATTCAAGATAGACCATCTGCATTTTCAACTGGAGTAAGTAATAAGGATAGATACTATTATGGCAATACTGATAGAATTGTACTTAGTGGTAAAAATCTTAAAAAGGTAGAAGGTAACTTTGCAAAACAACGTTATGAACCATTAGAGCAAGGATATTATACTAACATTCCTGACGAAGAACTAACGGTAATTGACAACAGCAAAGGTAGTCGTTTGATAGGTGATTCTTATTATGGTACACAACGATTGAGTTCTGAAGAAGTTATGGCACAAGCAGAGGCACTATATGCAGAACAAAATGCTAGATATTCTGATGTCTCAGGTTTAGGTCCAAAACCACCTAAAGATCCAAACTTTCTTACTGGAAAACCTAAGTCAGGTAATCCTGCAGATGGAGTTTATACTGCAGAAGAGTCTGCAGAAATTTTTACAAATGAAGTAAATGATTACAATGAAAACTTAAGATTATTTGCTGATCCTGCTAATAAAGAAGAAGCCATTCAAAAAATCTTAGATAGAACAAGACCAGGATTTGCAAATACAAAAGGTCCAGTTGATGAGCTAGAATTATTTGGTTCTGGTTTTGATATGAAGGTTGTAGGAAAGTTTCCTAATAAACATGGAGGTTTTGATTATGTAGTAAAACCAAGAAATATTAGAACTCTAAAAAAACCTAATGCACAATCACAACCAAATTGGCAAAAACCATCTGAAACACAACTTAAACAAGAATATCATGTTGAACATGAGTTAAAAGGTAATACATTTTTTAACAGTGAAGATGAATTTATGAGTGCTGTTAAAAATGGTACAGTTGAAGAAATTACACCTGAACTGGATGCATCTATTGGCTATAGAAGTAGAACTGGTAGTAAAGATGCAATGATAGATTTAAGTAAAGGTTACAAGTCTTGGCCAGAATTTAGAAATGAGAATACAATAAATGCTATTTATGATGGCTTGAGTTCTGGTAAAGATATGGATATGCCAATAGTATTAGAATTTTCTGATGGTACAAGAAGAGTATTTTCAGGTAATACTAGAATGGATGCTGCCTTTCAGTTAGGAAAGAATCCTAAAGTACTAGTTGTAAAAGTTCCAAATAATAAAGCATTAAATTCAATTGAAGTAGACACAACACCATTACCATCTAAACTGAGTGACAAACCAATTACATATGGAGAATCTTCAGATTTAACAATTGGTCCTGATAAAATGTCAGGAATGAAATATACACGTATTGCAAATGAAGCTGAAAAACAAAAGTTATTAAATGAGTCTCCTGAAAAAATTACTAGTGTATATAGAGAACAATGGCCATCAAAAGGATATGAATCTGCAGATGATTTTCCAATGTCAAGAGCAGGTCAACAACAAGCATTAGATGAATCTACAGACTTTGCATTAAAATGGGCATTTAAAGATTCAGATGTTTTTAAAAAGGCAGATAAAATCCTTGCACCATCAATTAAAAGATTGAATGAAATTAAAGGTACAAATGACCCTCGTGGTGGTTTATATAAAAACGCAGTAGAATCACTCAATAGACAATTGCGTTCTATTAATGCACAAGATCAAGATGATGCAATAAAAGAATTTTTAAAATTAAATCCAGATAAAACAATAGCTGATATAGGAGATCATACAAGTGAACTTGTTCAAATTTTGGCTAAACAAAATCCTAATAATGGCATTATGCAAAGACTTCTTCAAACAAGTGAGTCTGTGCTTAATATGGAAAAAGAAGCAAAACAACTTCAAAGCACAATAGGAGAACAAATGAAAACTATAGAGGCAAATATTGATCCTAAGTTTAAAGATAAAATTCTCAAAATTTATGAGGATACAATGCGTGATGACCCTGCTAGATTTGATCAAATTAAAACTAAAATTGATGAACCATATGCAAGTGGAATAGCTGATAAATTTACAGGTCTTGAAGATAAAATAAAACTTGTACATCCTGCAAAACATGAACCATCTTTCCAATCATTATCACCATTTGAAAAAATGTATGTGGGGAATAACTATGACAATATTGGTGGAGTTGCAATGGAAAATTCAACAATAACACTTGGTTCAAAACCAAATACGCTTGCAAATCAATTTATGGGAGTTGTAATACCAGAAACTGAAACTTTAGAAACAGCATCAGATCCTAAAGTAATACACTTTATTGATCAGTATATGAAAGCTCCTGATCGTATAGCAGAAGTTAATACACATGAACTAGGTCACAATTTTCAAAAGTTTTATGGAAACTGGATTTCACGACTTCAACAAAATGATCCATCATATGGTTATTTTGTTACAAGACAAGATCCTAAAAGTGAATTGTTAACTATGATGAAAGAAGTTATGGTTGAACCAACTGTACCAACTACTGATGCAAAAATGGTAACAAGTATGACAGATCAAACATGGTTAGCTGCACCAAATGAATTACATTCTGACTTAATGATTGCAAGATACAAACTTGCAAAAGAGTTAATGAAAACATATAATATATCTATGGAAGAGGCTATAGCAAATATTAAAGCTCCTGAAAATCAAGATTATTATGCTGAATGGTTAATGAAAGATCCAGAGGTAGCTCCTCATTTTAAAGAAGATGCACCTAATGAACTAAAGGCAGGAATTGTTAAGTATTTACCAATACTTATTCCAGCAGCTGGATATGGTGTTGTACAAGGAATGAATTCAGATACACCAAAAAATAAATATGGTGGCAATATAAAAACTTTAAGTAAATTTATCAGAAAATGAATAACATGTTAGAATATATGACTGGAGGTCAATGCTACAAATGTGGTGGCAAAGTGCGTTACGCTGATGGTGGAGATACAATGCAACAAGATCAAGCAGCTGTTGCAGACATGGGTCAAATGCAAAAACAACCAATGCGTCCACCTAGTGCATTGGATGCAAGTGCTAAACAGCTTATGACTTTTTTGCTACAACAATTAGATAAAGGCACAAGTGAACGTATACTTAAAAAGACATTAATTGATTCTGGTGTAAAACGTGACCAAGCTGAAGAATTGATAATGGTTGCCAAACAAGAGTACATGAAACGTGCTCAAGAAGGTGATTATGTAAATGAAAAAGCACGAGAGCAACAGTTGCAGCAAGAACAGCAGATGGCATTGCAACAGCAAATGGGAATGTTTAATAACCAAGACCCAATGGGAATGGGGCAACAAGCTGGACCACAAACTGGTATGGATCAATCTCAAATGGCAATGGCTCAAGGTACTGATCAACAGCAAATGGCAGATCAAGAAATGGCAATGCAAGGAAAGTATGGTGGCTCTATGAAAAAGTTGCGTAGATATGGTGCTGGTGGTAATTCTTGTCCTGATGGATATGAATGGAATGAAATGACTGCAACATGTATGCCTACTGCTGTTACAGCAAATACTGCATCACAAGGTGCTGGTGGAATGAAAATATTTGGTGGCAATGAGCTTACTGGACCGCAAGGTGCAAAAGCAGGAATGGATCAGTACAATCAAAATGTTGTTGCTTCTGCACAAGCTGCTGATGCCAGAAATAGTGCACAAGCTAATTTTTATGGTAACATGTTATCAACCTATGATGCTAATCGCGTTGCACAAAAAGAAGCATCACAACAAGCTATTGGTAATTTGTATTCTGGTATTCGCAATGATCAAATGACAAATCCACAAAATAACTTTTTCCAATCATTTCAAAATGCAACTAACCCACAACCAGTTGTTACACAACCAACTGCAACTCAAGGATATGCACGTTATGGTGGACTTAACAAATTTGTCAATGGTGGAATGAAACAATATGGTGCTGGAGGTACTGAAGATGGATGTCCAATTGGATACTACAAAGGTCCTGATGGTGACTGTTTAAAAATATTTGGTTCAGATCAAGCACAACAAGAATATCAAACACAAGTCGTAGACTTTTATAACAGTGGCAAAGTTGATCCTAGCATGAATAGAGCACCAATGCAATCTTATGAGGAATTTATTTCTCAGAATCCTGCTCAGGATCAAATGTATACTGAAATGAAAACAAGTCCTGCTGCTTACCAAAATTATGTAAACCAATACTCTGCAACTAATGCTAGTAATACTGGTGCAACACCTCAGTTATCATACGACCAATGGAAAACTGGAGCAGCTAATAATCCATCTGGCGCAATGCCAACAGATCCACGCTTGACAAATAGTCCATATATTGTAATGTCTGATAAAAATAAGATTGCAAATATTGATTCAAACTGGGCAACAAGAGCAATGGCAGTAAGTAATTCATTTGCAGATCCAAGATTTGCCCCTATTACTGGTGGATTTGGTCCTGGACTTAAATTCTTAATGGGTGCAGCTGCAGTTGCTGGAGGTGCAGGATTAGGTATTGCTAAAGGAATGGCTGGTGATGAATCTCGTGTTTATGATGATAAAGGAAATGTATTCTTTTACAATAGCAAGCGTGATGAAAAAAGAGCATTAAATAAGAATCAACCTGCATCTGCTCCTACACAAAATCAAGGATATGTGCAACCTACTACATCTACTGCACCAGAAGCAGCTCCACCAACTACTGTTACAGGTCAAGATAAAGTTAACTATATGAATAGTCAATTGAATGTCAACAAACAACCAGAAGGTTCTGCTTCAGGTGACTTACAATCAACAGATCCAACTGCTCCTAATTATAATCCAAATGCTGGTAGTGGTACTGCGTCTCCGCAACCTGTAACTGCACAACCTGTGGCACAACCATCAATAATGACTAATTTATCAGGACCAATTAATGATGAGGAGAATAAAAGGGATGGTGGTGAGTGGAATCCATTTGTAGATAATAGACGTAAATTGAGAATTACAATGCCCATGTATGCTCCAGGTGGTGCAGTTGATACAGAAACTTCTCCATATAGTCAACAAGACTGGGCAAGTAAAACTGGTAGACCATTCCCATTAAATAGAAACGATTGGGATGCTTACAATACTTATGTGTCAAATTTCAATAATCCATCAGTTGCTGGCACACCTTCTACTAATGGAATGATTAATACTACTGACAACACTAATAATGCATTGAGTGCAAACCCAAATGCTAACATGACTGATACAAAAGAGTATACTACTCAACAAGGAGATCCATTAGGATTTAAAGCAGCAAGTAATACATATCAAGGTCTTACTATGATGGAGGATGCTACAGCTCAATGGGGAGAAAGAAGAGCAGTAAAGGATTTAAAGAAACGTCAGAAACAAGCTGGTAATACTATGATGGCCAATAATGCAATCAATACTCAAGGAAGTTTTGGTACTTGGAACTTGAATGCTGGACCAGGAGCCAATCAATATGTTGCAGACCTTGGTCATACTCAAGACTGGGGTACTACACTTTCTAAATTTGGAGGAACCAAAAATTATAGAAGAGGTGGAACATATATGATTTCTCCACAAGAGCTACAAGCCATTATACAGATGGGTGGCGAGGTTGAATTTTTAGATTAGAATTCCTACATTTGTATTATGGAGGATAGGATAAATCAGAATAATTTTGTAACTTCTAATGAGGGATGTGGTAAGACATATCCCTTTTTAAAATTTTAAAATATGTTTAAGGTACGCATAAAAACATCTCCAGAAGGTGGAACATATAAAAGCACAGGACAACAAGAAGGATACGGTCTTGTAAGAAACTTACGAGGAATGCAAGTATCTCCTGAGTCTGTTGCAGTAAATGATAAAATGGGTGCTATTCCAAGGGATCAAGCAAATATAGAAGTTGAAGGTGGCGAATCTGTTATTGGCGATGTCAATAAAGATGGCACTATGGAGCTTATGCACTTCCAAGGAAAAAGACACACTGAAGGAGGCGTTCCTGTAAACATACCAGAAGGCTCATTTATTTACTCAGATACAAAAAGCCTTACAATTAAAGATCCAGAAGTAATTGAGAAAATATTCAATCTTCCTGCAAGAAAACAAGGATACACACCTGCTGAAATTTCTAGGAAATATGATATCAATGTTTATATTGAGATTTTAAAAGATGAAACTTCAGATCCATTAGCAAAACGTTCTGCAGCTGAAATGCTTAAAAAGAACAAACAGAAACTTGGTTTACTTGCTTTTATTCAAGAGTCAATGAAAGGATTTCCTGATGGAATTCCTGCTATTGCTGAAGAGGTTCTTTCCACAATGGGAATTGATCCTAATCAAATGGCACAACAATTTGCTCCACAACAACCTCAACAAGGTATGGGTATGCAGCAAGGTGCTATGCCTCCAATGGGAGAGCAAGGTATTCCAATGTCTGAAGATGAAGATGCTATGGCTGGTATGATGCCTGAAGGACCTGCAGTTGCACCTGAAGATATTGCAAATCAAATGCAAGGTAAATTTGGAGGGACTATGCTTCCTTCTTATGAAGGTGCAGGTGTAGTAGACTTTAATCCAGATCCATTTGCTGTTTATACAAACTCAGTTTTTAAATTTCAACCAGGGACGCAAAGTATGAATCTTAGTTGTAAACCTGGATTTGTTTATAACAGTCATATTGGAGAATGTGTAACTCCTATGTGGAAAAATACAAAAGAGGTTTACAGAATACCTTATGAAAGTTTTCAAAAAAATCATGAAGACTTTGTTTTTTCACGAGGTTCTACTTCAGCTCCAGTTAAAAAACAATCTGCTGCTGACAAAAAAGCTCAAGAGATATTTGATAAGTCATTTAAAATAATTGACAAGGGTCCTACTAATTATGAAAAGTCAAAAGCTGAACAAGCGAGACTTATTGAAGAAAAACGTAAAAAAGAAGGTTACTACGAAAAAGCAAGTCAAGCAGGTACACTTACTAAAAAAGTATTTGAAGGTACAGCTACAAGTGAAGAAGAGGCTTTATTAAAAGATCTTAATAAATACTTTTTGGGATTAGATCCTGCAACTGGTAAGTTTACAGATGAACGTCAAGCAGAAGAAGATCTTGTATACAGTATAGATAAAAAGTATGGAACTTTAAGTATTGAGCAAAAGGAAAAACAAAAAAGAGAAGAGAAAGCTAAAGCAGAAGGATTTGAGAGTTATGCTGATATGGTCACAAAAGAAAAAACATTTGGTGATGCTATTCCAGGATTTGGGTCTAAAGATGCCCTTAAAGAATATATGAATTCTGGTTCAGGTCAGTTTACAGCAGGAGATACGTTTTACAAAGCACTTTTATCAAATGATCCTCAGCAAATGATTGCTGCAGCTGATGACATAAAAAATATTGATGTTGATTGGAGTTTAGGATGGTTGCCTTTTACAGATCAAGATAAGGTTGATGACATGTACAGCATATTGTATGAGCAAGCTTATAAAATCTTAAACGAAAAGGAAAAAGTCAAAATACAAAAGTATTATCAGACAGATGACATGCTTAAAAAAGCTGATGATCTTATAACTGACTATGATAAAAAAGCTAGAGAAGCAGTAGATGTAAAAACTAAAAAGCAATATGCTGATCTTGCAGCTAAATATAAACGATATAAACAATACTTAGAAAGTCCAGGTCATGAAAGCTGGAAAAAGAAAGTCAACTCTTCAAAGTTTGAAGCAGAGGATAGTTGGCTACCTGGACCAGGTATAGGAAGTGTAATTCAGGATGAGGAAGTTATGCCTCGCTATGGATACCCTACTGACTTTTTATTTAACGAAACAGAAATCCTTGGAATAAATCTTAATAGAGATGATGTTGTTGAAGGGTCTGATTCATGGTTTGATGGGCCTAGATTCAAAACTTATTTTGAAATATATGATGAAATTACAAAAGGTCATGACAAAATAAAAGGTACTACTGTTGCAACAATTGCACCTATAGCTAATAAAGGATTGACACACACAAATGAAAGACAAGGTTTTCTAAACTATAATGCACCAGAAGTAATTGACAACGTTAGAACAATAAATCAAGTTCAAAATCCTTCTAATAGTGCAAAGGATGCAAAAGGTTATGCTCAACCATATAAACTTAAAGCTGCACCAAACTCAATATTTACAATGGGTAAAAATGTGGATGGTCAAATGGTTTGGTTTGAAGAAACACAAGATGGTGCACAATTAGAAGTATCAAATCAAGCGTGGGTTGATTCATTAAATACAGCAGCCTCTACAAAAGAAGGTAAAAAAGTTGCACTTCCTGCAGCAAAAGCACCAATGGATGCAATTCAATTATTAGAGCAAGAAAATAAAATCAATCCACAGACAACTGTTACGCCTATAAAAAAGGAGAATACTACAGAGAAAAAAACAGATGTAGTAGCGCCAGTAGGAAGACAACCGCAACCAACACAGGCAAAACCAAAATATGAAGGTGGATTTACAGATCAAGATTTTGATAAACTTTTTGGATCTGGAGGAATGAGACTTGGTGGTACAATGCCAGCAGTTGGTTCTAATGTCACCATTGGAGATAAAGTTTTTAGATATGGCGGTCTTATTAATGAAAATGGTAAACTGCGTTATGACAGAGGTGGTTCTGTTTTACCTAAATATCCAGGTGGTGGAACAAGTGGTGGAGGAGAACCAGTTACGAGTGAGGTAAAAGTGGTAACTGATCCAAACAAAAATGGTGGTAAACCAATGAATGCTTATACAATAACTTATAAAGGTAGTGATGGTGATCCAAATCATAATACTGTAGTACAAGTTTTAGAAGATCAAGCCACTGGTAATGTCATTGTTAGAAGAAATGAAACAACTAAAGAAGCTATTCCTGCAGGAGTAGAAATAACTCGTAGTTCTTATGACTGGATAAAAGCAGACAATCTCAATGCTTCTGAGAAAAAGGAAATTGAATCAAGATGGAATGGTAATACACAAGCATATCTTGACTTTAAGAATGCAAATAATCAAATACGATTAAATACTAAATTTAGAGATGCTATTGTAACTCAGTATAAAGCAGATGTCGCAGATCCAGAGCTACGAATGTACACTGGTAAAGACAGAAACACAAGAAAAAAGTTTTCAGATTTATATGGCGCAGACGTAAAAGCACTTGCAGCAGATCCTGAAAAAATCATTAATACAATGATGCAATTTGAAGAGAATAATGCAAGAATGGCAGCGTTTGGTTATGGTGATAGAACATCAGGAACAGGTCCATGGTCAGATCCTAACTTTAAAGCTGGTCAGAATGTTGCTGCAAAAGGAGATCCAACACTTTCTGATTATCAAGGTAATTACGTAAACAAAGAAGCCAGACAAATTATCGTAGATAATCAAGCTAAAGATGGTAAGGTAAATCTTAGTGACATTGATTTTTCTAAAAATGAATTAGGACAAGGTACATACATTTCTTATAGACGTGCTCTTTTAAATAATCCAGATTTTCAAGGACTAGCTAGTCATAAACAAACTGGTGTAAATGATGAAACTGTATTTGATATTCAAGGTCAAGTATCTGGAATTGACAGGTACAGTACTAACACAACATTAGAGGAAAGACTTGGTTATAATCTGAATCCACCTCCACCTGAAACAAAACCAGGTGAAAAAAATACATTTTATTGTGTTGAGTATTCTGATGGTACAAAAGAAACTAAAACGGTTACTTACAAAGAAGGTGAACAACCTGTTGCACCAAGTGGTGAGATAAATGGTAAAACAGTTACCAAGGCTACTCAGTATGAAACTGCTGACGATGCTACTAAGAATTGTGGTACACCAACAAAAATACCACCACCAACCAAGCAGCCACCGCAACCAGACACATGGTTTGCTCCAGATATTGTAAATTACATGACCAATGAGCGTCAAATAATTCCTAACACACCACCTGTGTTAAGACAAATGAATGCTGCTTATAGTGGGTATGATACAATTAATCCAATTACCAGAATTGCTGGTACTACAGGATTAGTAAAACAAAGTCAGGATTTGGCAATGAATACTATGGATGCTCAAACAGCATTTACTGCAGGTGCAAACCAAGGGTTTGAACAATTGTCAAGAGACATTGCTGATGTTGAAGAAGGTAACACAACTAAAATTGTCAATCCTTATCTTCAAACAATAGGGCAACTTAATACTGATGTTGATTACAAAAATACAATGTTACGTGGTAAGTTTGACAATGAGTATGCGACATATGTTGAAGAGCTTGCTGGACAACGTAATAAGAAAGATGCACAAGGTGCAATGCTTTTTGGTACAGGTTGGGGCAATGTTCAAAAAGACAATTCTTTAAGAGTTATGTATCCAAATGCATGGCATGCACAACGTCTTTCTCCTACATTTGCATGGTCAGGTGCTGGAAAAGATCCATTAGCTGCAGTTGATACAAGTGTTTCTCCAGGTACTGCTGCAACAACACAAGCGGATTGTTCAAAAGCATATGCTGATGCATACGCTCAAGTAAAGAATGATACAACAATGCCTCAAGATGCTAAAGAAGAATATGCATCTAATATGCAGAAGGCTTGTATTTCTCAAAACATGAATAGAGCAAATGCACAAACAAAAACACAACAACAGATGTACGGTCAAAACTTTATTCAACAAAGATTTGGAGGAACAATGTACACAGCTCCAGGCTCTATGGAATTTGGAGGAGTTTATTTTGATGACATATACTAATTAAAAATTATGGCAAATTTTGTTCCAGGTGATGCAAATCCAATAGCAGAGGTAAAACCATGGTCTCCTGATTGGTCCTTTTTATCTCAGGTTTATGGTGTAACCCAAGCACGTTTTGATAAAGGATTTAATCAGGTTAAGAGTTTATATAATTCTGTATTAAATAGTCCATTGACAAATGGTGATAATCAGAAATTTAGACAAGACATGTTTGAAAAAATTCAAGGAAGTCTTCGTAATGTTTCTGCATTAGATTTATCTGATCCATCAAATGTTATGCGTGCACAATCTTTACTAGATCCAATTACTGATGATAAAGAGATTGCGTATGATATGTACTTTACTAAGTATGAGGGTAATCAAAAATCGTTAATGGACAGTTATAAAAACAGCACTGATGCAAAAGTACGTGCTCAATATAGTGACTATTCAAAACTTGATTTAATGTTTGCTGAGGATGATTTGCGTAAAGCAAAACGTGGTGATGGTTCTATAACATCTGTACAGCCACGTGACTTTACACCATTTGAAGACATCAATGAATATCTATCAGGTGCAGCAAAGGAAGCAAAACTTCAAGTAAAGTTTGCAAGTCCAGATGGAAAAGGATACATTATGACATATACCAATGGTAAGTATGCTGAAGTTCCTTTTAGTAACTGGGCTGCAATGACAATGGGTAATCGTTTTGACAGACAGTTTGGAGTTATTGGACGTGTGACAGCTGAAAATCAAATACGTGATTTGATAAGTCAAGGAATGTCAAGAGAACAAGCCACGCAACAGGTTGCAAAAACTATATCAGGAGATTATATGAAATCTCAACAAGTTGACGTTGAAGAAACTGCTACTAACCTGACAAGTGTTGATCAACAAATTCAAACTATAAAAGATTTGTATCCTCAAGGTATTCCATCTGGTAAAGCAGATGTACTCCAAAAGTATGAAAAACTTTTACAATTACGTTATGAATTAAATTCATCTAAAACTCAATCAGAAGGTGAAATTAAAAAGATAGAAGAGGATCCTGAGAATTATACTGTTTCTAATTTATATGGAATACTTTCTGGACAAGCAAAGAAAAATGCAGCTACAGTTTGGGGTGTAAGTACTGCTCAAGCTACTGCTGAGGTAGATGTAAAACCAGATCAAAAGGTAATCGCTGATTTTGATAGAGCTGCAGCCAATGCAAGACATGCTGCTACTCTTGCGCAAAATTGGAAAATACATCAAGATAATCAACAAATGGAAATGCTTAAAATGCAAAATACCAATGAGATTGAAATGATGAAACTCAAAGCAGAAGGTAAACTTCCTAATGAAACTTATGTTGGTGATTATGTTGGTACAGGTAGTACAGGTGTTGATGTTCTAAAAACAGCAAATACTAAAAATAAAACTGAACTATTTAATAATGCGTTTGGTGCACAGAATGGTTTAATGAATATGGTTATTGGTAAAAATAGAGATCATTCTAAATATTACCAAGTACTATCAAAGGTTCAAGGAATTGCTCAAGGTAATGGTGCAAAACTCACTGAACAAGATACACAATTATTAAAAGAGTATGGAAGTCTTGTAGGTTATAGACGTGGTATTAGTGTAACTAATGCATCAAGTGCTGATGCGTTAATACAAACCCTTGCATCAAACACTTATAATAAAGCAACTGAAGTTTTGCAGTGGTATTCAGATAATGGTAAAGCGTCTGAAGGTAGAAAATATGCTCAATCATTTGAGGGTACAATTACATCAATGAAAGGCATATTGCAAGAGCAAAAGGAACTTGATAAAAGTTATAGAGAAGTTGCATCTAAGGTATATGACTTTAAATCAGGAAAGATAAAATCAGATTATGAAGGTGCAAAAATTGTATCGCGAATGTCTGATGGTACTCCAATATTTGACTTATCTGGTTTGTCAGAAGCAAAACGTAAGCATTTAAGTACAGTTGTTGGTACTGAGTTTAATAATCGTGCAAACCCTGTAGGAGCAACATATAGCATGACCAAACCTCAACCTGAAGAGTTTTATCAGTTTTTTAATAAAGCAGATAAAAATATTGTTATCACAAGATCAAATGGTGAAAAAATTGATCCATCAACAATTGGAAATCTTCCATATGCTAGTCAGGTTAAACTATTTGGAGAATCTTTTATAGCAAGTTTTGATCCTGGCGGTAAAAGTGTTTATGTTGATTTAAAAGTTAATCCAGACAGTGGTGAAGCAAAATCAATGAAGCTGCAAGCAGGAGAAACAATACGTGTAAAATTACCATATTCATACGTACAGAATAGTCCATTGACACGCTTTAAAAATTATCTTCCTAATAACTCAATTGTCGCTGACTCTTATGGTATTATGGAAAACTTTGCAAGAAACCCAATGGCAAGAGTTCAAGCTCCAGCAAGCATGACAGCAACTGGATTTGACTTTACTGCAGCTGGTGTAAGAAACAATAATGGACAGTATGGTGTAAACATTGACTTTACTATGTTAAATCCACAGAAAGGTGTAAAGGAAGGTACGAGTAGATTCTTTCAGGTTGATCCTAATGATCCATCTCAGTTTTTACAAATATCTGAAATGGTTAATGCAACATGGACTAACTTCCAAAATGCAACATCAATTTGGGAAGAACAGTTTGACCAACAAGATTTATTACAATACCCTACAATAGAATATTAATGGCAGAAGAACTAGAAATGGGAACACAGCAATTGGCAGAAATGGCTGCTAATGCTGAGGCAAGTATGGGTGCTGAAACAAGTTTGTCGCAAAACTTATCAGTAGAAGATGCACTAGATTTAGGCGCAGCAGAAATACAAGCTACGTCTGAAGCATCTACGCCATCTTTTGATATTAATAATATTGTGGCTCCTGGACCAGGGGATGGTGCAAAGAATTTTGGACAACCTTCTGCTCCTGCAAAACCAAATATATCAACACAACCTTCACCCCAACCAAGTGATTTTATGAACGCAATGAATCAAGTAATTGATTCAAATGCTAATGAGATATTTGTTGAAAGATTTCAACCAAAAACTTTAAGTGAAAAGATCAATCCAGTTGTTGGTCCTAAAACAAGATATGCAGGTCAAGATATTGATATGTTCAGATATCAAGATGATTTTGATCCTCAAGGGTTTAACTACTTCAATCCTGAAAAGCAAAAGGGTTATATTGAAGCAGAAACTTGGGGATCCGCATTAGGTAAAGGTTTTGACAGCTTTGCTACAAGATTTGGTAATACTTTTACAGATTACTTTGCATCTTATGGAAGAATAGGTGAAGCAATTTGGAATTGGGATTGGGACAAGCTTAAGTACACTGAAGGTGAAATGATTGATTCTAATTTTGAAGAGTACAAAGAATCAATGCGTAATTATACGTTTGTACCACCAGAAGAGGAAGATGACATATTTAGTAAACGTTCAGTATCTGAGTTTGTAGGTAATGCTGGTTTTGCATTAGGTACATTTGCAGGATTAGGATTAGAACTTGTTGCTGATGCAGCGATTACATTTGCAACTGGCGGTGGTGGTGCTGTATCATTTGGTGCAACAGCTACACGTATTGGTGCTAAAGAAGCAGCGGTAGCTGGAGCTAAAACAGCTGCTAGAGCAGGTACAGGTTCAATGGTACGACAAGCAGCATTTAGATTTACTGATTTTGTTGCTGACATGGGTAGAGGTGCATATCAATTTGCAAATCAATCTACTGATGCTTTGTCAGCAGCTGGTAAGGTTACTCAGAAAGCTAATCAAGCAAAAGCTGTAGGTAGTGCTGGTAAAGTAGGTTCTGAAGCATTGCGTGCATCAATGAAAGAAGTGTTTGATATTTACACACTAAACATGCGTAACATTATCAAATCAAAATCATTTGGTCAACTTGCTGGCAATTTAGCAAAGGGTACGCCTATACTTGGTACAGGAATACGTTATGGTGAAAAGATTGTAGCTGGTGCTAAAGGTGGATTAAATGCAGGTAAGCTTACAGGAATTGGATTGCAAGGCATGAGACGCATGGCTCAGGAGTTTAATATGTCTTCTACAGAGGCAAACTTTGAAGCAGTTACATCTTATGGTTCTACTCTTGATATGATGGTTGAGCAGTATCGTGCTGACAACGAAGGTCAAAATCCTTCAGCAGAAGAGTTTACTAAAATGCAAGGTCTTGCAATGAAATCAGCAAGTGCCAATTATAATACAAATCTTAACTTATTACTAGTCACAAATAGATTACAATTTGGTACTATATTTAATCGTTTTATTGGAGCAAATAAATGGACTAAAGAAATCTTACAAGAGGGTGTTGAAAACACACTTGGCGTAAATAGAATGTGGAAGTCAAGCAAACTTCTTGGTAAAACATATGAAAAAGGTTTTTTTGGAACATATGGTTTGGCAGGAAAGATTGCTAAAGATTTTGGAAGAAAGCAAGCAGCCTTTGAGGTAGGTAAAGCTTTTGCAAAAGACTTACTAAAATTTGAGGTTACTGAAGGTATTCAAGAAAACCTTCAGGAAATGTCTGGTGCTGGTTGGAAATACTATTATGCTGGACAATACAATGGTACTAAATATACATTAGGTCAAGCTTTTAATAAAGGTCTTGATGAGCAGTTCACAAAACAAGGACTTAGAACATTCTTACAGGGTGCATTGACAGGATCTATGATACGACCTGTTACGCATACTGTTGGTAAAATGACAAGTTATCTTAATGAGAAAGCAACAGAAAGAGCGTACAAAGATAATCCTGCTGAGAATCCATATGTAAAAATGCGTGAGCAATTAAAACGTGATATCAATTTGCAAAATGATATCATGGCTCAGATGTCAGGTAAAAAGTTTGAAGACAATGTTGTAAACTTTACAAACCAAGTTGATTCTACTTTAGCACAGACAGAAGCAGCAGCAAAAGGTCATCAGTATGAATGGCAAAATGCTCAGGATAATTCAGTACTTGGTGCTGCATTGGCAGCTAATCGTTCTGGTACTATTCTTACTTTCCAACAAGCACTTCGTGAAATGGGTAAGACCATGAGTAATGAAGAGTTTGAAGCAGCATTTGGAATTAAACTTTCAGATACAAAATACAATTCTGCTGCTGAGATGACTGAGGCAATGGCCAAAGACGTTAAAAAATATTCTGATACTGTTGATGGGATACGTAGAAAAGTACGCAATCTTCCTGATCCTTTGATGTATGAAAAAGGATCAAAGGAACAAATGACTGCAATCATAATGCATAATGCTCAAGAAGAAGCAATTCGTATTGTAGCACTTAATGCTATGAAAGCAACACGTGCTTCTGAGCGAGCACAGAAAGTATCTCAAGATCTTTTAGCAATCCCAGGAATGGCCAACTCATCTGAGTATGCCTTACGTGTTCTTGCTAATCCTGAAAACTTTAAAGCTGAGTCAGGTAACATGCTTGCAGACATTAAACTTCTTGAAGAAAGTTTAGAATCAACAGACATGACACCTGCACAAAAAGAACAAGTACAGGGAAAAATAAAAGATAAGAAACGCTTATTAGAATTATATGATAAGTGGATGGAATTTTGGGATGATCGTGATACTATTGCGATGAGACAAGATACTGAAACAGGAGAGGTAGTAGATCAAAAAGAAAAAATCTATAATACGTTTGTTGGAGTTCCAATTAATTCTATCAAATACTACGATGAAGATGGAAATCTTATTGATGAGAATACAACTGTTTACTCTTTAGATCATAAGGATATAGCAGAAACATTTAGAGAATTTATCAATCTGCGTAATAAAGAATATGGCATATCAGACCAGTTATCAGAACAATCGTTACGTGATGCACTTGATAAGGTTGTAGATTTCATGCGTTTGGAGCAAGATTCTAAGGACTACACACAAGCAATGGACTTGTTGTTTAATCCAGAGTATTATCGCCAAACACTTACAAACATCCAAGATGGTAGATTCAAATATGAAATACTTGAGTTTGTAGATAACCTGAATAATAGATTACGAGAAATAATCTTAAGTGTAGCTTCCAACTCAGATTTAGAAGATATTGTAGAAAAAATACAACTTGCTGCTAAACTATATGAGGAACTATCTACTGCTGTTACAAGTAGTGACTACTATAAGAATCTTGTTCTAGTTAGTATTGATGAGAACACAGGTTTGCAAAACGCAAAGTTTGCCCAAGAAAACATTAAGAAACTTAATGATTTAATTTCTGACAAGATTGCTGAAATGCTTGATGAATATGCTACTCAAGACATTACAGGTGATATCAACGACATGCAGTATGAAGAGTTTCAAAAAACTAAAAAGGTTCCAAGATATACACTTGCACTTATTGCACGTAGAATTGCTCAAAAGGTTCAATTGTCTGATAGACAAAGTGAGGTATATAATGCTAACAAAGATGAAGTAGATTCTATTGTATCAACTTTAAACTTTGATGAAAATGCAAATGGAGGTGTGCAGGATGGTTCAAAAGTAACTTTAGCAAAAGAGGCTCTTGTTAATACTGGCGAATTTGAAATGGCACAACTTGACGCAATGCCAGAGAATGAGGTGTTGAATTTGGCAATGGAGCGAAATCTTATTACTAATGATGATGTTGTAGAGCATTTTAATAATACACCTATTGAGGTAATATCAGACACGGTGTATGAAAGCTTCAAACAGAATCAAGAAGTTGATGATATAACATTGCAAAGTATTGCAAGACGTGATCTTGAAGGTATTGATTTAACTCCACGTGAAGTTGAAATTATGACTGCAAAGGCTGCTGAAATATCTGAGATTCAGTCTATTATAGAAGATGAACGTTTGAGAGCAGAAGAGGAAAATGCTCCTGTGCAAGAACCAGTAGACGAAGAAATTCCTCAAGTATTTGAGCAACCAGAAGGAACGCTTGATGAAACCAAAGATCCATTAGATAACTTTGATAACACAACAATAGATGCAGCTGATGCAGCAGCACAAGCGCAACTTGAGTTACTTGAAAAACTTAATGGCACTGGTAAAGATGGTACAAACAAAGCAGAGAATGAGCAAGAACCATTTGTTGTTGAAGGAGATCCAGAAGAAGGTTATGACGTTGTTTCTAGAAATGGAATAACTCTTACTGATGAGAAAATTGAATCTGAAGAAAAAGCAAATGATCTTGCAAATGAACTTAACAATGCAAGAACAGATATTGATTGGACAAGATTGCACCTAGGCGACTTGACAGCATTTGAAGATCCAACTTATAAAGTAGATCAAATGGTGCGTAGAGGACAAATATCTTTACGTGCTTACAATAAAGCAAATGAAACTGCTATTCAAACTTTAGAAGAGTATTACAAAATACCACAAGGTAAACGTAATCTTGATGATATAAAAGAGTCTATACTAACAGGTGTACCTCTTGATAAAATCAAACAAAAAAGAAAAAAGGCAGAACGCCAAGAGCAAGAACAATTAAATCTTTTTGAAGATACAACTTCAGGATTTGTTGGAGGTCCTGCATTACCTATGCAATCAGTTCAAGATTTATTTGACAGACTTGAAAGTATGTCTGCACAAGCACCAACAGATGATGTACAAAGGAGAATGCAATATAGCATTGACGAAGTTAATAGAGCGTTTAGGGGTGAAGGGACCTACTTTGGACCAAATTGGGATCCAAATAATGCTGCAAGCATATTTGAAAATATAGAGACTGTTTATGGTAATACTAAAGAAGAGGTAATAGATAAACTAAAAAAGTTATATGCTAAAGAAAAAAGTGGAATTCAAACAACAGCTCCTGTAGTTTTAAATTTGAATGTACAATCTACCACAAAAAATGGTATGGAAAGTATTATCAGCGATGATGCCTCTACAAAAATGGGCAATGAATCTGAAGAACTATCTAAATTAAGAAGATATGGTAAAACCAATTACTACATCAACAATGGAGTGCTTGGTGTAATCATTGAGGGTCAAGACATGTTTGGCAGAGGTGGTGGACGTACAATAGTTAATGTTAAAGTTCCAGAAGGTTTTGATGAGACTGCGTTTGCAAAACTTGTAGCAGATATTAAATATCCTGAACGTACTACAGTTGCTGAAACAGAAAGAGTTTTGGCTGAGATTAAAGATGCAATTCAAAAATCAATTACCACAAACAAACCTGTGATAGACAAAAGAACACAAAGTCGCATTGATTCATTGGAGTTTGTCATTAACGATTATGAAACTGCTATTATACCAGACTATCAGAAAGAAAGAAAAGATCTTGTTAGTCAAAGAAATCTTGCAGGAAACCCTGCATTGGTAGAAAAGTTAGATACACTTATTGCTGAATATGATGACGCAATACAAAAAGCAACTCAAACTGTAGAAGATACCAAAAAAGAGTTAGCCAAAATCTCAGAAAAAATTGGTAAATTTGTTAGTGAGGGTGAGGTTTCTGAAGAGACCATTTTAGATCAACTGAGAAAGATAAACTCTTGTTTTAAATAAATACGTAAAGAAATGGGATGTGTTTTAACTACTGAACAATATATACCTGTAGTAGAGAATTTAATTAGATTAAGTCCAACTGTATATACAAACTATGATAACGCAGCAAGATTCATTCTAAGTGCAAATTTAACAGAGGAGCAAAAGAAATTAGCTCTACATAATATGGCCCATATATACAATGGGCTTTCTGGTTTAAATCAAGAGAAATACAACATTGGTAAAGGATTAGATATTATAAATCTTGGAACAGACTCCATGTTTGATGATACAGCAAAGTATCTATCAAATGCTTTTACGCTTTTTGATTTAAAAAAACCAAGACCTCAAACTTATGATGGCATATCAAAAGTCATTGAGGAGTTAAGTAAGCAATCGTTAATCACTCTTCAAGATTTGACAAAAGCTGGAGGTGTTCTTCAGTTGTTGAAAAATTATGTTTCTACTTATAAGTTTGACACAATAGAAGATAGAACAGATGCTATTGACCAAATACGTGGTGACTTAAAAGGAGTAATTGGCGATTTGTCTAAAGCAGATGAATCATACAAGCAAGTGTTGTATTCTGCAATAGATGATTACATTGACAGTTTACAACCTAAGTCAAGTTATATTCCTATTGATTCTGTTGCAGATGCTGTTCAGTTAGATAACGTCCTTGTCACATTGAAGGATGGTTCTATGATTGAAGCTATTGAATTTGATGGCATGCTTAATAAAATTGAGAAAGATGGAACACTTACAGAAATTGATCCTGCAACAATCATAGCAAAAAAATCAGCAAGACCTGCTGACTGGTCTGACTCAAATGATGGTAAGCAAGTATTCAAAGAAGACTTCTTTGCATCTGGATTAACAATAGATGCTGTCAATCCAGAAGATCATGTGACTGTTCTTACTGAATTAAATAAAATGGCATCACCATCTTCTGGTGTTAAAATCACTGCTGTTAAGCTGAGTGACTTTGGTGACATGCGTGTTCAAAGATTAAAAGAACTTGCAGCTACAGAAACAGAATATGCAGGCCTTGCAAAAAGAGATTATGAAACTTTTGAGAACTCAACTCAGGTTGCATATCTTCAGTCTAATCCAAATGGTAAAGTTCTTACCGTGTCAAGACCAAAAGCAAGTGAACAAGATTTTGCATTAGTGGGTGAGATACTTGCAACAGGTAAAAAGTTCTACATATACTCAATGGACAACTTTGTATTTGTGTCAAGCGATAACTCTACAGAAAAACTTGATCTTACAAATCCTGGACATTTAAAGATGCTTCAGGACATGTCAATTAAAAGAGCAGGGAATAATATACAAGACTTAAATAATTCTGACATTCTTTCCATTGTTGCTTCTCAAAAACTCTATCAAGAATTTAAAGACAAGATAGCAGCTAAGATTGAAGAAGCATTTAATGTAGGGACATCAGTTGATGTTACTGATGACTTCTTACAGATGTATGACTTTACAAACACGCGTTCTTCAGAACCTGTAAAGACAACTCTTAAAGAGCTTGTAGAAAAGAATCCTCAATTTAGTCAGACAGTAACAGTAGTGCAGATTGATGCAAAGGGAGATGCAGTATCTGAAGAGGAACGTAAGTTACCTTTTTACTTTTACAAAACATTTGATCCAAAGTTTGCTACCATTAACTATGTTAGTTCTACCTTTTTAGCAGCCAATGAAAGAATCAAAGTAACAATGCCAGATGGAGAAGTTAAACTTGTTACTGAGAAAACGTATATTGATGATGTTCTTAACTTAAATGAAAAGGTAAAAACATTATTTCAAGAAGAGGATTCACGATTGACTGAGTTGATGAAAACAAATCAACCATTAACACGTGTTCAAAAGACAATGCATTTTGTATTGAAGTTTCCATCTACTGGTGAAATCTCTTATGCTATTGTTGATCAGGTATATCAATTGCAAAACCCTGAGTTCTTTGCCAAGTTTATTACAACTATGGCAACAATTATTGATCCAACTAATGCAAATAAATCTGCAAACATAAGAGCAATGCAGAAGACAATGTATCAGTTTGATCCTGTAAGAATGCCAGGTAAAGCAGAACCACAGTTGACGATTGACTTTGCAACATCTACTATTAAAAATGGAAGAGCATTACAAGTAGAAATACGTCCATACAGAGGTGCAAAAGATTCTCGCTATGGTAATATCATTCTTAAGTCTGATAATTCTAAGTATGCGTATAACTTTATAATTCCTGAAAAGGATATTATGACATTATCAAAAGCTCTTACGCAAGGGTCTCTTGTTGGTATTGTAAAATCAGAAAACATTGCGTTATCAAAATTAGATTTATCCAAGGCAGATGATTTGGTACAATTCTATACAACAGTATTTGAATTAGCTAAACTACCAACAGCATCTCTAAATGTTAAAAACCTAGCACAACAAGTATCCATTGCACAAGAAAAGTTTACTGTAAGTGTACTAGATGCTGTTACAAAATACATCAAGGCCAATCCTGATAATGTGTATGGTGAATTTTTAGATGCACTTAATGAAGACTTTGCTCCATATACAAATTTCCAAATAGAAGATTTATTCTCAAGAGAAAATGACGAAGGTGTTCGTGTTTTGAAAATCAACTCACCATTGTCTACTCAAAGTGATGCTAGAAGTTCATACAACAGATCCATGAAAAATGTAAAAGTGTATGAGTCTACTGGTCGTAGATCATTTAATCTTGTTGCAAAATCTCCTGTTAATGTATCAATGGCTGATCAAACTTCTGAAAATCTTGACCAGACACTTGAAGATAAAGCTATTGTGGATGATGTTGCAGAAAAAGAAAATGCTCCTGTAAAAATTACACCTGATAATGTTAGTAGTACGCCAATCGTCTTAAATGATACTGCTGAAACAGAAAAAGATGTTACAGACGAAAATCAGAATGATGAAGACAATGATGTAATTGACTTTACTGACGATGATGTTCCATTCTCTATTTCTGAAGGTACAGGTATTGAAGTTGCTACTGAGCAAGATATCTTGACAGAATCACAATGGCTTGCAGAAAACCTACCTCAGTTTGGACTTGATACAAGTTCATTAAAAGATTTAATTAATCTTTCCAAAATTGATGGTACAGTTCTAGGGATGTTTAAAGATAGAATCATTTACCTAAATGATACAATCACTGGTAAGGGTACAATCTACCATGAAGCATTTCACGGTGTCTTCAGATATCTTTTAACAGATACAGAACGCAAAGCATTGGTTAAACAAATAATGGATGATCCAAAGCATGCAGACAACTTTACATCATTATCATTAAAAGAGTTTGCAAGAGTAAGAAATCTATCTATTACAAACTACGATACACTTGCTGAACTAGTAGCAGAAGAGATACTTGCTGATGGTTTCCAAAAATACATGAGCAAAGAAAGAAAAGCAAAACCTAAAACAGCATTACAAAGATTCTTTGAGATGCTTAAAAAGTTGCTCAACTTTTTTGTCAAAAACAGAACTCAGATAGAAGCTGTGTATGACCGTGTAAAAACTGGATATTACAAAACAGCAACAATTAAATCTGACGTGTTCAATGGTCAAGTTGCATATGAACTTATTGATGGTCTTGTAAAATACAACAACAATGAGCAAGGCAATGTAGAAAAGAAAAACTCTACACTCAGCGTTTCTGAACAAAACCAACTGATTGACATGATGGTTGGTGTTATATTCCAGGATGCAGTTCAGTCAGATACTTTTGAAACTAAATTCCAACGTGCTGCAGATAAAATTCTAAATGAAGTTTATAGCATGGAAAAACTTGTTGCACAAAATCCTGCAGCAAGAGAGCAGATTGAAAAGGACTATGGCCCATTAATATCATCTTACAGATTTATTCTTGGTGCAAGAATGAAGGGCTTGAACGTTAATGATATCAATCTTACTGGTGATTCAAAGTATGACAACAAGGCTAACTTAAACAAGATAAGATTGATCAATGGCGAAGTTATAGACAACACAATGGGTCAGTATTCTTTTGAAACATTGAGAAGATTAGTAAAAGATAAATATACTAAAGCAAACAGTGTACAGATAGCAAGAGAAAATGATGAGTATACATTAGACTCAGAAGAAGTAGAAGATACATTTAATGGCGATAATGCAAATGAGGTACAAGATGATGAGCGTGTATCTGCACAAGAAGAATTAGAAAGCAATGACTTTGATTCTGGAATGGCAGAATACAATCGTATGGATTCTTATGTAGCTCAAATAAGAAGATTCTTTTCTACTCTAAGAAGTGATCAGTTTGATGAAAAGAATGGAATATACTTTCCACGCATGATTGATGGACAAGTATTGTTTCCTACACTTTTAAAAATAACAGCTGGTATTAATCCAAAAAATATCATTGATAGTATTGGCGTTATGTCAGAACAAATGATTGAGGATGGATATGCTCAAGTAGGAAAAGATCTTCAAGTAATCTTTAATGAAATACAAACACGTACAAAAGCAGATTCAAATGGTGTTGCACAAACCAATAAGCAATTACTAAATCTTATTGTAGAAGTACTACATGGTGTTGAATTAAATAATGTAATGTTCAATGTATCCACTCCACGTAAAATTAACATGGAGGATATTACATCTGGAGAAGAATTATTACGTTCTGAGTCTGTAAACTTTAGGGTATTTGATAAAGTTGTTGATGCAGACGTTACCAAAAAGCGTAACGATATTATTTCAGGATTCATCAAGAAGCATTCAACAGATGCAAATAATGATGAGTTTAAACAGGCAGTTCAGTATCTTAAAAACTTTGCCACAAACTTTATGACTGCACCAGATATTCTTGATGGAATGGTTGGTCAAACAATGAAGTTAGAAAAACTTACCAATGAGATTCATAATGCTATGATTACAATTGGAATGAGAGTTCCAAAATCATTAGTAAGATTGTCATTGATGGGCATAAACAAAGTTGAAAACAACATTAATCTTGATGTTGATATGAGACTGCAAAAGTTTTATGATGTCAATGAGGACTTTGTACGTCAGGAGCAGTATTTGGAAAAAGACTTTTTCAGAAGTTTGAAGATTGTTTTAGATGCATCTTATCTTGAAAGTGGTAAACCAAACAGTGGAATCAGAAATATACTTGATGATGAGAAGTCTAGAAACAAAGATGCAAAGCGATTGCTTACTATTCTTAAAAAAGCATCAGCGTATGTTGTAAAGTATGATCCAACAGAAATACCAAGTGTTGTAAAAAATGCTGAAGGTAAGCCAATCTATCGTTTTACAAAGTACAATCCATTATTATTGCTTGGTCAGCGTTTGAATACAATGACATTAGAAGAAGCATTAGCTGATGATCCATACTTTGAAAATACATTAAGAGCATTCATTGAAGACAATGCATTGCTTGGTCCAATCTTAAGAGGAGAAGCTAATGAAGATAGTGTAAAAATGCAATTGTTTTTGGACAACTTTACTGTAGCAATGTTTGGTGGTGTACAACAACGTATTGGTGATGTCACTAAAAAAGGACAAACTTTTAAATCTGTTGATGAAAGATCTTTGCACATGCTGCAGGTACTTGCATTTATGGATAAAAAGGTATTACGTGATAAGGGTGGTAATGAAATATCTACATACTTAAGGTCATTCCATCAGTTAGAGGCTACGTCTACAAACTTTTTGATATCTGCATTATACCAACCATTTACTTCAAAAGAAGCAAAACAAACCAATGACAAAGGTCAATTACTTTATCAAGGAAAGTATCTTAAAATAGTTGAGGATCTTGTTGCTATTGTAAATCAAGAATATAATAGAGCATCTCGCGAATGGAATCGTAGACTTGACTTGAAGGCTAACTTTGAAAATGGTAAAAGCAATGACCTTATTAATAAATACAATGCTGTACTACAAGATGATAATGTAACAGCAAATGTTGATGACTCAAGTTTAAGAGCTTATAGATTTAATATACTGGAAGATTTCTTTGATGATCCAAATAATCAATCTCTCAGAGATGATTTAATTGACTTGGCTAAAAAGCAAGTTGCGTTTGAAGAGATAGACATGCAGGACTTACTTTCAGCATTAAATGACTACGCACAGAAAGAGTTCCAAACATACTTGGAAAAACTTGAAACACTTGGTTTAATAGAGAAACTTCCTATTAATGAAAAAGATAAAAAGGCTGAAATAAGACCAGCTGTTGCAGCATTGTTACCAGCTGAGTATTATTCTTCAAGTATGCTACCAACATCTGTAAAAGAAGGATTTGCCAAGCGTTCACTTACAGATGCATATGGAACGCCACATGGTACTAATGAAGCTTCAGCAATTGAACCAATTGAAAAATTGCTGTTTGACATGTTCATGAATAACTGGAGAAATGGTCTTCATTTAAATCAGTTAATGGATGGTGACATGGCGTTGAACGTAAAGAATGCTCAAGACTATGTCAAACGTTTAAAGAAAATTGTGGCAAGTGGTTCTAATATGAAAAATGGAACACACAAGGTTGCATACATGAATACAATTACAGCATTTATTCATGAAGAGTTTCCTCAGTATGGCCCATACTTTAATGCAGAGCAAATTGAAAGTGACTTTACAATTCCTAATAATAATATTCGTGAGGAGTTACTAGAAGGATTTGAAAAAGCAAAAGGTAACACAGTTGAAAATGTTAATGGACGTGTGGTAAAATGGGCAGACATGATGCGTGAAATCTTTGATGGTCAAAGTATTTCATCATTGATGCACCAAATTGATATGCATGATACACTTGGTAGATTAGATGATCGTGGTTTGTACATTCTAATTGCTAAACATTATAGAGCAATTACGCAAGATGAAGCGCGATACCTTGAGTCAATGAAGATTGTCAATAATGCCAAGAAAACAATCACAGCAGATCGTAATGTTTATCACAAACAATCTGAAAGTTATATTGACAGAACAGATGTAAGCATTCTTGATATTGCACCTCAAAATGATGAGTCAATTGATGATGCAACTGCCCGTGTGTATGATGAGTTGCATGGACTATATATGGCGGTTTATGATTTACGTAAGGATCGTGAATTAGCAGCAGAAATGCCAGATGCTAAAAATCAAATAACCAAAATTGATATTGAGATTCAGAATTTGTATAGAGACATACACTCTTACTATAGAGCAATGCCACATCGCGAGATGATGCATAATATTCTCAACTCAATGGAGCTTTTCCAAATTGATCAGTTGATGGATACTACTGCATCTAAAAACGCTACGTTACTGCCAATAGATGTATTCTTCTCAGAAAGAACAGAAGATGGGTATATTAATTTAAAAATGGCAGCACTTGATGTTCCAAATAGTGCAAAGTATTTGCAGGTTGAAACAAGTGGTGTTAAAGATAAAGCTAAGCACTCTGTGCAATCAAAACTTTTACTTCCTGCAAACATTAATGAGGAAGAATTCAGAAAGATAATTGAAACAGAAGTACGTAAAACAGGAAGAACAGTTTCTGAAGGTGACATCATTGCAATGCAGAATATAAAAACTGCACTTAATGATTATCAATTATCATTACGCCAGGCAACAAAAGCAAGGTTATTATACTTTACTCAAGTTCTCAGAAAAGGTGATGACTTTGATATGGGTAAACTTTTCACAATGATACGTGATAGTTTACAACAGCAGAATGCGCCAAAGAATATTCTTGACATGTTTGCTGTTAAGCCAGATGGTACACCAGTATTTAGTCCAAATCTTAGTCTAATACGATCTACTCTTGAGTACTACTTGTTAGCTCAGTATAGTAAAAACGTAACAGATGAAAAGGTTTCAGGATTTAAAAACTTCCATGAAAGTTCATTTGGTTATAATGTGTTGTTTGATACTCAAGAAAATAGAGTAGTAACTACACAAGAGATTGGAGAAAATCCAAAAGAATTTGAAAACACTGCAAGATACAGCTCAAGACCACTTGGTATTAGTGTTGAAGAACAAGCAGATGGAACAAAGTTATATTATGTAGAAGCAATTGTACCTAAACCATTCTTTGAGAATGCACAGCAAGAACAATTCTACATGGATAACTTAACCAGAATGTTTGGTGTACGTATTCCTACAGAAGATAAACGTTCAATGATTGCTCTCAAGGTCGTTGACTTTACTGATTCTTCTAAAATGAATAACATTATTGTACCACATTTTGTACACTTGTTAGCAGGATCTGACTTTGACATTGACTCATTGTTTGGTAGAATGATGTCATACTACAAGAATGGTAAAGGAAACTATTCTTTGTATGGTGATTACAGTATATATGAAAACCCTGAAGTTGGTGAGTTTATTGAGTTTATGCATTACATGGCTAAGCATGAGGACATTGCACCAGCTATAAAACAACGTAAGCAAGAACTTATAAATGAAGGTACAATAGAAATGCCAGGTGAGGGTCCATTATTTGAAGTAATGGAAGCATTAGGATTTGGTGATGAAAAATTCAGAGGTGCATTTACACAAGTAGCTTTGAAATCTAAATATACAGAACAGTTAGATTTTACAAACTACATGTTTGAACTTACAAAAGAATCTAAAGAGTTATATGTAAAAGCAAAAGAGATAGCTGAGCAAAATCCAGAAAATAGAGAACTTGCAAAGACACGCAATGTTTATGGTAAAGAGCTAGGCGATCTTAAAGCAATAAGAAAAGAGTCTGTAAGAAAACAACGTCAAACAAAAGAATTGCTTAACTACTTGGACTCTGTATTTGAGTACCAAGCAATCATGGATACACTTGCTAAGTATGGTATACCAAGTAATGTATCACAGTACATTTCTCAAATAGGTTTTTCAGAAATGGTTTCACCAAAGTACCAGAACAAAAACCTTGCTGCAAGCTTGCAAATACTCGCAAATGAAGCTGTGTTTAATTTCTTGTACATAAATCAAAGATCATCAACACAAGAGTTTAAAGATATTCTTTCTGCATTTGGAATTGATCTCAAGGCGATTACAAAAAAATCCAACTTGTTTACTCCTACCAACATGATTGAGTCTAAGGTAGAAAACAACATGAACAAGGATGGTATTGGGCGTACAGCAGTAATGAATAAGTTTTTGTCATTGGCTAGTCAGTATAACCTAAAACTATCTGATAAAGCAATTGTATGGGCTTATCAAACAATTGAAGGAAGAATTGTACTGAAGGATACGTTTGGTCAAATGAATGAAAAGGATCAAAGAGTTATTGCAATCATTGGTAATATACTTGGTATGTTTGCTGATGGTGCTAAAGATCCTATTCCTGCAGCTCTTCAAATGAATGAAGTAAACGCAAGTACCACACTTGCAATGATTGGTGTTGGTTTGGATCCTGAGTTTGCGTTAGCATTTAACTTCTTACCTGAAGTGCGCCAGGCTGCATTAGCAGTACAGCAATCACAGTTTGCGTTGTCAGAAGACTTAGAACAAGATTACAAGTTTTACAACTCTGCTGTAAAAGAACAACTTGCTGATCTTATTGAAAAAGATGAGTCAGCTCTTAATAGATTGAAAGCTGCTGGTGTTGTTACACCAAAGTCATTTAAGGATATGGTTATTTTAGATAACCCACTTAAGATTAAGATTGGTTTTGCACCTAAAAAGCTGAGTTTGTATGCTTTGAAAAACAATCAACTTACACCATCTGCAATTGGTTTTGAAATGGTATATGATGATAATAATCAACCATTGACTGAAAACGAAATGAAGATTGTTCTTCTTTTATACTATGCAAAGCAAGCACAACAAACATGGGCCATCAATAGAGCTGCAAGTATTACCAACTTATTCAAGCGTCTTAATCCAAGTCTTGTAGCATTTGATAAAATGCGCGATAACATCAATGAGTTAAAAGATGAAGAAAAGCTTTTTGATAAAGAGTCTGCAGCTGATTTATTTGGAGATAATCAAGTATGGTCAATTCTTAGTGAGGCATTAGATGATGCTAATGAACAGTTCTCTAAAATATTCTTAGAGAGAACGCCATTCTTTATGCCTATAACAACAGCGTTTAAAGGATACTTTGAAGATCCAAAGACTATTTCAAATACACTTACAAGCTTCTTGGCATTGAATAAGTTTAAAATGACTTATCCTGGTTCTAGAAAAGTAAATAATCCAGCAATTCAATCATTGTTAGATAACGATGATGAGGTAATACTTAGAACATTTACTCCTGAGTACTGGTTTACGAATGACTTGTTTACACAGGTAGAAAGATTTAGAGAAAAATATCCTGACAATGAGTTCTTGAAGTTACTACGTCAATCTGAATCAAAGAACACAGCAACAGTGTTGTTTAATGGTAAAAGCTATCAAGGTATAAGCGAAAGATTTATATCAATGATAAGCAAAGCCAAAGTCAAAGGTGATTACGCAAGCAAGATAGCTGACGATATTGCATTTTTATACAACCAAGGAGGTACAGATGAGAGACAATTTGTTAAAAGTCTATTCTATCATGACCTTGTACGTACAGGATTGCAGTATAAAGAAGGATCATTTATGGCGTATATGCCAGCAGAATTAAAAGTTCCACTATCAGGTTATATTGATGAGTTCATACAAGGTATTGAGTCAGTTGTTCAGAGTAAAAACTTTGAAGAAGATTTCAAATCATTCATGCTAAACTACACTGGTGAAAAATCACAAGATGGTGTTGTTAAATTCTTTGATGAGATGTTTGATCAAATTGCGTATGCTGCAGCATCAGAAAACAATAACAGAAAGATACCTAAGTTTAGAGACAAGAATAATACAAGGGGTGTATTGTTTACAATAAATTCTAAGAAACCAAATTTCTCAAAACCTATTGTAAAAGCATTCGTAGATGAAAAGCAAGAGGCAACAAAAGAAACTTTACCTGAAGCTAAAATCAAGGCAATGAACTATGTACTTGATGCATTAGATTTACAGTTTCCTGAAGGTACAGATCTTGCAAAAGTAGATCGTATAAATATTGCTGATGCATTAGGTTCAGAGTTTACCATCAATCTTTCTGGTAAGAATCAAAAAGCCAACATAACACTTGGTAAAATGTTTGGAATACAAAAGGATATAACAGAACCTGATTCTGTAGAATTTGTTTTTCCAAGCATTATGCGCATTGGTTTAAATACGTATGTGCTACAAGGTATTGATAACAATGCTTCTAAAGGAAAATCAATTGGATCAAACTTGTATGACTCAATCATGGGTACAACAACCTTCTCAAACATAGGAACATTTGCCAAGTATAAAGTGATACCATCACAGTATGCTTCAGAGGCACTTAGTCCAATTGCGTTTAGTACAGAGAATGCTGAAACATACAAGCGATACATAGATAAGAAAGAATCAATTGTATTCAACACAAATATTGTTGACACTAATGCTGGTGAAAAAGTTGGGACTGATGTAAAGGATGAAAACAAAAAACCAGATGCGACTAAAAAACCTACTGAGAATGTTGTTATCACAGATGGTATTTCTGAATCACAATTAAAAAAGAATGATCCAGGTGTTTTACAAGAAGGTATAGATCAAGAAACTGGTGTAAGCCAGAGTCAGATAGATGCTGGTGAAAATTCTCTTGCAGCTCTTATGAACATATTAGGCAAGAATCCACAACCTGAAAATGCGCCAAAAGTTCCTGAGATACAACGAGGAAGGTATGTTAATTATAAGGGCACAACTTACATTGTTACTCAGCAAAACGCAAATGGTACATGGCAACTTTACAATCCATTGTTAGAAGGTGTAAAATCTAAAATATCAGTGGCTGAAGCAAACATGAAAGCACTTGATATGGTTGCTAAGATAGTAGACTATAAAGATTCAGAATACATAGTGACATCTAAAAATACTATCATATCTTTGACGACAAATAAGAGGATGATGTGGGGTGAAGAAGATGGCAATAGAAAAGCCATACTTGCTCTTGCTGCTCAGAACAGGACTATTATTAAACCTAATAATAGACCAAGTATTGACCCAACAGATGAAAATAACTGTTAACTATGAAATGTAGAACTGATATAAAAAGATCAATTATCAAAAAAGCAATTGCTCCTAATGTAACAAAGAACATTCAGCAAACATCTTTTGATACATTGTTTATTAGCAATGCTGCTTTTCCAAGTGGCAAGGCTCAAGCATTTAGAGTTGCTGAAAGCATTGTAAACAAGAACAACAAACTCTTTGAAGGCAACGTTGCGTATCGTAGAGAAATGATGGATGGTCAAGAAGTTGTATTTAATCCATCACAGGATTTGGTTACAATATATTACAATGAGTATCTAAAAGCATTCAATGAAATAGAAGCAAGAGCAATTCAAGAGGAAGATGCAAGAAGAGCTGGTATAGAATATTCTGATGAATACTTATTTGATAACCCAGAGTCTGACAATCCTCTTTACAATATGTATGAAGAAATGGCCAATCTTGACCTTTCTCCTGCGGTAATTGAGTATCTTTATAGTGAGAGCAGTCAAAGAATGAGAATAGATCAATTCGCAAAAGCTGCTAGAGATCTTGTTGCAAACATGAGAGGTCTCAACTACAATAACGATGATATACTTGATAAAATAAAGTGTTTATAAAATGAGTGCATGTCCAAATCCAAATGACCAAGCCTGGAAAGACTTGGTGATAGCCTTGAGTAGTGAAGCAGATGCAATGACTGCATTTGTACGTAATGGCAATGAAGTGCCAACAATTGAGCAGGCAAAGCAAATATTAAAAGACTTAAGAATTCAGGATAAGGATGAACAACTTTCTCTTGCATCTGATCAGTTTAAATTATCAAGGGCTGTACAACAACGCCAGGTCTTGGAGACAATGAAGTTTCGTGCAAACAAAAATCAAAAAGCTACAATGCAAAAGCTTATTGATATGAATGATGCATACCAAGAGTTTTTAAAAAGCAACATAGAAGCAGCCAAAAATGGTACTGCTGTTGAACAAACATTAAGTGTGTCTAAATTTATTGGTTCTTCAGAATTCAAAGGTGATCCTAAAGAGTATGAAGCATTTAAGTTGTTTGGTACATTTATGCATGAACTTTTAGAACTTGCACAAGAGGAGGCAATTGCAAAAAATAAAACAATAGCTCAGGTTTATAGTCAAGAGTTTTTTGACAAAGTGTATGAAAATTACACAAAGAAAAATCCATTTGATATTGATAAGCTTTCCAAAGAGGAGATGTATGAAATGGCAATGGGCCTTGTGTCACATGTTAATTCTAAAAATGCAAGTGGATATATTATTCTTCCAGAGGTAACTATTGTTGGTACATCTAGAACAGGTAGTAAAGTCATTGGACGTTTGGATATTCTAATGATTGATGCTGTTGGTAAAGTGCATATCTATGATTTTAAAACTAAAAAGGTAAAATATCTTGTTGAAAGAAATCCATTGACAGGTGCTCAAGAAGTAAATGTTGATAGAGCTTTGTATGGTTTAGCGTTAAAAGAATTTCCAATTGGAAACAAGCCAGGTACAGCAGAAAAGTTCAGAGAACTTCCTGTACGTACAACGTATGATACCTGGATGCTCCAACTGGATGTATATGAAAATATCTTATTACAAAGTGATATACCTGTTGCTAATAAAACCATATCAGCATTGATGTATCAGATTGATGATGATAATAAATCTTACAAGGGAAGTGTTCTTCATGTATTTGAAGATCAAGATTATTATGACCAAGCACGTAGTGTTAATCTAACTACTGATGGTGTATGGTTTAACGATATTGATACAGTAAACAAAGTTGTTTTAGATTTTAAAAAAGCTGTAGCAATTGAGGTTCCAACAGGTGAGTATACTGAAGAAGAAATCAGAAATAAAAGACCTGAAGAATTGTTTGACATAAATCCTACTGATAAAAATATGCAGGATTTTGTAACTGTACTTGAGAGTGTCATTAATGGTCAGATTGATAAAGCATATCAAGAAATCCAAGATGCTCAAAACAAACCAATGCGTGACAAAGAATTAGAAAAGCTATTAAAAACACGTAGGGACACACTAAATAACTTAAAGCAAATTGCTGAAAAGTTAAAAACAACAAATCCATCAGTTCTATTAAATTCAACAAACTTCTTTAATGCGTTGAATGTGATGGAAAATGATTTAGAGACATTGAGTAACATTTCAAAAATAGCTACTCAATTATATCTTGGAACAACTGATAGCAAAGAGCAAAGTAAAAACTTTGAGGCTGTACGTATTGCGTTTAACAAGAGTGCAAGTTTGGCAACAATCATTGATTTCATGAATGAGGTTGTAAATGAAGCAGCGTCTGCTGAAGGTAGTGAGTTATCAGTAACAAGTCCTGTCAGACAAAGGTTAACACAACTATCTATATTTGTTGAGTCAATACAGTCAGACTTTAAGCGTATTGGTACTATGAATGCTGTTAAAGTTCTCATGTCACCTGGAGAAAAAGTATTCTCTGGTGTCAATGAACAAAAGCGTCAGGCTCTTATACCTGAGTTAGAAAATCTTAAAAACCAACTTGAAATGCTGAAGAGCAATCCAAAGTTGGGCATTTATAAAAAAATCAAGTATTCTGTTTTTTCTTTGATGAATAAAAACTTCAAAGAGAAAGTAAAAGAAGCAATGGGTCCTAATGGAGATATAGTTCTTGCTGAAATTCAAAGAGTTGAAAAACGTATTATGCAAATTGAAATGTTGCTTAATGGATTTGAGTACAGCGAAGAGGCAATGGAAAAATACATTAATGGTATTACTGATCATACCTCACCATTCTATCCTGGAATGCAAAACCCTTATGAAGGTGGTGATACAATACTTGGAGGATGGATGATGGATTCTGCAATTGCTTCAGCATCTAATTCTGATTTAGCAGTGTCTGCTTTTACCACATTGCTTAAAGAACATAAGGCTCAAGCTGAGTTTAACACAATGTCAGACCCTCAGTTACAAAAGTTTGATAGATTGTTACGCTCACTACAGGATCAAGGATTTAGTTTAGAAGATATAAATAAACTTACTTCTGAGTGGATTACTGTCTCATATGAAGACCCTAAAACAAAAGAAATAAAGCAACAACGTAGACTTGTGTATGTAAAACCATACAGTGAAGAATATGAAAATGCTTATAGAGGATTTCAGCAAAATCTTAGAATACTCAATAGAGAATATTATGAGGCGTATTCACTTTACCAAGAAAAATTTGGTACTGATGCACAGGCTGAACAAGAAGCAAAGGATGCGTTGTTAGCAAAACAATCTGAAAGAGATGAGCACAAACGTGCAATGATTGCATGGATGTTAGAAAATTCTAATCTACCATACGTTGATTCTTTTTATAATCTTCAGTTAAAGTTACCAGAAGATATTCGCGATAAGTTGCAAGAGATATATCTTGAGCAAGAAGTTATTTTATATAGCGTGGGAAGAGGTAATGAGGTCTTACTAGAAGAGTCTGACTTTGATAGATTGAAAGAGCTTGACGCAGAGGCAAAAAAGTTACGCATGGAGGCTGCAGAGAGAAGTCCTGAGTATGCTGCGTATCTTGATGAGTTAGATAATTTGTATGAGTTTGATACTAATGATAATTACTTTAGGGTAATGGAAAAGAATGCACGTGTGCGTTTTTCTGATAGTCCTGAGAAATTAGATAAGTGGTATAAGGATAACACAGTGACCAGACCAACTGCAGATTGGTATGACCAACTCAATGAACTTTATGACCAAAGATCAGAAATAGTTTCTAGTGATCCTACAATCAAAGAGCTTATAGATAGGAAGAAAAAGATTATGGGTCCTTATAAAAATGCAGGACGTTTTAATCCAAAGTATCTTACTGATGAAGAGATTTCAGAATTAGATGGAATTGAAGCTGAGATTGAAGATATCATTGAAGGTAAGAAAACAGAAAAGAGTACACTTGACAAAGAAGATCGCAAGAAGGTAGCAGAAATATCTGCTGAGATTAGAAAACTTGTTTCATTTCAATTGAACCCTAACTATATTGAAGAGTTTGACACACAGTACAGACTATTACAAACTGCATTCAATGAGATGAATAATGCTCAATCTAACTTGGCTGTTGCAAGAACAAAAGGTGTTGCAGAGGAAATAGAGGAAGCAGAAAACAATGTCATATTTTCTGTACGTAGATTTGGTGAGGTTGAAAATTCTTTTAGAAATTGGTATGAGAAAACTCACTACAATAAATACCAAAGTATTGCAACTGGATATGACATAAAAGCAAACAAGGTTCCTAAGTCATTTAACTTTGAAAGACTTCCATCTTCCACTGTTGCTGACAAATATATGGAAACTGTACCTAATCCTAAATACTATAAACTTAAACGTTTGCGTATTGGTAATTGGACATTAGATGGTAGAAAACTTAGCAATTCAGAAATTGAAGCATTGCAAGAAAATCCTGAAGAGGTAACTGAGTTAAATATATCAGGTAGACTTTTAATTGAAAGAGGTGCATATAACCCTGCATTTATTAAAGGTAATGATGGTATTCCTCTTCCAAAAGAAATCATAGTATCAGATGAAGGACATTTTGTTATTGATCCTGGCAAAGCTCCAACAAAAAATATCAATGCTAAATATCTTGACTTGTTGAGGAATCCTCAGATGTTTGAGTTCTACAATTCAATGATGGATACTTTCTTTGGCATGCAAAAGCGTATTGAAGGTAGAACAATTGGTTATACTGTTCCTGGTTTTGCTGCTAGTCTTGTTGAGAGTATAGCAAATGAAGGATTTGGTAGAGGTTTTGCAAAGCAGTATAATGCGTTTGTAGATAAACATTTGAAAGCTGAAGGTCAGCAGGACATGTCAGAGAATATCTATGGTGACATTGGTGCTCGTATACGTATGCGTTTTTCTAATCAACTTGATGAAGAAATACAATCTACTGATGCAGTTGGGTCATTTATGAAATGGACCACTGAAGCACACATGAATATTGCAATGCAAGAAGTAGCTCCTGTGTCAAAAGGATTTATTGAATTTCTCAGACTTCAACGTAATCAGTTAGCAAAAGATCGTTTGAAAGGTGAAATCTATGTAACAGATCCACAGACTGGAGAAAAAACAAAAATTGATATTGAAACAAAGCTTGGTGAAATAGATAACCTTTTGAAGATCATTGAGTTTGAAAATGGTAAGTACTTATATGGTATTACTGAAAGTACTCAGGAAGCAAGTAGAAAAATGAAGAAAGTAGTAGACTCTTTCTTCAAGTATACTAGTTTCATCAGAATTGGATTTGATGTTGTGAACCAAACAAAAAACTACACTTCAGGTAATGTTCAAGCGTTTCTTGCTGCTGGTGGTAATGACAGTGATCATTATAGTAAAAGAAACTGGTTATTTGCAAAAGGTAAAGTATATGGTTATAGTGGATTTCTAGCAAATTATTTAAAAGACTGGGGTAGACTTTCTGACTTAAGTGAAAGCACGATGCTTTACAGAATGATGAATCCTGCGCAAAAGGACATTATTAAATATTTTCAAAACTCTTCTGGTTCAAGAAAAAGAAGAATGGCAGAAAAGCTTACTCAGGTTGGGGAGCTAGGATACATGCTTCAAGATAAAGGTGATACAGAAATTGCAGTTACAGTAATGTATGCAGTTATGGATAACTATAGATTTGAGGAAATAGAATCTATTGATCCTGTTACTGGTGAAAAAACTTTTAAGCGAGATGCTAGTGGGAATATTGTTATGATACCTGCACATCAAGCCTATTATAAAGATGCTAATGGTAATCTTGCAATTAGAAAGGATGTAAACTATACAAAGGAAGATGAAAAACGTGTAAGAAACATTATCTATTCAGAAATGCGTAGAGCACAAGGTAACTATGCAGGAAATGACCAAACAGAATTTGAAAGTAGAATACTTGGGAAAATGGTATTCTTCTTTAGAAAGTTCTTAGTTCCACAATTCTTAAACAGATTTGGATACTTACGTCCTAACTGGGAAGGATCAGAGATGGCATTAGGATACTGGAGAGCATTTGCAAGATCAATGAGGTTGTTTGGCGTAGGAAATACAATGAAAGAATTTTTGGTAGGTTCAAATACTCTTTCTAAGATGGGAATGTCTGGCGGTTTAAAAACTTATGTAATCAAAGACCCTAAGACAGGTAAAGTTATACGAACAGAGGATGTTGGTGACTTCTATGCAAAACGTGTACACCATGCAAGACGAGATGCAATAGCAATGACACTATTAACTATCATCAGTATGATGTTGCTATCATTTGTTAAACGTAGAGATGATGATGATGAGGAACTCAGCATGCTTGAAGGTAATGCTATTAGGGTCATCTGGGGTACAAAGGGTGAAACTGTATCAATGTTCCCTGTTGGACAAGGTTCTCAGGAATACGTTAAGAATTTTACTACAGCAATTCCATTTGTGCGGGAATTTTCAGCTACTATTAAAATGCTAAATCATGGTATCAAGTATGGTATGGCAATGACAATGAATGGTGGTGAAGAAGCAGATCCTGACTATGATAGTGAATTGTATCAATCTATTTGGAAAGATGCATTCTATTCTAGAAAATCAGGAGCATATGAAAAGGGTGACGCAAAAATTGTAAAAGATATTGTTGACCTTACTGGTATCAAAAACTTTAGAGATATGTTTGATCCTAATTATAGAATTGACGTTCTCAAACGTAATCAGTAATTTTGATTATTGCATAATTCTTTTTATATTATTAATGAGAGTATTTTAACATTTTAAATTAACCAAAATGGCATATAGAGTTTATAAAGCATCAAATTATATATTTGTTGTTGATAATGATAGTGAAACAGTATTTGAAGAATCATCATCAAATGTTCTTGTAAAAAAACAAAATCTAAATGATGCGGTATATGACATCATTTTCTACAGAGAACAAGCACAAGTTCAACCTTTTTATAACTTAAGTATTGATAATGGCGACATTTTAGATGAAACTGGCACTCCATATACTCAAGTAGATTGGGAAAAATGGTACGTTGAGCAAACAGGAATAATTGGTACACCCACTGCTCCTGCACCTGGACCTGCTACAGGTATTTCAATAAATCCAACTATCATAAAATCTAATAACACAACTGGTAGTATATCTGAAGTTATCTATTCAGTATCGTTTGCAAATATTGGTACAGCTAAAGCATTAGTGTCCTTTGACTCTGGTATTACATATGTAGATATACCACCAAATACAAGTATAAATATGGATGCTGGCTCAGTTTTAAATACTTATCCTAGTGGTATATTTGCTTATGACACAGTTAGTTATCCTGGGGCATATTTAATTATCACTTATAACGCATAAATAAATGAGCACTTTTATACAACTTAGTGGTGGTTCTGGTAGTGGTGACATGCTTAAATCAGTATATGATCCTCAAGATATTGGCATTGTTCTGAGTGCATCAAAGGAGATGGTTGATGTTATCAACAAGACAGGCTCACCAATACTAGAGGGGAGTATTGTATATCTTAAGTCTACCTCATCAAGTGGCACACACCCAGAGATACTCTTAGCTGATGCAGATACAGAGCCAACAAGTAGTAAGACCCTTGGTGCAGTGTATGAGACTATAGCTAACAACGCAACAGGCTATGTGGTTACCAGTGGAGAAGTTGATAACTTAGATACATCTATGTACAGCATAGGTAGTAAGCTATGGCTAAGCCAGACAGCAGGTCAAGTGACCACAACACCACCAGTACAACCAGCACATACTGTATTCATAGGTACTGTTACTCGCAGTCAGAATGGTAATGGTCGCATCTTGTATGCTATACAGAATGGTTATGAGCTAAACGAATTACATGATGTTTTAATATCTTCTGGAACTCTTGCAAACAATGATGTTTTGACTTATGAATCGTCAACAGCTTTGTGGAAAAACAAACCAGCATCTGGTCTTCCTGCATGGGTAGAGACAAATGCAACTGATCTTACTGTTTGGAATAATGGAAAAGGAAACGTTTTAACAAATACGTCCTTTGGTGATGGTGCATTAAGGGGATGTTTAGGTGGTGATTCCAATACTGCTATTGGATATCAGTCGCTGTATTCACTTACATACGCACAATTTAACGTAGCAGTTGGTAGAAATGCTTTAAAATTAGCTACTTCTGGTGGATACAATACTGCAATTGGAAATGACACTTTAGATGCTTTAACTACAGCAACGTCAAATGTAGCTGTTGGATACAATAGTTTAAGCGCCTTAACTACTGGTGGCCAAAATACAGCAGTTGGACATGGTTCTGCATCTCTTATCACAACTGGAACACAAAATACAGCAATTGGACAAGGAGCCTTAGATGCTTGTACAACTGGTGGATATAACGTAGCTTTAGGTGTAGATGCTTTAGGTGGTATAACTACTTCTAGTGATAATGTAGGCATCGGAACTGCTACTCTCAGAACAAGCACTACTGGATTTCAAAATACTGCTGTTGGAAATTATGCAATGTACAGATTAACTACTGGAGCTATAAATGTGGCATTGGGATACTTGGCAGGTGAAAATACCACAACTGGTACTGATAATAATTTTTTTGGATATCAGGCTGGAGCAGCAAATACAACAGGAATTAGAAATATATTTATTGGAACTTATTCAGGTGCTGCCAATACCACTGGTGGAAGTAACACAGTAATTGGTAATGATACGAACACTGGTAATTTTAGCGGTTGTGTTATTATTGGTAGAGGTGCGACAGCAACTGCTGGAAATCAATTTGTTGTAGGATCAGCAGGTATTAATGCAGGAACAGTAACAACAGAATCTTTATCAAGTACAAAAACTTGGTCTGTAAAAATAAATGGTACAGATTACAAAATTTTATTAGCATAATCATGGGAACAGAAATGACACAAGAGCAAGTAGCTCAAAGCGTATCCGCTGCATTTGACAGCGTTGATTTAATCAATCGTAATGAAGATGATGCAGTAACAATAGAAAGAAATGTTGAGCATCTGCGTATTATGATGAATAAAGAATGGTTTGCGTCAGCTTTAACAGCAAAGCAAACAGAACAAATTAATACTATTATCAATGAATAAGGATCAAGCAATTCAAGTCTTAGTTCAAGCACTTGAGGCATCTGCAAAAGCAGGAGTATTTAGCTTGAGCGATGCATCAACTATTGTTCAGGCCATCAATAAAGTTAATGAGTTAGTTGAAATCATACCAACTGAAGAAGTGGTTGTTGAAAAAAAAGCGTAATGAGTACAAGTATAAATATTGGACAAAAAATAAATCTTACTACTACAGGTTCTAGTGGTCCAGCTACACTGATAAATGATACTTTAAATATACCACAATACACTGGTGGTAGTGGTGGTGGTGCATCTGGATTTCATGCAGCTATACCTTTTTGGGGAATATTTGGATTTGCAACTTCAGCTGCATTAAATACTACTAGTAATAGTAGTATTAGTTCTTCAAATCAAATTTGGTACAATCCTTTTGTGCCAAATACTGATTTTACGTGTGGGTCATTTACATTAAATTTAACAGCTGCATCTGCAGGAGTTCTAGGAAGAATAGCTGTTTATAGTAGTTCAGTAAATGGAACACCTCAAAATTTATTATATTCAAGTGTTGATTTAGATTTTTCAACTACAGGTTCAAAAACTGTATCATCTTCTTTTGTTTTCACAAAAGGAACAGTTTACTGGTTAGCATTGCAAATGAATTCAACTGGGGCAAGTGTTACTGCAATTGCTAATTCAGCGCTTATGCAAATAGGAAATAATGGTGGAAATCCAATAACTTCTTGGATACAAGTTGGTGTTACTTTTAGCAGTGGTGCACCTACTGTTGCAGCACCAAACTCATTTCAAACCCAAGGAGCACCGTTAATAAGAATGACAAAACTTTAACATCAAATCAACAATTATGGCACAAGTAAGAAATGAAATCTACGATGATAATGGACTTGTTGAAGTAGTATTTATTGAAGTTGACGAACCTACTCAAGAAGAGCTAATTGCACAAAAAGAAGCGCAGCTTATTGCAATTTATGAAGAGCTGCAAACTCTTAAGGGTCAATAAAATGGCAGGTTAATTATCACCTGCCATCTCATCATAAATTGCTTTCTCAGAAGGACTAAGACTTTCATAAGTATAAACTTTTTCTTCTAACATTTGAGCTTCAGTCTTGTAATAAGGTTCATCTTTATGACCTAGCTTGGTGACTTCAGGTTTTTTAAAAAAGCAAGAATAGTTTTTACACAAGTATGATTCTGATACTCCTGTTCTTACGTGTATCTCATTAATGCTTAATCCTTCTTTTATCAAACTGTGTATCAGTTGATAATCAACGTTAGGCATACTCATGGTCCAAAATAGTGAAATCCTTCATTTGTAATATCAGTGTCATTTCCTTCAAGAATATTCCAGCACATGGTTCCAAGATTTGATGACACCTGCTTATTCTTATCCTCTTTTTTAATAAAGTACTTTGAATTTTGCATATACTGATAATCACCAGACTCTTTAAACACATTTGCATACTGCTCAATTGCTTGAAATACTAAGTCCCATGTATATTCAGGGTACTCATTGAAGAACCAAATGAATCTCTCATAAAGTTCTTTAGGATTTGTGCGATATGCATAAGTAGAATCAGCACGTTTACCTTTAGGAAAGTATTCATTATACCTTACTATGTTTTCTTCCCATTCTTCAAATGGTACTTTTTTAGGTTTAGGTGCTTTTTCTAATAGCTTTTGGCCATTTCTTAACACACCCTTACCTAATGTTGTCAACACATACGTGCCTTCTACTTCTTTCATATAATCACATAATGCCAATCTATATTGCTCACTGCGAACATTTATAAAATTGGTGTGACTATAACCATTAAAAGCAGAATGTAACACGTAGAAGCCATTGGGGCTAAGCTTGTGCTTAACCAAATAATCAAAGAATTCTTTCATGTTAATTAAGTATTGGTTCTTGTTTTTTCTGTTTTACAGATATAGATTGTTCTGTTATTGGAACAAATCTACTTGCTCTATATCCAATCCAGGGTAAACCAAATTTAGTTCGTCCTTTGTTGGGTATACCTTTAATAATATAAACTCTTTGGTCAAAGTTGTTTACAAATTCAGACTCAACTGTATAGGTGGTTCCTTCTTCTAACTTTGCGCCAAGAGGTAATTTGTCAGCATCAATGCACAGGACTTCCATCAGCTTTGTTATTGGCACGTTTCTCAAATCGTTTTTTATGTCTTTGACTTGATGGTGCTGGTTTTCTTAACTTCCATGGTATAACACTCTTAACTATAGTGCTAAATATTGTCATAGCTTCTTCATCAGTTGCTGCCCAGATGTTTAATTTAGATCCTGATTCAGGATGAAAAAATCTGTAAATGTTTCTTTTGATTTTGGTTTGTTGTTCTTCCATAATGTAAAAAAATAGGGCTGCTTTTACACAGCCCTTTGTGATTATCTAACTGGACAAGCTCCTCCATCGCAATCTGCAATGTCTATGTCATCAATATTGATTATGTCATCAAATGATGCAATAGGCGTAACAGATGCTGAAAGTTCTAAATACTTGTCTTCTGTAATTTCTTCCAATGGCGCTTGATCAAAACCATGATCATTGTGCAACAAGAAAGAAACTGATTTGACATTAAAGTAATTCTCAGAAAGCCATTGTTTAATTTCATCTAACTCATGCTTGCGATAGTAAATAGTAACAGATACAGCATTGTCTGACCATTCTGTTTGCAATCTTTTGATTACCTCAAGTTGGTCAACTGCTGTCATGTCATTTGCAAGAAGTGTGTGTTTTGGAAATTTACAAGGAAAAGATACTATTGCAGTACTATGATCTTCAGTCCCATCAAAATTACGCTGGAACTCTACTGGGTATCCATTCTTTCTACATACGTTTACAATTGGACTGTCAGAAGACATTCTAATTCTACGAATATAATATTGAGAATAAGCAGGATGTGCGCCTGATGTAACACCTGCAAGTAAACTCAATGTACCTGAAGGCTTAACTGTTGTAAGTTTGATAGAAGGATTGAATCCTTTTATTTTGCTGTACTCAGCATCATAAGCACGCAGATATGTATAGCAATCTGATAACCATGAACGCTGTTCATCAGTAGCTTGAAGATAACCTGTTACACCAATACCCATACGCATATTTTTATGTACAATATCTTCAGTTTCTTTGATTGCACATTTGATTGACAATGAGTGTTTGTTTATTCTATACAGTACTCGTGATACCTCAAGCAGTTCTTCATAAGACTCAATGTTTGGTAAATAGATTTCTGCCAAACAACATGTCTCAAAATTAGCCAAAGATTGTTCTGCACATGGATTGAATCCCATAACCTCTGGATCAGGATACTGAATCTCACCAACTCTACCCATTCTGCGAGAAGCATCAAGGTTTATTAAACCATACGGTTCACCATTACCTTTATAACCTTCCCAGAACTCTTCTGGTAATTTTGTTGTATCATCACAAATAACTGAGTTGTTACTCATCGCACGCCAGTTAGGAATGTTACCCAAATCCCAACGTTTTGCACGTAAGAAATCAAAGTCATCATAATCACCAAGTGCAATTTGTGCTGAACGTCTTACATTACCTGCAACTACAATACGTCCAATGATATTCATGATGTCCAAACAATCAATAGAACGTAATCTTTTTCCTGCTCTGCTATTCAAAATGTTGTTAATCTCTCCAATACCCCACACTAAATCTTGTGGACCAGATGCTACACCACCAAATCCTTTGATTGGCGAACCTTTTGAACGTATAAGATGGCAAGCATATGTAAATCCTTGACCTGTAACAAATGATGCTTCAAGAACACGTCTCATAAGCTCAACCCAACCTTCTCTAGAATCAGGTACAATAAAATCAGCATCATTTACGTCCATGCGTTCTACCTTTACTTTCTTAAGAACTTTAGGTATTTGATAAACATGCTCACGTTGAATGTTAAATCCTACGCCTGACCCTAGCATAAGCATTTCAAATGCCCATGTAAATGGTCTGATAGGTTCATCACATACTACAAATGCACAATTTTGCAAAGATGGTAGTCCTAATTTGTCAACGGTCTTTGTACCTAGTTGCCATAAAAATCTACCTGCTACTGTGCCTTTAAGATTTGCCATGATTCTTCGCAAAGAATCCTCTTCTGTTTTTGTAAATCCAACTTCTAATTGGTTTTTACATGCATCCACTACTCTCTCAATAGTGTCATGCCATTCTTCTGTTTTACCATTCTTGGTTGGTCTAGAGTATGTTCTTTTGTAAGTAACATAACCTACTGGACCCCAAGGAATAACAGCAGAATCTGTTTTTGTTTCTGTCATAATTTAAGATTTATAAAGGTTAAAAATAAAAATGGAAAGGCAACAAAGATCGTAAATTATAATCTTTGTACCAATAGTAATTAACAAAAAAACTTTTAAAATGTGTACGTATATTCCTGTATTTTTCAGATATTTGTGTTATCTTATATTTGAGGAAGGTGAGAGTACAAAATTTTGCATATGAAAAAATATTTTGTACTACTTACAGTAATACTATTTTTGTTTGCGTCTTGTGACGTACAGAAACGCTTGCAAAAAAAATTAGACAAGTATTGTTCCTTATGCCCATCAAAAGATAGCACAGTCACAGTTATTGTATATCGCGATACAACTATAACTGTTCCAGGAGATACAACAGTTGTTGTTGATAGTTTATACTGTGATTCATTAGGTAATGTTTTTATTAAACGACTTTCTGAAAAAGAAGGAGACATTGCTCGTTTAAAAAATGCATTAAAGAATAACAAACTTACATCAACAGCTATTGTAAAAACTCAGTACATTAAAGTACCTGGCGCAATAATAACAAAAACACGAGAGGTAATTAAAAAACTACCTGCAGAAAAAATCAAATACATTCCTTGGTGGGTTAACTTCTTTGCTGTTCTTGGTGGAATAACTTTTGGATTTATCATTCTTTATATAACTTACAAATTAACACTAGGAAAATGGACACAGCGGTTTTAACCATTGGATTATTTGTAATAGGCACTATCATTACAATAATTGGATACTTTTTAAGAACTACCTATAATAACATTGTTCGCGATGTTGGTGAATTACAAAATGACTCACGTAGGCATGTTGAAGAACAAGGTAAACTTAAAGGTAAAATTGAACTGCTTGAGCAAGAACATAGATTAAAATACCAGCTTATTGAAGAAACTACCCAGCATGAGATAAGAACAATGGCAAACAAAATTGGGGAATTGTCTGACACTGTGGGGGAGCTGATCAGGATCCAACTCAACGTAGGGGGATCCGCAACAAGAAGAAGAAATAACAATAGCACTAACTAAAAGTAAATGTATGAGTAATTTAGATTTGTCAAAAATCAAACAAGTACCTCTTTCTGAAAAACAATATGTAAAGGAAGAGACTAAAAAATTGCAAATAGTTTTGCATCACACTGCAGGTAACTCATCTGCACCTGCCACAATTAAAATGTGGGACAATGATGATCGTGGACGTATTGCTACATGCATTACAATTTCAGGAAAAGGATTGTCAAAAGATACATTTGATGGAGAAATCTGTCAAGCATTTTCATCTAAGTTCTGGGCATACCATTTAGGTATTAAACCAGATGTGTTTAGAGCAAATGCTATTCCTTATCGCTCACTTGATCCATTAGCTATTGGAATTGAGATATGTAACTGGGGACCACTTACATTGAAATCTGATGGCAAATACTATAACTATGTAGATAGAGTAGTACCTGCAGATCAAGTATGCGAACTCTCTGTTCCTTACAAAGGACATAAGTTCTACCACGCATATACTGATGCACAGATTGAATCTGTACGTCAATTGTTAGTATACTGGAATAAAATACATGGTATCCCATTAGATTATAATGAGGCAGACATGTGGAAAGTATCCACTAACGCACTTAAGGCTGTACCAGGAGTATATACTCACAATTCTTATAGAAAAGATAAGAGTGATATATCACCTCAGCCAAAAATGATAGCAATGTTAAAATCCCTAAAATCATAAATTATGAATCAAAATCAAATCCTAGGAATTGCACGACACATTTTAACCTTTGTTGGAGGTTTTCTTGTTGTAAGAGGCAAAATTGATGAATCTACACTTACTGAAATTGTAGGTTCTGTAATTACTCTAGCAGGTCTTGTATGGTCTGTTGTAGACAAAAAAGAAAAGAAAGATGGCAGCGAAGGTTAAAACTGGTAGTGCTACATCCTTTTTGAAGAAACCTGAAGTTTCTAGACCTGGTGTTCATGCAAAAACAAAAACATCAAGATCTAAGAACTCAAAAAACTATCGCAAGAGCTATAAAGGGCAAGGGCGATAAAAGATGCTACTATGCACATGTTTAGTGGTTTTTCTTCTTCTGTAGAAAGTCCCCCAGTGATGGGGGATTTTCGTTTCTACAGAGTTTGTTATTTGAATTTCTGCTTTTGATATTCAAGATGCCTTCTTTTCAAAGACTCTATGCCAATTGAAATATTGTACTTCATCTTTAAAAATCTTTTAAGGAGTGCTAACTTATCAAGTGTAGTTTCTCTTTTCATTATAATGAAATAAGAATCTTTAATTATGTCATCAAGAAATGCTGTCATCTTCAAATACATTTATCAGTTCAGGTTCTTCAACATCGTAGTACGCTTCTGAAGGAGTAGCATCAAGATCAAACATGTCAGAAAACAATTCATGAACCTTTAGTTGATGCTCCATCCAATCAGAAGGATGCGAGTCTTTAAGTGCTAAAGTTATGTGATTATACAATACCCACGCAGAGTCACTGTCAATTTTGTAATCAAAAGATGGCTTAACCAATTCTTTCTTTACAGTGTTAAGTTGCATAGTATTAAGTATATCTCTTTTGAGAAACAATTCACCTAACACATCATGTTGCGCAGTGCTTGAAAGTAAAATACTTTTCATAGAATCTTTATGTTCTACTAAGGATTCCCAGTATTCACCAGCATTATTGATATAGTCACTGATAATACCTTCTGCTAAAAGATCTGCTGCACCTTTGTGTACGCGTTTAAATTTGCCAAATTTGCTGTTGTTCAGCATCATCCCATTCATACAAACTTTTACCAAGCCTCCAAGATTAAATCTGAAGGCAAGTTGTTTGTTGTACGAGTTAGTAAAGTTAGCAGACAACTCTATGTCTGGGTCTACTTTGTAATTCATTCTTAACGTACCTAGTGCAATTTGCCCATCATTGGTACATCTGTAGTCTTCTCCAGTGATAATAAAACCAGCATTGGTTATTTCACTTCTCACACGATTAATCACACTTGCATGTGAGATAGGGGTGTAAGTATCTGTTCTTTCTGGCAATGCAGTAGATAAGATTTTTGCATAGGCATCCATGCCACTTACTGTTCTTTTCATAATTCTAATTTTAATTGTTGAAACATATTTTGTGGTATTACTTCAGATGTACTTTCTATCTTTTTGATTTCATCATAGATTTTATCAAGATAGTATTTCTCATCTATATTGTAATCTTCCCACGGTAACATTACTGCTTTATTGAATATGGTCTGTAACATTGGACCACTTTCTAATTGAATCTGTCTTCCATCTGGATTACATTTAATAATCTTTGTACCTTTTTTAGATACAAAGTATCTGACAAGTTTTTGCAACTTCTTTTCATAGAAGATGCCTTCATTTACACCACGTTCAACAAAGAACCATGATCCTTTTATTTTGGAACCAGTGCAATAGTCAAATATGTTCCTGTTGGACTTTAGATAATCTTTTGGATCAACGCCTTTTACAAAGTATTCATACCATGCTTTTGGTATAATCAAGTTAGACTTGTTTTTGTGAAGAGGTAATTCTTCAAACTCAAATCTACCTTTGCATTTAGTTTTACCATTAGCATAAATTGCAATGTAATTATTCACATCACCAATAATCATCTTCTTGTACTCAACAGGTTCAAGTTGTAATTGTGTCAAATCTTCCCACTCTTTGCATATTTTAAAGAATAGTTCTTCATCTTTCTCATCTATATCAAACTCAAGACCATCTGTGTTTTGCATAAGCGGTTGACAGTTTGGAATTCTTGTAGTTATCATCTCATACAGCATTGTTAATAGTAGTTGGCCATTGACAGTAATCCTGAAGGTTAACTCAGGGTCATATAAAAATGAATATCTACTCTTACTTAAGCCATATGTAGAGTTTAGTACAATCTTAAATAGATAATTTAAAGGATTAGACTTGTCATACTTCTTTCTTTCTTCAAAGAACCATTCATATAGCTCACAAAAATCTTCTTGTGGTATTTGAGCTGGAGACCATTTGTTTTTAATAGCAAGATTTGGATAATAACTTGTTACGTCAACACTGAGAATCTTCCTACCTGGTTTAGGTTCATATACACCAGGTGCTATGCAACCGTGTATGCCACCTAAAGCATAATCAGTAGGAACACCTTTGTGCATCATTCTATACTTTGGTCCTTTCTTTTTGATATCCTCATCAGTTGTATCAAGAATTGTTGTATCAACAACAAGATTCTTAAACCAATTATGAACACCATTAAATTCAGGAGTATTAAACTTAACACAAGGTAGAATGATATCGCGTATTACTACATTCTTGCGATATGTTCTCATCTCTTTGATCTCTTTCTTTTCCAAACCTAATTTCTGAGAAAGAAAGTGAAGAAATATCTCTTTAGAAATTTTAGGTTCGCTTGCTGATAATAGATTGACATTGTAAGTTTCACTAAGCTTGGCACGCAGATTAATTTGTGATGCCATTACTTTATTACCTTTTGAATCTGTCATTGTAAAGATTGCCTTGGTTGATCTTACGTCATTGATACAGTACTTTACAACCATATCCAACGTTTCTCTGTCAACAATTCTCTCATAATGAGGATGAGGCATCTCTTCAACGTTTTCCCAATCCATACTGAACTGTGTCCACTTTAAAGATGTACGCTTAGCGTTACTATCCCAGTGATTCAATTTAAATATGTCAACACATCTAATAGAAAGCTTGAATTCTGGATAATCTACAAATTCATTTCTGTCAGATTTACCAATTACATACTGTGCATATTCATATAACCTGTTAGCCAAGTCTTCAGGATCAGCATCAGGATCTAAAAACTCTTTTGCATTGGCAAGAACAAACTCAGTAATTTGGGCATCAAATGCAATATTATTGTAACCAAAGTGCCAATCTTTAGCGTTTTTGGATTCAATAAGAAACTTGACAAAATCAACAGCATCATTTTGATACTTGCTTATGACGAATACTTTTCTTGTTTTTCTATCATAAGCTTCAAATACAGCAACGAAACAATTGACAATGGTCTCATAGTCCATTACCCAGAATTCGCGACTTCTCATTACTTACTCTTTTTTGATTTTTTTTGTTCTTCAACTGCTTCTAAATCATATGCTGTGTGCAATGTCTCATCATTTACAGCAGAATGAATAGCATCAGTAAAAACTTTAGAATCATTATTGATTGCAAATCTATTTACAAATGCAACAATGTCATTAATGTCTTCAAGATAGTACTCATAGTATGCAGACAAGATTACACGTTGTTCCTGCCAGCCTTGTTCACCATTTGCACGTTTTGTAGCAACTAAATCACCACGATCATTCAAACGAGGCATCATCATAGGTTTATCCTTATTGTCCTTAGAGACAACAGCCAAAACTTTTTGCTCTGGGTCAAAGATTGCTTCATTAAAAGGACAGTTAGAATCAATTGGCATCATGCGAAATGTTTGTTTTTCATTCCATTTTGATGAGTAAATCATCATGTTTTTTACACTTGTGTTCATATTATTTAGATTAAAAATTACATTATAAAGGTTTCTTTTTCCTTGTCGTACTTGTCACAAAGTTCTCCAACTTCTTGAAGCATTTTTACATCAACAGAAAGTATCTCTGCATATTGCTTGAAGTACTTTTTAGGAAATATAAATGATTCAACATATACCCATTCTGGTGTATGAATACCATAATAGTCAGACATATGTTTTTTGCCATTCTGTGAAAACTTAGAATACTTGCCTTGTATAAACAAGTCATAATCGTTTGCCATAGGATTCATGTCAAATATGTATGCAACTTTACCATCGCAAAGAGGCACAACATAATCTAACATACTGTGTGTCATCAGTTTGTTTTTCTCAAAATTCAACCACTGATCTGTATCCTCTTTTTGATAAACACAAACAAGTTTGCGTTCCTCATCAGGAAACTCATATGGCCAATGCAGATATACTTGCACTGGCCTTGGGTCTCTGGTTCTTTTAAAACCAAGCATTGGATACAAAAAGGTATAAGATTTTTGAAAGTACTTTTTATACATTTCTTTTATCATATCACCAATTCATTATTGTTAACAATAAACTTGTAAGGTAACTCAAAGTTCTTTTGTTCAAAGTGAAACTTAGCCTCATCAAGTAATTTGTCAGTTTCTTCTTCCCATTTGGAAAGCGTTTCGTCAGAAATTCTAATAGGTGCAATCTGCATGAAAGGATCCACAACCAAAAATCTAAAAGTAATCTTGTAACCAGAATACTTTGGCTGAGATGTATACACATGCTCTACAAGTTTCTTGTAGATTGATGCTTGAATCCAATAGTTATAGTATTCAATACTATCAGGAAACTGTGCAATGGTTTTACTTGTTTTCTTCAAGTCATTAACACGTATTTCTTTGTTAGCATTATCAATAACCAAATTGTCAATAAAGCCTCTTAATCCAAATGGACTTTCAGCATCTAGTTTGATAAGCTCTAGCTCATTAAACTTTTCTACTGGAGAAAATGAGTCAGCAAAGTAACCCATTACATCCATAACAGCTACTGTAGATGTAATTTTTTCTACAACAGCTTTGCAGAAATCATAAATGTCTTGGTCAATGACAACTCTTCCTTCTGCTTTTTTGATATAATCCCAATAAGCAATATGCTTTGAGTTAATCATTTTCTCAATTCTTTGACCATCAGTTTTAAGTGACTGATATAAATTGATATCTTTCAATACATCTAGAATTGCTTCTGCAAATTCTTCTAGATTTTCACGCGTATCACCTTCTCTTTTTAATTCTTTATAATGATTAAAAATTGTATGTAACACACTGCGTGGATTATCGCTTGGTAAATCTTGAACACTGATAACAAACTGATTGTCAAAGTCTTCAGGCTTTAATAACAAACAGTGAATCAGCGAACCTTCAATCATATTTTTGTCTATAACATCTTCTTTTTGTCCAAGAACATAATGCTTGTAAAATGAAGATGGACTAAACACTAGTTTATTCAAACCAGAATAAGACATTAAAAAGTCTTTGTCAAAAAATTCTTGTTCTTTCTGAATACGCTCAGAAAGTGGCGTGTTTGCTACAAATTTTCCCATAATTTTTTAATTACAATTTTCCATATCTGATGGGAAGTACTTGCCTAAGATGTTACCATTGTAACTATTGTTTGTCAGTACATCATTTTTAATTTGATGTGATAACTCACAATAGCCAAGATACTTTTTAGAACAACATACTTCAAGGATTTCTCTTTTATAAAACTTTTTATCAGTCATGGCTATCTCTTCTGTGAGTTCTGCACATGATCCATAATATGTTTTCCAAGTTGATTCCTTAACGACACGTTTAAAAGTCTTTCTAGTCTTTGTTTGTGTCTTTTCTCTATTAGAGATTTTTGTCTTTCTCTCACTGTATAGATTCTTTTTTCCAATGTAGAATCTTCCAGTAACTGTGTTGGTAATTTTGTAAACAAATCCAACAGCTTCTTCATGATTTGGAAGGTCTTCAATGCATAGAATATCCATGCTCAAACCTTCATTTGGTTTATAAATCCAATTGCCCATAAGTTGATGTTAACGTACAAACTTACTGATTTTTTTCGACATATTTTTCTATTGCTCTTTGGAGTTTTGGGTAAAAGTCATACAGAGCAACCTCTTTACCATGATGCTTTATGATATCACTGATATCTTTTTCTCTTGGCAAATAGATGAAAGGTAATCCATGTTCTTTTTCATAGAATTTCATGGAATTTATACCTGCTTCGTCACTATCCATGCATACTACTACATGATCATAGCGCATTTTAAATTTGAGAATATCATTAAATGTAAGCTTGGTTGATTCACTATTTGGTGCTATGCAATCAACTGTAAGTCCAAGACTTTTTATTGCCATTACATCTTTCAAAGATGATGCAATAACAAGTGTGTCTTCTCCTTTAAGCTGGTTGTAGCCTTGTATGTAGTCTTTCTTCTCTAAAAAGAATTTAAACTTCTTTGCTTTTGGATTATACACTTTGTATAATTCATTATTTGCAAAATAACCATACATATAGTTACCATGGTTTACAAATGAATTTGATTGTTCACCTGTAACTAAATCTACTTCACTTACTTCATAATACTCAAGTGGTATCACCTCATATGTTTGCAGTAAAGAACTACCAATGTTAAACTGTAACCAGAAGTTTGCATCAAGATTTGTCCAACCTCTTACTTTGTAATCAGTTATCTTCCATTGCTTTGTACAAGCAACAATTTCTATATCTTGATATTCTCCTGTCTTACAGAAATCATGGTAATCTTTAATGATTTTCTCACAAGCAATATCAGAAGGAATGTTATACATATCTTGTACTAACATACGAGCATCTCCAAATTTGCCTGTGGAATGACATTTGTAAACTATCTTGTTTGAGGCTTTGTCTACATACACAAACATTGAAGGTGTCTTATCATTAGGATTAAATATGCTTTTAATCTTCATTGATCTACCTGTAAAATCATGCGCTAGTCCCAAGTAGTATTTAAATATCCATGCATCTGGAATACTTTCTAATGACCCTAAATACCTTCTACTTGAAAACATAATGCAAATCTATAAAAGAAAAAGGGTGAGCACTACACTCACCCCTAATCTTATATTAATTAATAAATTAATCATTATCCCATGGCAGTTCTAAATCGCTGGCTGCAGCGCTTTCTGCTGGTGTAGGGAAATCATCTGCTAGAGATGTAGGTTTTGACTGAGTTGGCTCAAAAGATTCAACAGACTCTTTGCTTACTGCATCTTCTGGTTTTTCTTTAGCAGGAATTATATGCACTGCTTGGTCAAACTCAATAAAGTTAAGAGGCTTTCTATCATCATCTTCTAAAGCAGAGAATGGATATAAGTTCTTACGAGGCTGTGCTTTTGGAAAAAACAATCTGTAATTAGGATTACTGTATCCTTCATTGAAGTACTCAGAACCTGCAACAGTAAAGTAACCCCACAATTCTGGGTCAATAAGATATTTTCTTACTTCTGTTACGTATTCTTCAATTGTATCACCTTCTACACCTTTCTCATTCATTTTGTGCAAGACACCCATTTGCTTAGCAACGTTGTTAATCCAGTTGTAGATTTGGTTATCTCTTTGGATTACTTTGCCTTCATACGTATAGGTACTAAAAGGCCAATCCCCAGACTTTACATTACCAATCTGACCTCTGAATTTACCTTGACTTGGATTGTTTCTATCAATATCCAGTCCTTCAAATTCATCACCTCTGTCAACACCTTCCAAACGAATGGTTACAAAGTATGCCTCTTTCTTATATGAAGGTGCTTCTAAGGTTACATCTACAATTCTGCAGTAATGAGTACCTGGAGGTAGAATTTTAGAAATACCATTTCCACCTTTGCTTTCTTTAAAATCACTTGACTTAAACATAATTTTTACTTTTTAAATTAATCAATATAAACTTTATCCCAGTGCGTAATAATCTTGCCATCTTCTCCTGGTTCAGAGATGACAATCTCTTGATTTCTCAAGTGCTCAGGCCTTGCGCCACAAGCGATTTCGTCAGTTGTTAAAAAACTCAAGACATTCTTTTTGCCTTTTCTATAGATATAACCTATAGCGTCTGAGTTTGAGGTTGTGATGCGCTTTAATTTACCTGTTAAATCAAGATCAAGTGAGTTAAATTCTGCACCATTTTTCTCTAGCAAGGTATCCTTGATGTGACCTACAAATATCACATGAGGAGCTAGAGTTTTTACATAGTTAAGAACTTTCTCAAAAGCTTGACGTAACCATGGATAGCCTGCACCATTGGGCATATTCAAAATACTACCATAGTTTGGTTTATGCTTTGTGAACCAATCTTTACCCATAAGACTTTTAGAGTATAACTCTTCTGCATATGGTACACACATTGTTTCTAAAGCAGTGATTGTGTCTAATGCAATATACTTATAAGGCTTACCTGCTTCTGTGATCATGTTACCAATGGTAACAATGTCAGAAATAGTTCTTGCCTTAAGCTTTATTGCGTCAACATAATCAGTACCATCCTCAAGGTCAAGAATAAGACAGTTATCTAATGCTGATAACAAAGTAGTTTTACCCACCTTTGGTTTACTAAAAATTACAAGATTCTTTGGACTCTTGATTTCAGCTTTTACTTTTTGCATTGGAAGTACAAATCCTCCTGATTTTACTTCTGCTTTGTCTGCTGCCATGTTATTCCTTTTTTAATTAAATCATTCAACCATTCTTTATTTGACATAGGCACATTGTGCTGAATACAGTAGTAGTCGCGCATTGTCATCGCGCTGTAGTGACTGTCTTCTTTCTCAGAATACATACCAGCAAATAAGTCTTCTTCAGCTTCTTCTGGTAATGTTACTACTTCTGCATAAGCTGAGGTAACAGGTGTACTATTTACAAGTTCCAAGTCACTCAATCTTACAGCATATGTTATAGATGATGAGCCAGAACCTGCTGTTTCAACTTCTACATACTTTTTTGGATTGAGTTTCCAGTTTGGATTATTCACCAATCTGTACAACTTTCTGTTCTTGCGATCATAGTGTTCCTGATCCCAGTCAAACATTTCAATGTAAAAATCTTGACCACATGATAACTCACTTGGCCAAAAACGTACACATTCTACCCTTTCCTCTCCAAACTCTTTGCCCATGTAACAAAGCTTTGAACCAAACTTTGGACTGGAGATGCCCATGTGGTTGAAAAGATTCTGCCAAAAAGGTTGATACTCAGTGGTAATCTCCTTAATGTGCTTTTTCTTTTCAGGCTCTGTTGTAGCTTTAAACGTACTACTCATTTGTTAAAAATTTAAATTATTACTTACTTTTCGCTGTAAATGGTTCTTTGTCAGGTTCCAACGCTTCAACAACTTCCATTTTTGCATAATCTGCCTTATACCATTGAATACTTGTTTCTCCAAATCTATTCTTCAAAACATGCATCGCAAGTAAATACTTGTCACTAGGACCAATGATGTACTTTTGAGGGCCATACCTACTTATGTTGTACTTGGCTGGCCTGTTATATGCCACCATTACGTCCGCACACTGTAAGAGATAATCGCTTCCAAAGACATCTGCCTCAGTAGGAAAATTTTCTAACTTACCTGGCTTTTGTCTTTCAGCATTGTCAATCTCTCTGTTTAGCTGAGTAAGAATAATAAATGTCACAGGATACTTATTCTTCATCTCAGTTAGCATTGTGGCAAGATTCTGCAATGTAACTTGTTTACTGGTTTCTGAAGCTGACTGGCGAACCAGCAGTGTGTGGTCCAGCGTTACCACAAACGGTTTTCTATATTCTGCGTAAAATGCTTTTATAGTATTGGACATGTCTATAACAGACATTGATCTATCAACTACAAATTCTTTACGTCCTTTTTGTTTGCCAACATAGTTACTCAATTTCTCATAATCAGCTTTAGATAAAGGTGGCATGCCATCATCCTGAGCAGATTGTAAGTAACGTATGTCTAAATTGTTAGAGGCAGATAACTCGCGTACGCCCATGTTTCTACCAAGCATTTCAAATTGAAAATGCAAAACCATAAAATCTTGGTCTTTATTGTTTTCTTGAAGCGATCTTGCAAGTGTTGCTGCTACAAGTGTCTTACCAACACCTGGACGTGCTGCTAACACATATAAAGATTGCCATTCTATACCATTAAGACCAATAGTGTTAAATCCTTCCCATGAAGTTTTTAGAGATACTATCTCTTTTCTTGCGCGTTTTGCAACATATTCAAGACTTTCTTCTAATATATCACTGTACTTTCGCCATGGTTTTATGTGCGAAGCTGGCGCATGAGATGCTGTAGAAACAGTCTCTGGCTTGTTATGCATAAAGTAATTTTTTGATAAACAAATATAATAAAAAAATATGAAACTACCATAGGATTTTGGTAGAATCAAGAGCTTCAAGTTCAGTGTTTACCTTATTAAACACATCATTACAATCCCACTGTTTTTCACGTGCATATGCAGCAGAAGCAGGATGACTTGCTTTAAGAACAATCTGTGAATCATCAAGTAATTCTTCTAACTCTTGTGCTTTTTTGCCAAGTAAAACCCATACAATCGGTTTTTTTGCGTTTATAGAGTAAGAATTAATCATATCAATTAGATATTTCACAAATGGATCCCATATTGCAAAGTGTTTTCCTATCTTACCAACTTCAGTAGTGAGTGATGTATTAAGCATCAAGATGCCTTGTCTACTCCATTCTGCTAAGTCAGGATTTAATTCTTTAGGATCACTATTGTCATACACTGTTCTTGCAATTGCACCATGTATATATCTAAGTGATGCTTCCTTTTTTCCAGTATTACCACAACTAAATGCAATACCATCAGCTACTCCAAGTTGAGGATATGGGTCTTGCCCTACAACAATTACTTTAAGTTTGTCAAATGGACATTCAGAGAATGCTCTAAAAACCATCTTAAGTGGAGGTGTAAATCTCTGCTCATCATTTACTAAAGATTCTAGTGTTTTGATTATGTTTACAAAATCCTCAGATACTAAGAATCCTTTCAATAGATTGTTCCATCCATTGGTTTTGTCTACATCATGCGCTTTAAGCATGCTGTGCATTTTGTCAGCAATTTCTTTTGGATCAAGTTTAACTTGACCAGGTGTGAAATTTTTCATAATTTTGGTTATTAATAAATAAACATTATGTCAGAAGAAATCGTAAAATCATTTGTGCCATCAGGAAATGATAGTGAAGTAGTTGACGTCATCAAAGAAGACGCAATCATATCAATCAAGATGAGTACAGGCTACTACAAAAGAATTCAAAGTGTTATTGCATTCTTAATTGAAGGTAAATCTGTAAAAGAAGTTGAAAACTCCCACAGGTCTATTGCATCTCGCAACGTCACTGAGCCATGGATTTTTCAATATGAAACGCTTTTAATTCTTTGTAGAGAATTTGAAAAAGCAGCTCATGAAAATGGTCATATTGAAAAGATGACAATTGGTGAACTTAAAGAAGCAATGGCCAACGCTGAAAAACGTATGGCTGAAGATGACGCAAAAGAACGTGCAGAAGCAGCTAAAAAAGCAAAGGAATCTGATCAATAAAGATAGATTCCTAGGCTGTGTCCTAGCTCAATACAGCATTCAATTACAGCTGACATTTCTTGCTTTGTACAATCTGCAAAAGATTTATACTCTATTGTACTTCCTTCTTTAGAAGTTAGTCCAGTATTGTCTTTTACAATCATTTTGATTTCGTCAATTGTGTGACCTGTAGAATTTGCAATCTCTCTTATAAGAGCATGTGCTTTAGCAAGTTGTCCTGCTGTTTTTTCGTCATTATCAAGAACAGTAAGATATGCTTCTATTTCCTGTCCTTTTTTAGCACCCATGTTAAACAGTTTGAGTTTCCCTGCATCTTCTTTGGACGCAGGGATTATCTCATCACCATTTATAATCACTTTGATTGTTGTGTTATGCATGATTTATAGGATTAATGTAAACAATTTTCTCAGAATCAATATCCTTTAATGCTTCTGCAACCCAATCCATGTCTACTGTATCTTTATACGCAAGAATATGAATGGTTGATTTGTCTTTAGGGTTTAGTCTTAACAAACGACCTATACGTTGACTACTCTGACGCTCATTACTATATGAATGCATAATTATACCTGCTTTCAAATCTGGTATATTTACACCTTCATTGAGTTGTTGAACACATGATAGCTTAGTAATAGAACTATCTTTGAAACTTTCCAGATTTTCACCACTGTCAGGATTTTTACTATGATAACTGTGATCACATATCCAATCTGCTTGCTCTGTTGTATTACAAAACACAATGCATTTTTCATGAATCATGTTCATCAACTCTTTTGCATACTTTTCTTTAGTAGGAAACGCCATAATTGCTTTCATACGCATAATGCGTTTGATTTGCGTTTCTTTTGGAGACATGATCTTTCTTAACTGATCAGACCAATATGCATAAGCTTTCTGTTCACTATTCATAAAATAAGAACCATCTCGTTTCTTTACAGGTAAATTGCGTTCAGAACTTAAAGGAAGTACATGTATAACAATCTTGTAATCATTTAAGATTTCATCATCTACTGCACTGTCCATGATATAAGTATACTGTATAGGACAGAATGTATTTACCATACGACCTTTTTCAGAAGTTTTATAACGTGGAGGTGTACCAGTTAAACCAAGTATTTTACCTGGATAGGTTGCAAGCCAGTAATCATGACTGAATTTAAGACTGTGACATTCGTCAAGAATTACAACATCATAGTCTCTACTTGCTTTATCAAGTGATCTGTATGTTGTAAACTCAAGATGAGGTAACAAATGGGTATAACCATGTTTTACGCATTCATCCTTCCAGCTATCATAAATACTTACTTTGGGTGCAACAATTAGATATTTCTTAAACATGCATGCAAGATGTAAACTGTCTAGGTATTTTAAACCTATCAACGTTTTACCTACACCCATTGAAATTCCTAAACCTGCTTTACGCTTCCCCTTTATTGCTTTTAAAGCTTCTTCTTGGATTATTTCGCGGTTTTTCATATTTGTTCTCTCTTTTTGGAGCAACTTTGTACATTTGGGTATTGTTCTCTTTGTTTTCTCTTGGGCCTTTTTCTTCAAGAACCTTTACTTTGTCTACCCATCTAATGTTTAGTAATACTCTGTTAAAAAATCTGACTACTGCGTTAGGTTTTTTTGTAGACCATAACAATAATCCTCTTTCATTATACGCATCTTTCTTTGTTGACGCACCTATAATAAAATAGCCAATAAACTTTTTCATTTCACGTTAGTTTTGATTGTGATAAATTCATTTCTCTTGCTTCTAAGGGATGAGTTTCTACCCATTCATGGCAAGACAAGCACAAAGGTATCCAAGTTGTCTTATCTAAATAATACAAACCTCTTCCTTTGGTGTGGTGTACAGTCAAATTCTCCTTGAATTGACCCATACATCCTGGCAATTTAGCTCTACATGTAGAGTTTTTAGGTTCACTTAAGAACTCTTTACGCATCTTGCTGTATAACACATCAAGTACGTCTTTTTTATCAGATTTTGGTTTGATTGGACGCTTATTTGAAGGAGTTTTCACTGTGTTTTCTGAATACCAACAATCTTTGCAGTATTTTTTTCCTTCATAGTTCTTCCATATAACCTTTTCCAGATTACAATTTGCGCACTTCTTTAATTTTACTTGCATACGTTTTTATCTAGCAAGCTTAGATTTCTATATTGTCAATGTCAATGAAATCACTGTCAGTTAGTTTGTCTATATCACTTATGTCTGTTAGATCTGGTTCGTTTTCTATTATGTAATAATCATCATCCTCTTCATCATCAGCTCTTTTATTCTTTGATGGACCATAATATAAAACACTAATTGCAAAAGGATCATTTAGCTCTTCTCCCCAATTCGCTGCCTCTAATTCCTTTAGCATTCTTTCCCATTCTAAATCAGACATTCCTGCATATTGTTCTACTTTCAGCTCAATACATTTACCATTAGGAAGCTGGTATAACATATTAGCAAAAATTAAAGAACTAAGTTATGAAAATAACTGACTTAAGCTTGTCACAAATTTAATAAATATAAAAGATTTTGTACTATATAGCTATACTAAAATTCAGCGCTATTATAGAAATTAGATACAAAGTCTTCAATGTCCATTCTTACATTATCAACGCCACTACCAAAACTACTAATGGTAATCCAACGTTCTTGTATATCAATGGTAATTAACAGATTTGAATCTATATAGTATTGAGTTCCAATACCAAATCCTTTGCTAGAATCCCACTCATCTGGTGAAACCATAGCACAAAAGATCATACGCGTCAAATAATCAGGATCATCCCATCTTTCTCTTCTTAAAAGTACATCATGTACAGTACCAACAAGAGTTTTTGCATTGTCATGTGTGTACAAATAAATAGAACCATGAGGACCTATTACTTGTACTTGTCCACTATTAACATTTATCTGTTCCATGAATCAGTTTTATTATACAAAAAAATACATGATTCTACCCATCCAATTTGAAATGTTATCTTATATGCATAAGGAAACACTATAGGCATTTTATCTATTGTAACGCCTAAGCCAAACTTTTTCAAGTAGAACACTATTTTTATGCTTATGTGTTTCATTTTCCAGTACTTCCAAAGCCACCTTCACCTCTTTCAGATGATGATAACTCAGTTACTTCTGTAATCGTTACAAATGGTAATTTCATAATGACAAGTTGTGCCACTCTATCTCCTACTTCATAAACATCACCTTCTTCAAGATATCTAAATTTAAGCATAATAGAACCTCTATAACCTGAATCTATTACGCCAACAGAATTAGCTAAGTTTAAAGTTGTTTTGCTTACTGAACTTCTAGGAAATAAAAGACCAACATAACCTTCAGGAATTTCTACAGATAAACCTGTATCATATGTCACCATTGTGTTGTTTTTATTCCACTCTTCACTGACAGCTACTAGGTCCATACCTGCATCGCCAGTCTTGGCGTAACAGGGAATTACTGCGTCTGGATGCAGCTTTTTGATTTTTAATTCAATGTTTGTCATATAACAAATTTAAAAAAACTTAATGAGAAAACCTTATATCTTGTTAATTCGTCTTATATTTGCATAGACAGCTTTGGTTTTCTGTTTTGTTCATACAGTAATTTTTTGATGCTTAACAAAGAAAGGGGGACGTAAAAATCCCCCTTTTTTGCGTTTAATCAAATATGTAAGACACTGTATTGTTAAATGGATCAAACTCCATTTGATTTGTCTTTGAATAAGTACCTGATTTTAAAACCATTTTACCATGTTCATCATGTGTTATGGTTGTTGGATTCTTTACAATTAAATCAATTGCTTGATCTGTTTTGTGTTTGTATCCAAAAGGTTTATCAGCACTCATTATGTGCTTTTGTGGTTCTCCACCTGGTGTCAATTGCAACTTTGTTGTTGACTCCCATCCATCTGTGTAATTATCAATCATGATTCAGCTTTTAATAGGTTAACATAATCCTTTGCTTCTAAGTGATAAGGTCTGCATTCTTGGCTTGTTGTAGAATGCTTTGCTAATATCACGTCTCCTTGTCTATAAATATACTCAGGATTAGTGATATTTAGCTGCACAGTCCAAGCAATAGCTTCAAGCGCATCACCTTTTTGTCCAATGTTTCTAGGCACATAAATCCAATACTCACGACCTGTTGTACTACACCAACATCTTACTGCAAATACAGTTGCATTTGCAGTACGCCATGAAGATGATTCTTCAGGAAATAATTTTGCACCTTGAATCTCATACAACTCATACTCATCACGCATGTGAGTAGTGACTTCTTTGTTGTCACTATCCCATGTGATACCTTCTTTCTCAAGAACTTGTTTATCAATCAATGTTGGTTCAAGCTCTTGAAACATTTCAGCTACACCAATAGCTCTAAAGTATAAGCGTCTTACCTCAATGTTCTTTTCTTCAAATGCTTTTTGCACAGTAAGATGTGGAATACTATCCCATTCTTGTTTGATTAAATCACCAAACATTTGCATCTCTGGATGAGCATTTTCTCCTATAACAGTGTTATGGAAATTGTCATAATCTTTATGAAGTCTTTTCCAATACATTTTGGCAACTTCTTCAGATACTTTTATGTTTTCTACATAATAGTAATTGGTTGTTTCTACTTCACTCATAACTCAACATCATTAAATTGTTCTGCGTATTCATTCAAATCTACAATGATACCACGTATTTCTTCAGTGTATCCCATGTATTCCAATCTGGTTATGTTTATGACATGGTTCTCTGGATCCTCGTCTTCCAATTCTGCTATGATGAACTCTTCATTTTGCCATCCAGAATATTCAGATGATGTAGCATCACTAAGAATTTCTAATGCTTTATCCCTAATTTCATCCTCCATGCTTTCACATAGAGTTACTAATTCAGAATTTAAGATACCATTTCTTACAACAGGAGTGATATTAACGCTGCCACCATCAAGAATATTATCAAATTCAACTCTTAATCCTTCAAAGAAATATCTTTTAGGTATTTTGATTTTGATAATTTGGTCTTCTTTTAATTCTACTTCTTCTGAACTATCTTCAGAATAAACATCATCACCTTCAAATACTTTGGTTTCTGCATCATATGTAGCTCTACCTGATGCATTGAACTCACCAGCCCAAGAACCATAATCAAGAATGTCACACATTCTATCAAGTAACCAATCTGATTCTTCAGCACTTGCTTGTTCTCCATCAACTTCCATGTAGACCCATCCTGAGTCTCCTCCACCTTCCCAGCAGATTGCTACTTCTTTGCCATCTTGTGATTGCTCATCACACCATTTAATTACATCTTCTACCTTCATGGTAATTCTGTTTTTACTTGTTCAACATAATCTGATTTATCTTTTGCGATTTCTCTGAGAACTTTTCTCCCTTCGCCAGGCTTGTACATCCATCCAACAATGTTCATGTTGTCAAGATAGTCTTTGATTGTAGGAATCCATCCAATGTCTTCAATACAATGCTGTTCGCCAAGTGCTCTGACTGGTACTTTTTTACCATCAGAGTTTACAATGTATACGCCAAACTCTTTTTCACACCAGAATATACCTTCTGCATGGTGGCGTAATGCTCTATGACGCATATCTGGATAATGCATCTTTGTTTCGTCAAACCAATTATGAATTGGTAAATAATCTTCTGGCATTCCTCCATGCTTTTTAGCAGAAGAAATGCTGTGGTGTAAAGGATGTGACATGCTATTCTATTTTTTTTGAAGGATCAAGTATTGATTTATACTTATTTATTTCATCTTCCATTTCATCAATGCGCATCTGTAATACAGGTGGTGAATATGGTTTTACTACATTATTGATGTTGTAGTATTCAATCCTTTCTATTTTGTGAATTAAAGCTTGTATTGTTGGCATATAGTCTGAAAAAAAGTAATCATTGTTTCTTACTTTTTTCCAGTCTTTATGCGTCCAATCTTGAGTTAACGTATTTAATTTGCTTCTGAGATTTCTTTCAGTTTCAGTTAGCATCTTTGTTTGACTCTTCTTCCTTAGTGATTTGCTTCTGACCAAATTCAACAGCCATATAAGCAAGTTTTGCTACTGCTACCCACATGTTATAGTCACCTTTCATTCTTGCTTTGTAATAAAAAGAATCACCTCCATCACCTGGAACTACTTCAAATGTTCCATTTGTTTCATCAACACTAAGTTTTACTTTAGCAATTGCTTTGTCTCCATCTTTGGTGATGTACTCTTCTGTAAGTACATACACTCTTTGTGCAATGTTAATTTCCATTTCTTTTAGTTTTGAAATTTGTTTAAGTTTTCTTCTATAGACTTATAGAAATTGTCATAATTCTCTTTTAAGAGATTTGAAAACAGACCATCTGTGTTTTCTTTGTCAAGTGCATCACCACTAATTTTCTTATCAAGTTCTAACTCAATGCTTCCAGTTGTAGTTCTGATAATATCGTACATTTTGATGTACGCATTTTTGTATGTTTCAATCTGTACAAGAACAACTTCTTCTCTTGTAGGTTGTTGAGATGGAGGTATTGATAAATCAACAGGACCATCTTCTTTGCTATGTTTTACAACCCATGCCTCTGTCACCATTGCTATTGCAATAGGTTTGACTACTTTGATTGCTTGCTTTACTGCTTCAACAAACACAGGTTTGTCTTCACGCGAGTGTAATTTAGAAAGATTAGGTGCTAACAGTGTTACAAACTGATTTTTTTCATTTTGTGCAAGAAAAGCAACAAGCATTGGTAGCTCACCATTGTCTTTCATATAATTTGTGGCAAATTCTGTACATGCCTCTTGAAAATTGGCAATTGCCTTGTCTACTGATAAGTTCATATTATTCTATTTGATCGTAAAATTTTTCTTTAATTCTGTCTTCAGCAATTTCTTTTGCTGGTGGTTCTTCGTCAGTCCATATAATTCCTGTAACCTCTAAAAGATCATTATCTGCATCTATAGTAAGCTCAGCAGTAAAATCAAATGTGCGTATCATTGCCTCATCATCTGTATCAGATATATCAGTTTTATACACTCCATCATAATATTCTATTTTGGAAAATGGTTTTTTGTTAATCAGTATACTACTCATAGTCTTTACATAAAAAAGTTTTCAAAAATCTCATGAGCAGTACTTTCTGCCCACGCTATCATGTTGTCTTCATCTGAGTCCCAACATCCATCATATACAATACCAGCAGTATGCATAGCTTGCGCCATGACGTATCCCATTATTTTATAATCAGGACCATCACAATTTGCAAAATCTAATCTTACTACTGGTTTTGTATTTTTGGATGAATCAGAAATTGAGACAACTACAAAGTTGTTAAATTCCCATTTCATATTATTACCTTCTCATATCAGGATTTGTCTGATAGTTAATGTATGCTTGAGCAGAACGTAAATCTTTGAACAATCTTACTTCTTTGTTCTTTTTGTTTCTTACGTAATTCCACATTTTAAATTCTTTAAAGAATCTTAAAAATGTTTTGTACTCTAAAACAGCATACTTTATTTCATTGTTAGCAGTTACTTTTTTTATTTTGTAACCATTCTCTTTTGTCAGTTCGTAGTCTTTAGTTTTAACAGCAGTGGCCATAACTTTAAATTTTAGATGTTTATTAAAATCAAATTTACTACAAAAATTTTGGTTTAAACTTAGGAGAACAACCTAAAGTGATTGCTATACTAAAACCACGCTTTTCATAAGCTGATAACTTGATAGATTTGTCATTCATATACTTTTCCAAAATGGTTTCAAAATCTTCTTCATCAATCTCATAATCCATAAATGGTATTACCTTTTGACCAAATTCATTTAATTCAGCTTCTTCCATGAGCTTGTCAAAATCTCCTTTTGGAGTACTGTTAGCAAAGAGATCTCTGTAACAATCAAGCATAGCATTTTCTATACGCTTGGCTCTAGGTATTCTTTTAGTTGCCATTGTATTATATTTTTACAGTCATTAAGTGCTCTGATATGCTATTGATTTCTGCCATAGCAGCATCATCATCAAGCATTTGCAAATTTAAAACAGTTTGAAACATTACCATAGCACCAGCAATAAATCCTTTACGCATTTCAGTGTACTGTAAGTCATCTTTTGGCATTTCGCCAAGGCCAATAGCCTGCATCATTTTGTCAAATTCATCATCAACGTTAAACATTGCCATAATTAATCTATTAAAGTTAAACTTTCATCTTGTGCTACCATGTCTATTGCAAACCAAATTTGCTCCATAGTTGCGTCATTTGTCAAAGCACTGTTTAGTATATCATGTGCTTGCTCATCATCATCACAATTGTAACGATACTGAATGTCATCAATATGCCATAAATTGTCAACAAAATAGCCTTCTCTACGAAGGATTTCTTTAGCTTGTGCTACTCGTTCTTCCCTTGTCATTCCATTCAACATATTCAATTACATACTTAGCATAGAGTGTAAGAACTTGGTGTCCTTCAAACTCAAAGCTTTCCACTTTGTCTTTTTCAGATTTATCATAAAGCTCTTTAAACTTTTTAAATGATTCCTCTGTAAATTTAAACTCTTCCATGTTACTGCATATAAACAGTTACAGAAACAATAACTCCATCTTCATCATAGTGAGCGTATACAGGATACTCTCCATCTCCAAATGCAGTCCCAAATGCTAAACCAGCACCAGTATGACCCATTTTAAATGAAAGTTCACCATGTCCATCTTCTGATAAAGTTGCTTTTGCACATGCATTGTAACTAAATCCATGTTTAGCTTTTGGAGATTTCATTTCTTTCCATCCTCCTTCTTTGTAGAGTAATTCATTCATGGTCTTACCATCATACTCAGGTAATTTCATTTCATAATTACTAAAATCATTAGGATAAGTCAATGTCTTACCAGTTTCTTCATTTTTGTAGACTCTAATATCTACAAAATCTTCATTCTCCCATTCAGAATCAATGTAGCATGGATCACAAATCATCAACTGACCTGAGTCCACAGCCACATGTCCTAGAAGAACTTTTGTTACAGTTTTTGCCATAGCATTTGTTTTGGTTAATAAAAAAATTTAACTCTAGTCTTTCCCAGTGTCACAGACCTATTCCCTGTAGGCAACCTTTAGCACGGTTTTTAGTTGCTCATCATATTAGCACCCTCATATGTAGGGTCAAGCTGAGAACTCATTCGCGTTGTTGGGACGTCCTGGTACTTAAACCTTTACTACCCACTTTTTATGCAGCATTCCTTTCTCAAGGGAACAACACGTCCAGCATTACTGCTGATATTTTGTTTATACTCCTCAATGTTTTGGAGTCCAATCTATTCTTGGTAGTCAACAGTATGGCTTTAGCCACCTCGATTGCTTGTACTTCACATTACACATTTCTGTACTATAAAAGTATAAAAGGTGTAATCTGATTGACGTTGAATACTTGTGGATTGCGACTGATTATCTTTAAATATTTTTGTAATTGTATTTTAAAATACGTATATTCTAGTGAAGACCCATTCTGATTATGCAAAAAAAATCAAGCAGATTAGCATCAACACAAATCATCATTGAATATTTAGAAAAGTTTAAGGATACGCCTTCTAAATCAATTGCACGTAAAATTTACAATGAAAATTCTGGATTCTTTGATGATTTTGAAAGTGTATATACCAGAGTTAGGTATTATAGAGGTCAAAAAGGTAAAAAATCTAGAAATTATAAATGTGAATTTTCACATCTTAGAAAAGAACTAAAAGCTAATATTATGCAAAACTTTCAGACAATGCCATCTTCTTTAAAAGAAAAGCGTGGCACATTTACTTTCCCAACAGGTTGTAAAAAACTTGCTATTATAGGTGATTTACATGTCCCATTTCACGATGAAGATGCAGTTGAAACAGCTCTTGACAAAATTGAGTCAGAGTCTGTAGACAGTATTCTTATCAATGGAGACTTATTAGATTTCTACCAACTTTCTTTTCATGAAAAAGATCCACGCAAAGTGAAATTTAAAGATGAAATAGAAGCAGGTAAACAATTTTTTGGATACATACGCTCAAGATTTCCTGATATTCCAATATACTTTATACCTGGTAATCATGAAAACAGATTTGAAAGATACTTAAGAATCAAATCTGCTGAACTCCTTGATATGGATGAGTTCAGATTGGATGTTATACTTAAAGTTGCAGAACACAGAATAGAATATATACCATTTAGAACCAAAGTTGTATTTGGTGATTTTCTTATTGAGCATGGTGATAAAATTCCAGGTGCTGGAGGAGTAGTTCCTGCAAGAACAGCACTTATGAGATTCAAAACCAATTGTGTTGTAAATCACTTTCATAAAAGTTCTCAAAGTTCTCAAAGAGTTTATGGAACTGAAGATTCAAAATCAATTAATGGCTACAGCGTGGGATGCTTATGTGATTTATCTCCAGACTATATGGAAATAAATGAATGGAATCATGGATTTTGTATACTTACCAAAATAAATAATACAGTAGCAGTGGATAATTACAAAATAGAAAATAACATAGTAGTATAATGTTTCTACCTATTCTATTTAAAGATCCAGAAAATGGTGATTATATTGAGCACATCAATATAACACACATAACACGCACATCTTTTGTGAATGTAATGAATCCTGATGCAGGAACTAAAATACATCTAAGAACAGGGGAAGTACTAACAACCCCTGTTTCTATGGATATTGTACAAACAAAAATTGATGAATGTTTTAGCTCAGCTGCTGCAATGGTTATATTTAATGTTATTGCAGAAAAAGCAAAATTTCTTAAAGAAGATTCTGACATCAACGATTAGCCTGCAGTCTACCTAATTTTACTATTAACTGCTCATTGTTAGACTTTAAGTCTTTGTTTCTATTCTCTAAGTCTGCTATGGTTTGTTTTTGCTTTTGAGTCTTGAGAATCAACGCACCAACTTGCGTAAATTTCATTTGTTGTTTTAAATCTTCAATATGAGAAGATAAATTGTTTATTTGAGACAACAATTTGTTGTTCTCTTCAGTCAATTTTTTTACTCTTTCTTTTTCCCATAAGAGTTTCTCTTGACATGATTTTGGATGCAATGATATCAATGGTTCTTCCATAATACATATTAATTAAAACCTCTACTAGAATGAATCATGGCTTGTATCTTTTGTTCTTGTAACCAAGCCATAAGTTTAAATAGTTTTTTCATTGTTATAGGTTTTTGTAAATACTAATGTGCTTTATAATGCACCCTAAAGGGTATAATTGTCCTTTTTATGACTCATTTATACCTGAAAGGGTATTAAAATGCACTTTATATTGTGATTTTATATGCAATTGCATCAGTTTTTGTGTTTTTACACCTGATTATATGCAATATAATATGATTTTGTCAACCTATAGCCTTAAAATTTTGAAAAAATATCAGCCTATAGGTTGAAAAATGTCCAGTTTTTTGCACAATTTACTGGACAAATTACTCAGGTAAATTGATACCCATTGCTCTTTTTAAGTCCTGCCAGACTGCTTCTGCGTTATCTCCCCAGAACATATCACATGTAAAACTTGTATCAGTTTTCTCATATGGTGGTTCTAAAAAGTATGATTGCCAATGATCATTTGCTTGTGCTGTGTATCTTCTACACTTTTCTTTTACTGGACAGTCAAATCCATGACATTTAGTTATATCTGACATAACTTTAATTTAAGAGATTAAAAATCCAATGGTTATCCCTGCTAATAAGTGTAACACATTGATCAACCACTGTGGATACTTTTTACAATTCATATCTTATGCATTAAAATTTCACCTTTTACTTCATTTAAGAACTGCCTTTGCTGCTCGCACCATTTACCAATGTAAGTGTTCAAGTCAGTAAAAGGCAATTGCTTAATCATTTCATCAACAGTAATCAAAGCAAGTTGAATATGTTGCTCACCTAGATAACCATCTCCAAATGTCCAGTAGAATCTATCTACTAATTCATCTGCTTTCTGCTTTGCTGTCATCTAACTCCTTAATTACTTTATTGATAATGTAATTTGACACTTTGTACTTACTCTTTATGTAAGACTTAATGATTTTGTCACTAAATAGTTTCCAATCTTTGTTATTGGAAATAATGTCATTCTTTATGATTTCTGATTTTAGACTCATACTCTTTTACTTCTGATTTTAATCTTTCAAGATACAAGCAAAGATCCATTGCCTCTTCTTGTGCGTGTGTAAGCCATTCAGACATTGTCAAGTCTGTGCGATTGAGCATTGTACCATACTTTTTGATACCTAATTGACTTCTTTTGTAGAATTTTCCCATTACGCTAAGCACAATGGGATCTTCTACTTTAACTTTCTTTTTTTGGTCTTCGCTCATTGGAACATTTGTATTAGATATAAAACAATCAGAGGTGCTAAGATAACTAATACTGCATCACCATACAAATCTCCTAAGTTTGGTTTTCTACTACTCATCTTATTCTGATTTAATTATACCTGTGTTCTTCCATTCTTTCCAGACTTCAAAGTCTTTCAACTTCTCCATCTGTTCTTGTTGCCATTTAGCACCAAATTCTACTGCTAACCTATATGAATGAGGTGTTGGAGAATCTAAATATCTTTCTTTTGCTTCTTCAAGTGTTTCTTGGTTCATCTATTTAGTTTTAACTGGTTTTTTAACTGGTGCACTAAACTTTTCAAAACATTGATTACAAACCCAAACACCCATTTCTTGCATTTCAGATCTTGGCTTTTCTAAATGGCAATTGTAACATTTCTTTTTTATCTCTGCCATTTTATTTTGGATTAAGTGCTTGCTTTACTACTTTTCCTCTGAAAGGTTTTACTAAGTTAAACACTTCATAGGATTCTTCTTCTGCCCATGTAATAATTTCTTCTTCACTATCCATATTGTAATCATGAATAAAAAAAGATTGATGCATTAATTCATGCATAATCAAACCCATAGTAGAAATATCATCTTTGCATCTTGTAAGATTGATAAATACATAACGTGCGTCATCCTTACCGTAATCTCCAGATTCTTTTGGTACAAAATTGCACCATCCTGCAATATAAGAACTGTCAGGAGTGTTGTGATGCGTAATGCATTCAGATATTGTCAATCCATGCATTTCATTTACATCAAAATAGTCAAAAACATCACAAGGATCATAACTTAACAATAAGATATAGGTTCCTCTAAAAATAGTTATCATCATGTTTACTTGTTTAGGGGTACAGTATCATATATTTCCAAAGATACTGGTATAATACCAGCTTTTGTAAAGTTTAGTTTCTTTGCACACCCATAGCTAAGATCTACAATAAACCTTGAAGACTTTGGTAGTCTGTCATTTACTTTAACATATATAACTGAATCAGTCCTTAAGTCTGTGACTTTAAGCAATGTTCCAAACTTATATGTTTTGTGTGCACAAGTAAGACTGTCTGCATAAAAAGTTTCTCCTGATGCTGTCAATCTTCCTGTCCAATGCTGGCCATAATAACTTGCTGTACCTTCTACAACAAAAAATCTGAATCCTAATAAACTAAAGATTCCTGATAGTACTAAAAACATTTTCATTTTTCTCTCCTTTTTTCTAAGTAATCAATAATAAATCCAATAGCAACAAGCACATTCATTCCAAATGATGCTATTATTTCATGGATGTCTTCATATACGTTCACTGATAAGTGAACATGACCCACCATCCAGAATGGTATGGACAAGTTTTGACTTATCCACACCACTAGATATTTAAGAAAGTGCTTCACAATTACTTTTGATTAGACACTGTATTAAAGGCTGCTGTACTGCCTGTCATTTTAAATTCATAGATTTCTGTATCACAAGTAGTATCATTAACTCTAATTCTCACAACAGAGGCAGCTTTAAAATCAGCTAAAAACTCTGGGTCTGTGTTAAGATCATCTACCATAAAAACTGTTTTACGGTTTTCAGATACATTACCTTTTGTATAATACTTTTGATACTCTCCATTAACTAGAAAAGAAATATCTACATTAACAGCTTCATCACAGATATATACTCCACCCATATAGAATGCAATTCCATTATAGTTTTCTAATTTAAGATATGCATCTTGACCATCTTGTGTATATGCTATGTAATATGGAGTATCAAATCCATTGTCAATCTTTTTACTCACCCATTGTGAAAAAGATGTAGTTGTAAATAATGTAACTGTTGCCAAGGCTAATAATAAACTTTTCATTTTTTTTGATTTTTTAAATTAATACTAATCACCCTCCTCATTGTTTACCCCTTTTGTTTTAACTTTTGCCTTTTGTTTTTCACGTCTTTGAGCAGGTGTATCTTCTGCTTTTTTCTTTTTGCGATATGGAGTGGCAACTTTAACTCCATTTAAAATATGTATCTCGTCTTGTTCCATGGTATCACTTCATCTTTTAGTTCTAAAAATTCTTTGATTCTTTCTGCTTTGTAACCTGATTTGTAACGCAGTGCTTCACCTCCATACTGAGAAATTTTATCCTCTTGTATATCAGGACGCCATAAAAGATTCTCACCAGGTAACTCATTGTCCAAATTGTACTGATGTTTATCTCTGCTGTGTGTAAGAAAGATAACTTCTGACTTAACAAGATGCTTATACTTTCTATCTACAAAGGCATCAACACCCTCAAATAAGATTCTGTACTGTTCTAACCATCCATCTGTGACAATCACAGGAGAAAAGTTGATATGCACGTCATAACCTGCTTCAATAAAATCATTGATAGCTTTAATTCTATCTATAATCTTACTTGTATTTGGTTCTAAAATCTTTGCATAAGGTATTGGCATAAGACTAAATCTGATTCTAATTTTACCTTCAGGGTTAAACTCTAAAAGTTTATTGTTTACATGTTTAGTTGCAAAAGAAC